CGGATAGGGTAATAATGTTCTTTTGCATTTGTGTTTTCCTTTTTAACTTTTAACTTAGGATTAACATAAGAGCGATGCCTCGATCTTACTAATTTACTTTCGTATTTTTTAAAGGGATTGTTAGTATTATTACTAACTAATCCACTACTTTTATAGTTTCTATTAGGTGAGTCATCATGCTTTGGTGAACATCCATGATATCATTTTCAATATCTATAGTGTTAATATCAATCCACTGAAGCATTTCAATATCATCCATTGGAGTTGGCTTTCCAAACATGTAAGTTGCTTTGAAAAGTATTGACATAATCTTACTCTTCTCACTTCTATAACGCCAATCATTGACAAAAGAACTACCAATGTATTTGATATCACCTATCTCAACACCAGTCTCTTCAGCAACCTCACGTCTAGCATTGGACTCTAAAGCTCCGAACTGTCCGTAGTTGTCACTAGGATCAACAAAGCCACCAACAAGTCTGAATTTATCTTCGCCAGGTTTCTTAGCTAAAAGAATTCGTTCTTGTTTTTCATCTAGGATTGCAATGTCAACAGCCATGTAAGCAATATCATATTGATTGTTCACAGCCCAAATAACTCCATGTCTAAAATCAGAAGAAGCTTTTGTTTCGTTACTGAGTACTGTTCTTGATTTAGTTCCTGACATGAAAGAACGTTGAACAAGTTCTTTAGTGTTTAGTTTGCCTTCATAATGTTTGAGAAAGGAATCTCTTGAACCATAAAGGGTAATGTCAGATCCAGGTGCACTATGAGTACGAACAAGTTTATCTAATCTTGTTGACCAATCTTTATTGGATTGAGTATCTTGATTGTAAGCAATTTCGATATTGTGATCAGGAAAAGCTTCCATAATCATTTTTCGTCTTGCTTCAAAATCTAGGGGATTGTTTTTTGTAGCTCTCACTGCTGCGAGACCTAAAACTATAATCAACTTATCATGTCGATCATATACTGATTGTATGAGGTCAATATGACCTTCGTGTAGTTCGTCCACTTGGAAACGGCCAACAATTACGCCTACTCCAGTTTTCTCATACACTTCTTCTTTTGTTTTCAACATTGTAAACTCCTTATCTAGTTGAATACTTTTAGTAGTGTGCTATTTATTCTCCTTCATCTTTATCAGAAGGTAAGTCTTTTGTTCTATGTTTTTCGTAATCCTCTTGTATTCTTTTTGTTTCTAATCTCCAAAGTCGTGTCTCTTCACAAACACATGGATCTTGATGACAATGTAAACAACATGTACATTCGTGATACCATTTGTCGCATCCTGGACAATCACTTCCATTACTCATTGTACTGCCTTTAATTTACTTATTAAATTTATATCCAAACTTAGTCAGTTCTGCTTTATTATTTCTAGCAACAAAATTTATCATGTTACTATCATACCAATCTGTTACTTTAAATTTCTTACTACCTGACACATTTGCATGAGAGGTAGCTACAGTATCTTTGATATCTAACCACTTCTGATCTACACACATATCACGAAACTCAGACGCAAGGTTTTCAAATCTTAAAATATAATCCATCTTATTGATTAAATTATAAGGAACATAATGATCAAAACCTTTGCCCCAAACACCTTGTGATTGTAAAATTTTAATATCAAATCGTAAAGGAAGTTCTCTCTTCTTCTGATGATATATAGCAGCTGACAAATTTCTTGTCCATGGATTTCTTATCACTGTAAAGAATGTATACTTTGAAATGTCTTCGTTCAAACTATTCAAGTGCTTCAATAATATGGGCAATGTCGAGTGTCTTCCGGAAGTCTGTAAATTAGTTCGTACAAATTCATCAGGTAATTTATTATGGGAGAAATCATCCACTCCTGCAAAACATTTTTCAATTGTAGTTCCAGCAGTCTTTGGGATATGAACAAAGACTGCTTTTCGTTTAAAACAAATCAAAGAGAGCCTCTACTTTAACGGTCCATCGTTTTTAATTCTCCAAACTACATCTACTTCAAATACTTCAAATAGATCAGCAGTTCCATCATCCCCTAACATACTTTTAATGTTTAATTGTGAGTGCTTGCCCTTAATAATATTCCAAACATCTTTCTCTCTAGTAAACATACCTCTTGTTTCAGGAGAGTCAGTTCCTTTAAATCCTCTAGGTTGTTTATAAATGAAACCCAATGACGGGTGCCATAGAACAAATTTTTTAAGTTTACCTTGCATGAATAATCCTTAATATAATTTTAACTTGTCGGTTACACCTGTGAACATTATTTCATGATGAGGACCAATAGCAATACAAGTATTAGTGGGAACGTTTTTAAATTCTGTGTGTCCACTATCTGTTATTAGTTTACTGGTTAGTCCTAATTTCAAAGCTGTCTCATGAACAGTTAAAAGTTCTTCTTCCGAATTTACAACAACGCATACTTTCTTGAATGCATTATTGAACATCCAATCTTGTTGATCTTTATCAAAATAATTCTTTCCAATGAAGAGATATAACAATCTCTTAAACCATCCCATCTCTTGCAATTCATCTACTATAAATTTCATAGAGGCATGTGAACCTTGAGCAATTTCCTTGCCACGTCTCATCTTGAGATCTTTTCTAATAACTATCACTTGCTTTGTCATAATTGTCTCTAACTGTTTTTAGGATTCTGTAGAGCGTACATCTGCCCAACACTTCCGTGAGAATTAACACAAGCATTTAAAGCAATTAAGTCAATTGTCAGTCCAGGATAGTTAATTCTAGTGTCAGCTATAAATGCATCTTTAACATTATCTGGCCACGTCACACCTTTTATATATAACGTATTTTCAAATTCATACGGATCTTTATTCCAAAAGTCACTCATTATAATACTCCTGTAAACTTATCATTAAACTTGTTTCCAACCTTGAACTAAAAAATATGTAGAGTCTGGATTTACTCTCATTAAGATATCTTCAAATTTTATTTTAATGGTCTTGTGTTCAGACAATACAACTATTCGTTTATCAGACAATAGCTTTTCAGCTGATCGCTGAGACACGCCTGTGCTTTCAATTACACCTTCTATCATAACTCTTCCTTCTTTGATTTAAATGCCATGTATGATTCTAATTGAAATGTTGCCCATTCAGATTCAGATGATATCAACACTCCATGTCTACCTAAAAAGGTTTTTAATTCCTCTAGTGCTTGTTTAGAAGTAGGATCCAAACTTGCAAACATATTTACGAATAGTTCACATTTTTGTTCAAAAGTTAGTGCACTATATGAAATTGGTTTGTCAGAGAACCAAAACTCCATTGGATCATCTGTATCTTTAAAATGCTTCGTAAGCCAATCAAACATTAATATATCCTTTTATTTATTATGCCTGAAAACTGATAAAATTAAAATAGTATTTAAACTATTCCTGCTCTGCACAGTAAGGACCTATTCCTGATTGTACACTAATAGGAGTGGTAAGTTTACGATTGCAACGTCTACAACATCCAGCATCGTGATACACAATACCTTTGTTGCTTTCAAAAAAGCTTCTGTTCTGAATCATTCTAGCAATCATTTCAAATGAAGTGTCTTTGAATTTCTTCCAGAGAATAATTGAACCGTTTGATTTTACAAACCCGAAGTTTGTATATCTATCACTACCACTCAACATCCCAATAATTCTTTCACCAGGAGCAAACTTTGAATCAGCGGACTGTGTTTTAATACGAACTGTTCTATGGTTTCCGGTTTCAGGATTTTCCATAGTGACTGTTCCGTTGTGAGTAGCTACATTCATATTATAATCCTTTTTGTTTTACTAATATTAATATACACCCTTAACAAGATTAGTCAACTTCAAACATAAAAAAAGATCGCTTTTAAACGATTTCTTGAAACCAGATGAACTTCCATCAGCTGTGAGACAATAGTACAAAGTCTTAGTTAATCATAAAAAAAGTTATAAGTAATACAAATAGGAAAATACTAATGACAAAAGGAGAAAGACAATCAGCTTTCATAAAAAAGGTAACCGCAAAGCACAATGACAAATATGATTACAGTAAAGTAGTTTATGAACGAACTCACTCAAAGGTAGAGATAGTTTGTTCTACTCACGGAAGCTTCTTCCAAACACCTGCAAGTCATCAATCAGGAACTGGATGTCCAACTTGTTCGGGTAGAGAGAAGTGCAATGATAAATCATTTATTGAAAAGGCAAAAGCTATTCACGGCGACAACTATGATTACTCTAAAGTACAATACGTGAATGCTCACACTAAAGTAACGATCATTTGTCCTACTCACGGTGATTGGGATATCCTTCCGTGTAATCACATTACAAAGAAAGCTGGATGTAATAAATGTGGGCAGAAAAAATTGACATTGACTACTGAACAATTCATTGAGAAAGCCATCAGAGTTCATGGCGACAAGTATGATTACAGTTTAGTTGATTATAAAAGAAGTAACCTGCCAGTTTCTATTATATGTAAGCGACACGGAGTATTTGATCAGATTGCATCATCTCATATCAATATCAATACTGGTTGTCCTAGATGTAGAAGATCTAAAGGAGAAGAGAAAGTGTCGGCGTTTCTCAAAGAAAGAGGAATCAAATACATAGATGAGTGGAAAGATCACGAGTGCAGGGGAAAGAAACAATTGCTACCATTTGATTTCTATCTTCCTGATCACAATTTGTGCATCGAATATGATGGCATCTTTCATTTCAAAGCTGTGTTCAGAGATACCAAAGAACTTGAAAGACAACAACAAGCGGATAAAACAAAAGATGGATATTGTCGATCAAACAATATCCATCTTTTGAGAATTCATTACAAGGAGTTCAATAACATAAACTCCTTGATATTGAAAGCATTACAACGTGCACCCTCCCGATCCACAAGCTGACTCGGTTTCTTTTTCTGTGATCTCTTTCTTAAAACCTGACGACGAACCATCATTCACTAATGCATAATATAAAGTTTTCAATCCGTTACGATAAGCAAAAATCAAATCCTCAAGCATTTGTTGCATTGGAACTTTCTTATCACGATAATGAATTGGATTATATGAAGTGTTGCTACTGATACTTTGACAAATAAACTTCTGCGCAATAGCCATTATAGAAAGATAACCAGTATTGTTTTGGATTGACCAAAGAGTTTCATACTGATCTCCAATCTCTTTAATTCTTGGAACAGGAATCTTCACAGCCATTTCTTTTGAAGTCTTTGTAACAACCAAAGCTTTAACTGGCTCGACACCATTTGTACTTCCACTAACAAGAGCAGAACTTTCAGCTGGCATTAATGCACTCAGTGTTGAGTTTCTCATTCCATATGTTACAATATCATTTCGTAAACCTTCCCAATCACATTTCAATTCTGAAGTATGAAGTTCATCAACAGCTTTCTTATATGTGTCGATAGGAAGGATACCGTCAGACATTACAGTCTTATCATACCATTCGCACTTACCTTTTTCTTTAGCAAGTTCAACGGACGCTGTCATTAAATTGAATTGGAATAACTCAAACAACTCATGAACTGAATTATTAGCTGACCCATCAGAATACTTTTGACCACGCTTTGCAATAAACTCAGCTAGAGATATTACACCAACACCTAGTGTTCTTCTAAGCTTGGTTGCTTCTGCTTGAACCATTGGATAGTTTTGATAGTCGAGAAGATTATCAAGAGCACGTACAATAATTTTAGTATACTTCTTCATGTCAATTGGACTATCAACAAGTCCTACATTTACACCAGCAAGAGTACATAAAGCTATCTCACCACTTCCGTCACTTTGAACAGGAGCTGTTGGAAGAGCAATCTCTAAACATAAATTAGACTGTCGAATGGTTTCTTTGAAAGGAGAATGATCATTACAGTGATCAACATTCATTATATAAATTCTTCCAGTCGCAAGACGTTCTGACATTATAGAAGTGAACATATCAATTGCTTTTATAGACTTCTTAACAACATTGGGATCATTTTCAGCTTTTTCATAAAGTACTTCAAACTCATCTGAGTTTCTGAAGTATGCTTCATAAAGAGCTCCATCATATGTTGAAGGACACATTAAAGAAATATCTTTACCGTCAATCAATCTTTGATATATCGTGTGGTTAAGTTGAATACATTCATCGAGCTGATGTATACGATTAGTGTCAGTGCCCTTATTGTTTTTAAGAATGACTAACGATTCAAATTCAATATCCCAAGCTGTGTAAAAATTACAAGCACTTGCTCCTCTGACTCCGCCTTGCGAACAAGATTTCAAAGCAGCTGTTAAGAATTTCATGAAAGGAATCTTACCTGTTGAAATCACATCACCGTTTCTAATTGGAGAGTCTACTGATCTAATACGACCTGAGTTTACACCAATGCCAGCTCTGCGACTAGCGTACTGAACAATACCTCGAGCACCTTCACATATTGAATCGAGTGAGTCTCCTACTTCAATCTTTACACATGATGAGAACTGCCTAGTAGGAGTTCTAACACCAGCCATGATAGGAGTGGGCATTGATATCTTAAATGTGGATAAGGCTTCATAGAACTCCTTTACGTGCTCTATACGAGTGTCATCAGGTTCATCTTGATGCAGAGCCATTCCGATACACATGAATGCTAATTGAGGAGATTCAAAAATTTGTTTAGTACCTCTGTGTTGACAAAGATATTTTGATTCTAATTGTTTGATACCAGCATAACAGAAATCAAAATCACGAGTGTGATCGATTACTTGTTCTAGTTCATCCAATTCATTTAGATCCCATTTGGATAACATTTCAGGATCATAAATTTCATCATTAACCATTGACTCTATATGGTCAGCTAAGTGAGGAGCACCAAATTGATCAAAAGCTTTCTTTCTAATATTGAATGCAACTAGACGAGCTGCCATAATATTATAATCAGGAGTTTCATCTGAAGTTAAATCAGCAGCTGTCTTTGCCAACACTTCATGTATGTCTGTTGTTTTAATTCCATCATAGAATTGAATATGGGAAGTAATTTCAACCTGTGATACTGAAACGTCCAGTCCTTCAGCTGCCCATGTTAATTGTTGAGTGATTTTCGATATGTCACATGGCACTAACTCACCATGTCGTTTCTCTACGTTAATACTAGTGGGGTTCATTAAAAATATGTCCTTTAGTTAAAATGTATATGAATGCAAATAGCATTATAATTTTAGTCGAGAAAGAGCGTCTGTGTCAACTGTTGCATTAACTGCACCTGTTAAGTAAGATGTTAATTCATTTTCCTGTGGAGCTGTTTGAGTACTTTCACCTTCAAAATATGCTTCAACCCACGGACAAGGGTTTTTACATTCTGGAAAGATCGGACTCTTACCAATAGCTTCTAAACGATCATTGGTAATGTAATGAGTAAACTTAATTAGTATCTCAGTATTCAAACCAAGAACCACACCTTCCGAGAAAAGATACTTTGCCCATTCTTCTTCAATGGATGCAACATTAGTAAACATGTCATACACTTCGCCAGCATATTTCTTTTCAAGTTCAGGATACTCTTGATGCATGTACTTAATCATCTCCTGAGTACCTTTTAAGTGCACTGACTCATCTCTAGCAATAGATTGTATAACATTTGCCAGTCCTCTCATCTTTCCACGTTCAGCGAGTGCAAAGTTACAAAGGAATGAATTATAGAATAGAATACCTTCAAGACAGTTTGCCATATTCAATGCAAGGTAAACAGAGTCGACAGATGGGTTATCAACCAATTCATTATAATAAATGTCAATTGTTTCTGCGCGTTTTTTGATTTGTGGAATGTCAAGAACTTCATCAAATATTTCTGAAGGATCAGGAATGATACTTCTTATGATATGTGTATAGCTCTGAGAGTGAACAGATTCATTCTGTGCCCAAAGTAATAACCAGTTCTCGAGCTCAGGTAGACTACACACTGGAAGGAATCCCATAACTGGATTCTTTTGTTGAGTACTATCTAATAAGATTTGATATCTTAAATTTGAAACTACGATATGCTTTTCAGCAGGTGAAAGATTGTCATATTCTATTTTGTCTTTAGACAAGTCGAATTCATTAGGTCGCCAAAAGAAACTCATCTGCTCATCGAGAAGTTCTTCAAACATTGGATATCTCATTATATCCATTCGACTTATTCCATCAAACTCTCCGAAGAACATTGTCTCAGACGGTACGTATTTTGCCATGTGGGCTCCTAGATTAATATTGGATGCAAGTGTATTTACTATTATCACTCAGAGGTATAAAAATTATAACGATAAGCTTCTTGTTTTTATATTTATACTGCCCTGTTAATCAATTAGGAACAAGTTCAAAAAATTGTAGTAATGATTTTGGATCATTAACTGAAACGACTTCGCCTGATAGTAATTTAAAATAATAATCATCATCTAACACTCCAATGTATCTAAAGATAGAAGCATCATTAATACACGAAATGTAATCTTTTCCTGATTCAAATGCCATCGCAGGATTTGTTATCATGTTGTTATATTTGAATTGTAACTCTGATATGGTATCGTGTTGATCACTATTTCTGTTTTGTTCTTTTTCTATCAATCTGTTTATTTTTGAACACGCTACACTAATAGGATCATTTAACTCACTAATGATCTGTCTTCGAGGTTTGCTATTTTCAGAGAGACGGTCAGTATCATCTCTTGTTAAATGTCCTATTATGGAATGCATATCCTGTAATGACTTTTTACTAATTTTAAGTTGTTCCATTCCACTTTTTATATCAACTTGTAATTGTAATTGTTTTATTTTACTCGCTATGGCATTTCTCTTGATCAGTTTAGAGACAATACCTCTTGCTTGTCGCAATGCACTGACTTTATTATAATCTATATCTCTAACAGTGTCAACAAGTCTCATCATTGGATGTTTAGAATCGGTTGAAGATTCATGTACTAATGTTTCAAGAAACTTTGTATAGAACTTTGTTGACTCTCCTATTGGAATTACGATGCCCTTAAAATTTAATTCTGTTACTTTATTCTGCAAAGTATTCATAATTATCTCCTAGTTTAGATGTATTTTATTTTCTTATAAGATGGTAGATTTGTAAGGTCTTCTAAAATATTATAAATAATAATGAGGTTATTTAAAAAAGGAAAACAATATGAGAAAATCTAACCCAGTAAAAAATGATTTGTTTAACTCCCTACCTCGCAAACCACTAATTCTAAAAAGGTTGTCTAGTCAAGAAGCTACACCGGAATTTGTTTTAGTTGGGGGGCCATTTGATGGTAAGAGATATAATATCGATTTAAATGAAACTTCGATTCATCTCAACAGCGGAGGTCGTGTTCAAGTGTATCACAAAACTAATATTGAAGACGAGACAGGATTAAAAGTATCTTTCTTTCGTCATCAATCCATTAGCGATCTGTCAGCTGTCATTAAATGCATTTCAAATTATATGATGTAACAAAAAAAAAGAACCAGTAAAAAAACTGGTTCTTTTTAAAATGTTATGTTTGATCTAGTGATCAGTCCATATAAACTTTCCTACCCGTACGTGGATCAATATAATATTTTCGAGTCTCTCGTTGGACCGGAACTTCTTCATTGACCGTTATCACTTTCCTTCGTTTGATGATAACAACTTCTCCCTGTTCCTGTCTTGGAACACTTCTAGGTGCTGGAGTGTAAAGTGGATCGTGCTGTTTTCTTCGTTCCAATTCACCCAATCGTCTATCCTGAGTAGCCTGACCATCTTTGTATTTATGAACACCGTAACCAGTTATACCACCAATAACAGTTCCAATAGCAGCCCCTCTCCAAGTATTGCCAGTTTTTTTACCAACTACTGCACCAGTACCTCCACCAAGCAATCCGCCAAGGGCAACTGAACGTTCCATTGTACCACAAGAAGTTACCATTAACGCTACTGCAATCATGATTATGACTTTTTTCATTTTGTTTCCTTTTTGTTTTTTTTAATTTCTCTCTTACCTACTTTAATATACACCCTTAAACAGATAAGACAAGCTCAAAACTAATTTATTCCGCAATATAATAGTAATAAATCCATAAAAGTTTAGTGGTACTTTAATTAAATATTGAGTATTTACAGACATGCAGAGGAGAATTACTATAAATAATCATAACAACTAAAAGGATTTAATTATGAAATGGTATATGTGTTTAGTACTTTGTATTTCTCTAACAGGATGTAATACAATAAAAGGATGGTTCGGGAGTAATGATCCTCATGTTCCAGTCAAGACAGAGTTCTCTGTTGATGTTACCGATACAAAAGAACTTGTAAAGGACTCAGCAGCTGCTATTGAAAAGTCAGCAGACGCAATTGAAAACGTAACAAATAGAATTGTTCCTGAAAATATTGAACCTTCAAAGAAGCTCATCAAAGCTGAGACTACCAAATTAAAAACCGTCACGGGTGATTTGGCTAAAGTACATAGTGATCTAAAAGTAATTGAGGACGAGGAGAAAGAAGTTATAACATCAGCCACTACCTTGAAAAATCAATTAGAGGCTTCTACTAAAGAGATTGAAGAGTATAAAAACGGTGCTAAGAAAAAACAACAAACTATTTGGATGTCTATTATGGCCGCATGTGGTATTGGATTTCTTGTGGGAGTGTTCATGGCAGTGTCTGGCAATACTAAAATAGGTACATCGATTGCAATAACTAGTTTAGTTGTTTCAGCAGTAGCTTATTTCATGGCAGCTTATGCTTGGATAGTAGCTCTGTGCGGAGGAGTTTTGTTTATCATTGCATTTGGATTCGTAATCCAATACATGTACCGATACAAGAAAGCTGTTATAGAAACTGCTACCTCATTAGAAGTAGTCAAATCTTCTGATAAAATTCTGTGGGATACCAATAGAGAATTGGTTCAAAAGATCCAATCACCTCATACTTCTAAAATCATTAAAGATATAAAGACTACTCATATCAACAATAAATAATTTAAACAAAAAGAGAGATGGAAAAAATCCATCTCTCTTTTTTTAATTACATTTCAAACAAGTGAAAGTAGTTTTACCTTTTACGTATGACACATACAAACTTTCTCTTCTTCTTCCAGTATCAAACCCATCTGCCCTTATCCAACCTTGAACGTTGCATTTGTTACAGTTTTGATAATTAAAATTCGGGCTTGAAGCTTCCTCCAAGTCCTGAGTGCAATTCGTTTCTTTTTGTGAAGGTATCGACTCTGAATTGTTCAAAGTCTTCTTTTTCTTCTTCTTTGTTGCCATTCCAAAGTTCCTTTGTTAAATGTTTTAAAATATTTACAGATACATTTCTGTCTCCATCTATTTCAATATAAGGAATATTGATATCATCTAAAAGATCTTTTAGTTGTTTTGATATGTGATTACTTTGTTGTTCTGTTTGTAATCTACCTTTTGCCTTATAAGGCTTTGTCCTATTAATAAAAAAGTTCAAGTTGTTATAACTATTAAACAACGACAAAGCTAACTCATTGAAGCAACTCACTGTGTCAGTAGGTTTATATAACATACCTAACAACAAAGGACTGTCAGTGATAATAAAATCAACTTTGCCTTTTAGTATTTGAAGTTCATGGTTTTGCTTTGCTGTTATGTACAGTTGATCGTTCAATGTTTCTGAACGATTGTTCCATACACATTTCTTTGCATATTCACAAACAACTTCAACATCAACATCTTCCATCTTTAAAAGACTGAACAATCCTGATGCAGCAGTTGATTTACCTGCACCAGGAGCTCCAAACATATTAATAACTTTTGTATCTTTCAAGTTTACAATCCTTATTTTTTATATCCTAGTGCTTCAAAGTCTCGAACAAAATAATTATAAACTTGTTCTTTCATCTTTGAATTTAATTGTTGTGGTTTAAAATAATGAGTCGAAATGTCAAAGGTTGGAAGCTCAGTAGGAACTTTATTACTCACTGATTTATTATCATTACCATTAGTGATAAAGTTCTTCCAATCAGTATCTAATGATTCATATTTTAATAGTACATCAATATCATTTAGATCTTTTATAAAGTCCATCTGTTTCCAAAATTGACCACTTACTATTCTACCTTGTTCAAGTAGATCGCAAATTTCCTGAAGCGTCTTTCCTTTAAGTAAGTGATGATCAGGGTGAGGAGATGCTCTGTTATAAAATATACTTTCTTCCATTAATGTAACATTGACTAAAGAAATAAATCTATCATATGGATTTCTAACAACAGTCACAACAGTACGAGGTTTAAACATATCATCTTTAAGATCTAAGATTTTTATTCCGAAGTCGAAAGGTAAACTCAATGCGTTTACTAATCGAGATGTCCCTGTTCGAGGTACTGGAACAACATGTATATCATATTGCGATATCTCTTCAAGTTCTTTCAAAGCTGATTGTTCTAATTTAACTAATGAAGTTGCAGTGAAGGACTCATGACCCATAAACTCTTTCTTGACTCCTACCGTATCTAAGTTTAGCTCGTTCCAACCAATAAAATAGTTACGTAGTCTTTCTTCAAGTATGTTTGGATATGGAATACCTTTATCTCTAACGAACCTGTGAACCCAAATCAATTCAGGTAAGCAATAAATCTTTCTATTATTCTGTCTGTACTTTTCGTGAATGTAATATTCTTCACCACCAAACCCAATAAAGTTCTGACTAAATCCTAACCATGTACTTCTCTTTGCTCCAAAGAGACCCATACCGTGACCAGGAATTTCAAATTTCTCTTTAGGGAGGTCTTCAAATTTTACTTGATCTCCCCATCTTCCAAACATAAAACCGCCCCATTCAGGAACCATCTTACAAGTAGCAGACACTCTATCATCAGTAGCCATCGGACCATGAATCAAAGCATCGCAATTAGGATTGTCTTCAAAGTGCTTAACAAAAGAATCAAATGCTCCTTCTTCAAGAAGTACATGACAATCTAAACATAGAACATAATCTCCACTCGCTCTTTCAAATACAACGTTTCTGATCGCAGTACTTCTTCGATACGTATATGGAATGTAAGTGACCTTGATAGCTTGTCTGAGGGTCCTGGAATAGTCTTTAACACATTGTCCTGATGCACTGTTTGGATTATTATCAACTAAGATAAGTTCGACATCATCTCTACCTTTTAGTTGGTGCATCAGAAGAGATTGTACTGTAAAGAATACTCCTTCCCAGTCATCATAAACAGCCATACCGATTGTGTATTTAATTTTACTCATCACATCCTCCAAATACTTTGTTCTCATTAATTGTGTTGATAATAACATCCATTGATAATGTTTTTAAAGATACTGTATTTCCATTTGGGATCTGAAACATGAACTTAAACTCATCAGATGACTTCTTGTAACAAGTACAAGCAATGTTTGATTTGTTCGGATCTATAATAATGGACCAGTATCTCGAATCATTATCAGAGAATTTATCAATAATTATTCTTGATTTAATTTTACTATCTAGTAAACGTTTACGAAAATAGCTAAGTGTATAAAGTTTATTTGTTGACATAATGATTATCCTTTTGAAGTTCTTACTAATAGTTTCATGTCAATGTAAAAACTTTCTCCGAGTTTCTTTGTGGCATCAACAACTACAAATTTATATTCAGGTACTACTGATATTTTTAACTTATCAGTTTTGAGAGTAGTAATAGTTAGAGCATTTGCAAATACTAGTGTTTGAGGATTTACAAGTGTCCCACTCTCGATCTTATCTGATATAGGAAGTGATATACTATCTGAAAATTTATTCATTCTGTCACCCATCTCACCAACGATTTCATTCTTTCGTTGATAGATATAAATCTTAACTTGATCAGGTTTGTCAGCAACAACTGAACAAGAAGATAAGAACTGACGAAATTGTTTATAGTCACATTCAAAAACACTTTCAGGTTTCAATTCTGTTTTAAGAGCTTTGGATACAAACATTTCTATTTGATCTTCCTTAACTGTTTTAAATCTGAACGAACCTTTTCCATTGTAAGATATGAAACCTTTATCATATTTCAATGTTATGATTTCATCACCACCTACTTTATTAATAAGTTCGATAGCTCTTTGAAATTTATTGATTTCTTTTAGACAAAAAGAGTGTTCGCCTTTCTCTGACACACATGAGTTTGTGGTGAAGAAGGCTCTTACCATTTGTCCTTCTCGTAACACATACGCAAATGTTTTATCTTCATCAACGACAAATTTTGCATCTGGAACTATCTGAACAACTGAAGTAAGAAATTCACAAAACATTTCCACGTTTTCTATTTTAATCATACAATGACTTATCCTATTAATATTATTGACTACGATATATTATCATACTGAGATGTAAATTTTAAAATTGAAACAAAAAAAAGCCGTCCAAAAAATGAACGGCTTTTGATAATTACTTAGCTATGTTAGGCTATGTCAGCTGACACGCTGTCTACAAGAGCACTGATTGAATCGATATCAAACTCATCGTCTTCATCAGCAACCGGAGCAGGTTCTTTCTTTGCTGTAGATTTTGCTTTTGTTTTAGTTGCCTTTACTGGCTTAACTTCTTTAACTTCAGCCTTTGGAGCATCTTCAATAGTTTCAACTTCTTCAACAGAAGATGATGCAGAAGGTTCAGTGTATGATTCATTAAGCATGTGAAGTCTGTAGAACTCATCAATATCATCATAAGTTGAAAGAGTACAAAGTTCTTTATCGAACTCACAAGCTTTAATCTGCTCAGATAGTTCAGCCATGTCAACATTAATTGACGACTTACCACGAGAGAATGAAGTTGTATAGTTATTAAAAGTTCCTGCAGAAGAAACGTTTTCAGTAACATTTAGAATAAGATCGAACCCTTCTTCCGGATCAAAAGCATCACCAAAGTATGGATCATCAGCTGGAGCAGCTTCACCTTTCTTAATGATACCAAAAATCTCACGAGAGAGAAAGTCTTGGATCTTCTTACCATATCTCATGATACGAACTTGACCATTATTAGATTCGTTGTATCCATCAGCTACAACATACACTAATGCAAACCCAGAGAACTGACGCTTGAACGTATCGAACAATGCACGAGTAGTGGCTGACTTATTCTTTTCCCATTTCTTATAGTTTGCAGAATTTGCAGTACATATTGGGCATTTTTTAAATCCACCTGGCTCACCATCAAAATACTCAGACGTAGGACAAACGACATGATGATTTTGTTCATCAGCATCTTTGAACTTATGAACATAACGATTGATAAATGGAGAGTTTATCTTTTCACGAGCAGAGCCTGTTGGATCTGAGTAGATGAGACGGAAGCGATATGAGTTACCAGGTTTAAACTGAATAAAGTTTTCGTTTGGTTTATATGCTTCTGTGGAGTTTGAGGCTTTGTTATCGAGCTGTTGCTTGTAAGCCTTGAGTTTGTCTAGATTACCTAACATGTTATTTCCTTTTTATTTTTACAGTTAATTGTTACTTTTTATTTTCGCATTAACTTTTGGGTTTTTAATTTAATTTGTGAGAAAAATCATCTTTTTAACACATAGTTATTTATACTTTTTTCACGACTAAAGCTCCTTAGTTGCACTTTTTTTAGTTAAAATTATTTTGTCAACTGTCTGTTGAAAGTTGTCAGCAATGTTTGCAATTCTTGGTATCATTATTGAATTATGTCTAAACTTTTTAAGGTCATCTTTAAGTGTCGGACACACATCAGCAACTAAGTCAGGCGGGTAAGAAATAGCTAACAAATATTTAAATCCAGGTAACAGAGAAAGAAACTCTCCACAAATTGAACCAGCTTGTAAGTGCCTCAGTGCAATAGGAAATTGTAAGTCTTTTGAAAGATACTCTCCAACGTTTGCTACATTATTTTCTAAACAATACTTAACTACAAACCCCATTGATTTTAATATGGCAGATTCAATATCAGCTTTTGATCTATTATGTTTTTTACTGTCAGTATACAGCTTATATATTTTAATAGCTTTCTGTGATCCTAATATTTTTGGATCAACATATCCACGATCGTAATGTTCAAACACAGCATCCAAAAATATCTCAGGATTTATAGCACCATTGTTTTGTTGAACTATCTTTGCAAACAATTCAAAGTAGGGCCAGCTTGGTTTCTCTTTTGCATTGTCAAAGTTTTCCATCTTACGCACGTGCTTGATATTCTTTGTATAGAAGAGAAGTTTCTTTCTATACAATTCATAAGCTTGATATTCATCGAAAGTTTTCATAATATCTTATTTGAATATTAAACTAAGTGTTTCTTTAATCTATTGAGAAATCTTTTATTGTTGAATAGATCAGGAAATATATTTGCAAGTACAAGGAGACCATATTCTAAATCAAAGTAGAGTGTTTCTTCTATGACTTTTAGAATTTCTTCTTTTGATCTAAACGTTTTCTTTATTTTAAGTTCAATGAGATCAATAGCATCCTCTTTATAATATTGACGAAGTAATGGGAGAGCTTGCTTAGCATCAATAGGAATGTGCACTTTTCTAGTTTCAAATCGTGAAGTTGACATAGGTACCTTTATTGTTTAGTTATAAATTATTATCTAGTTAATCAATGTAAATGTTATATGTCATTGAGATTATTTAGTACTTCATCAGCAACTGAACCCGTTTCATCATCAAATGTGAGAGGAGTTACGCTTCTGTTTGCAGGATCATTCCAATCAATCATACGTAAGGAAACATCCTCATAATCTATATGCCACTCAATAATTGATCCTAGTTGTCCACCAAGTCTGTTTTTGAGCACAACCATATTGATTTTATTTGCTTCTCGATCTCCCTCAGCTTGGAACATTGCTCCAATAAAATCTGCATGGTGATTGATTGCTTTTGATTCTGACATGTTCGACATTGAAATGTTTGTTGCATCATACCCATCACCGTTGATCTGTTGTGGAGCAACAAAAGGTACTTTAAAATGATAACTTAATGCTCTAAGTTCTTTTGCAATGTTACCTACTCGCACGTACATCATTTCATCTTTATTACTTGAATTGGATTTCATAAGACTAATATAATCTACCATTACTACGTCTGGCTTCATGTCAAACAATTCGAGACGTTCTATGTATAATTTAAGTTGGTTACAGTTCAAACTATCAGGAGGAAATTCTTTTATTATCAGTTTTGATTCAGCTTTTTCATTCTTAAAATCATAAACCTTTTCTTTAACACTAGTGATGTTATGAGATAACATATTTATATTTTCACCAGATATGTGCGAATCAATTCTCATTGCATAAATGTCTTCGCTCATTTCCAACGAAACAATCAAAACAGTTTTATTATCTTCTAAAAGATTCACAGAAAGATTGGATACGAAAAGAGATTTTCCTAATCCAGCTTGAGCAATAGGAACAATCAAACACTTACCATCAGCAATCAATCCTCCATAAGTTACGTCATCAAAACCTTTCCACCCAGTTGCTATTTTTCCTTCTGGGTTTGTAAGATACTCTTCGTGCTCTTCCCAGTCTTCAAAGTAATCCATACCAACATCTTGGTTCAATGAAAGACCATCTACACGTTGAAACGTTTCTAAACATTTACTAACATCATGATCATTTGTTATTGAATCAAAATTATCTGTTATTGAAAACAATAAACATTTATTTTTTACATATGTTATTACATTCTCTTCAATAAAATCATCTTTGAACACTGTCATGTCTTGTTCGACAGCAGATGTTAGAGTTCTTTTTAGATCACCAGGAGTAACTTTTTCTGCATTGACTTGTTCATATTTTTCAAGTAGTAAATTAAGAACCTTCTCTTTTGGACATTCACCGTACTTGTTATAGTAATTAAATATAAAGTCGGTGCAAACCTTAATACTTTTATTCTCAAGCCAACGTCCATCGTAAAATGGTTCGAGAATAGTAATGTACTTACTCCTCTCCATCATAAGTCTGTTGAGTAGAATGTATTCCATTCTGTCATCAGTCAAAATCATGTTGTGGCTTTCATCGGGTTTGGGTTGATTCATAAAAATTATTGTCTTTATTTAATTTATTATTTGATATATTATCAGAAGACTGTGACGTTTTTTCATCACAGTCTTCTAACTAAATAAATATTATTAGGGTAACCAAGTGGGGTAACCTTTATAAATAACTATATCATATAATCAACAATAAATGGAGAAATTTAAGTGGGGAAGAAAATAACAACAATTGATTTTGTAAATGAGGCAATAAAAGTACATGGCGAAACATACTCGTATGAGCGATCAGTATATATTAAAGCTAAAGAAAAGCTTTGTATTGTATGCAATGTCCATGGTGAGTTTTATCAATCTCCAAACAAACACATTGGGTCAAAAACTGGTTGTCCAAAATGCTCTGGTAAAGCAACCAAAACTACAACCGGTGTAATTGAAGAGGCAAGACAAGTTCATAACGACAAGTATGATTATAGTCTACTTGAGTATAAAAACACGTACTCTCCTCTTCATATCATTTGTAACACTCATGGTGATTTTAGAATGCATTATAGGAGTCATGTTGCGTTAAAGAGAGGGTGTCCTAGATGTAGGACAAAACAATCCAAAGGAGAGAGCGTAGTAGATAAAGTATTGACAAAGTTAGGAATTTCATTTATCAGGGAAAAAAGATTTACAGACTGTAAAGCATCTTACCCATTGCCTTTTGATTTTTTTCTCCCTGCATACAATACATGCGTGGAGTATGATGGTATTCAACATTTTGAAGTGATCAATTATTTTGGAGGCAAGGTTGGGTTTGAAGATAGACAACAACGAGACATGATAAAGACTGATTATTGTAAATTAAATAAAATACAATTAATTAGAATACCATACACTGAAATTGAAAACGTGCATGGTATTCTAAAACGATCATTACAGATCGATGAAGTTTAAGGTAGTGTCAATATTCTGTCTTGGATATCCCAATGGCGTACGTACAAACCTTCTATCTAAAATCATTTCATCGACACGTGAGTGGCTATGACCATGTATCCAAACTTCAAATTCATATTCAAACAAATCCTCTAAGTGAGATGCGTATGCAGAATTTACAGCAGCATCAGAATAAGTTGGATCTATAAGTTTATAACTTGGCAAGTGATGTGATATAACAATCTTCTTTCCAGGTTTTTTTAACTCTTGTTCGATAAACGAGCGACTTCTTTTGTGTTGATGATCACTATCTACAGCTGTAAAGTTTCTGATATAAACATAATCATTCATACTAGATTGAATTTCATAATGCTCAAGAGGACTAATATGTGACCAAAGACACGAACATATAAAAGATACTCCTTGAATTTCAAGAGTAGTGTCATTTACATACCAATGCTGTCCAGGTTTGATTTCTTCTTTAAAAGATTCAAAGTATGGTCTATGTCTGTTGTTATTCTTATTGAGTGTCCAGTAGTTATGGTTGCCAGGAATTTCAATGATGTATTTATATTGAGTGTATAAATATTCAAATACCTTTTGTATTTTTGGTCTAAATGTATGCTCACAAGTATCACCAGCAATTACCAACACGTCTGCGTTGGTAGTATTGTCAAGCTTACCTTGAAGAACATCTATGAAGTTATCATGGAAATCTAAATGCATATCCGATATCCACGACACCCTAAGTTTTGTATCTTGATTGGTTACAGTAAAGTCCGAACCGTTTTTTGTAATTGTATTATTCATTTACTCTCTCGCTCTTAAAATAGTATCGTAACTTATTTATCATCAGGTTGGGAAGGTACAAATAAAATAGTTGGATTGTTTTTCTGAATATCAAATCCCCAACCATCATCTTCAGCTGCTAAGTCAGCAGTTGCCCTTCCCCATGTATGTTGATTAAAAGGTTTAGTAATAACATGTTTACCGTTTTTAGTTTTCACTATGCCGATAATTTTATTAACATTTATTGGTTCGCAAATATTTAAAATTCGTTCGAGGTTTTGCATATTGTTATCAAGCCAATCATGATCATCAATGTCGAGTATCCAAGTCTTATTATTAGTTGGACTATTAACTCTTCCCGAAGCTCTGTTAAATAACTTATGACTACGATACTGGTCGCTTGCTATGTTGACTGCGAGTTGCTGTAACATGTCAAGAGAAGACCGTTTAAAACTCTTTGTGTTAAGATTTAAGTACGCTCTAGCATTTGTAGCTTTACAAATTGCAACAATATCATTCTTCATCTTCATTAGCTGTTCATTACTCTTAATGTAATAAGTGCACATGAGAATGTTATTAGATTTCATTTCAGGATTCTCTTTCTTCCTTTTTAAAATTTGTAGATGATAATAATCATCATCAGAATTAAAAGTGAGATAAGAATTTATTTGATCGAAATTATCTATGTCCATTTTATTTCTCCCAAAGAGTTTTGAATGTATTGGTTTGTTCCTTGACCCCTTCCATCGAATGAGGCCAACCGGACTCTGCATTCTTGATAACAAGTTCGAGGTAGTTAATGATCATGGCATGTGCATTAGGATTGATATCAGCATTGAGAAAGGTATCACGATACTGCTTGAGTTCGGTTACGTTCTTTGTGATGATCTTACGATCAGTTGTCTTGAGTGCTTCTGCTTCTTTGAGTGTCATAGTAGTGTTCCTTTTTACCTATACTACTATACACTCTTAAACAGATAAGTCAACGACAAAGTTAAGGTAATCCTTTATGTTCATCCATCCATCTTGTTATAGGATGTGGAAGAATTATTGATTCGCATGATTTGATATAATCAAAGTCAGCAATGCCAATGTAGGGAAGGTTTCTGAATGATTCATCTATATCGAGACCGTAACCAAATACAAAGTGGTCATCTACCTTGTCTCCGACAAAGTCAATCTTTACAGTTTGCTTCTTAGTGATATTCTTATCTAGTAGAACACATGTGTGAATATACTTGCACCCATATTTCTTGAACCAATTAATAACAGCATGTAGAGTGCACCCTGTATCATAAATGTCATCAACTATAATAACATTCTCGTGTTCATGTGGTACAAATAGAAGTGGGCGTTTAATATCTATTTTACCTGTCCAAACATTCTTCTCGTATGACTTTGCTGTCATGTAATCGATCTTAATGTTTATAGATGGATCAATGTGACGAATCAAATCATTCGCAAACATATTAGCCCCGTTAGCAAGAGACACGATAAAAATACTCTGTCCCTTAAATTGATCAGATATTTCTTTACCTAGTCGTTCAACCATAGCAGAAATTTGTTCAGGTGTATACAATACCTGTTTTAATAATTTATTTAGTTCGTAATACATTTGTTATTATGTGCCAACATTTTTTGATAAGTTTTTAATTCTTCTTTATGATCTTTGAAAATGTGAACAGCTAACTGCTCACTGTCCATAGCCTTCCTCATCATTTCACAATTGAGCCAAGCTTCCATATTACATTCATTCAAATCATTCTTGATACCTTCTAGTGCAAGTTTTAAGAACACTGGAAATATTTTTGTTTCGTCTAGGTGTTCTTTATCTTCTTCAAAGGTTGATAAGAATGATAAAACTGTATTGTAGTTTTCTTTAGTCATGATTACTTTCCTAAATCATTTCCCCAATACAAGGTATGTATTTGTGGTTGTACGTGAATGTCAAGCATTTTTAAATCTAATATCTTTTCAATTAATGTTCTTGTACTATCCAAAATTGAATCTCTATTTGGTTCACCAGGTGTTAAATTCAAAGTAGAAAGATATTTAAGAGGAACGTTTGGATGTCTTTTAAAAATATCAATAGCAAAGTCAAAATCTTCTTGGCTATCACAACCAGCAACTACTTTCAAAGATGTCTTTTCTATATCAATAAATGTAAAACACTTTTCCAGCTTGTCATAATTTGTAGTCATCTTAGAAGAAGGAGGCTTTGGACTAAAAGTGATCCAGTCCATCTTGCTAAACCATGGACGAGATAATGAACCTTGTGTCTCCATGTCAAGAGTGTACCCCTTACTATGAGCTAAGTCAATAAACTCAGACCAATCATGCATTGCTGGATTACCACCAGTCAATGTAATTAGACTAGGAACTCCATCTGTCAACTCAATAACTTTGTCCATTATATCAAACGAGTTAAGTTTGTCCCAAGTATCTTTAAATTCAGGTAACACTGAATGATCACTATCGCACCAGTCACATTTATAATCACATAGCCCTGATCTAATAAAAGTGGTTGGATAATTTGAATGTCTTCCTTCACCTTGAATGCTTAAAAATATTTCCGAGATTGGAATAGTTTTCATTTAAAATCCTTTAATTGCTTTATTATCTTATTGATATATTATCATAATATATTATCATATTTATAACTCATCATAAATAAAAAAGCTCTAAGAATAAATCCTTAGAGCTTTTTAAATATTTTATAGTTAGGCTTTGTTATTTAATGAGGCTTTTGGTCCCTCTAACAGTTGTATTATAAGCTTCTTTAATAGAAAATACTTTGACAACCGACTCGTCTTTTGAGGTAGAGAGTTTAACTTTGTCTCTTCCTTTCCAATAAAAATCTACTTTTGAGTTCTTTTCTATAAATGATTTGACCATGTCGCTGTCGCCACCTGCCATTCCTTTTTTATAAAGTTCGACCCAGTCGCCCTTAACATAACCAAATACAACATTCTGATTATCTATAACTTCCCAAGCAAAAGGTTTTTCATCTATGTCAGATGTCTTTACGTCTCCGAACACTGTACGTCCAGTAGCTTCCATAGGAGTTTGTGGTTTACGATTCTCTTCCATAGCAGACAGACCTTCTGGACCAAAAGCCCAAATAGCAACATAACCATCTTCATCGCTCTTTGCTTTTACCCAAACAGATGAATCTTCAGGATCCATATCGAAATCGTCCTTTAATTCTTCGGCCCACTCTTCGGGAATGTCTTCTGCGGTATAAGCGGATATTACAGTCCATGTGTCACCATCTCTGCCGTATCCTTGTAGTCGTTGACCTTTAACAGGCATTTCACTAATTGATTCGTTTTGTACTTGTTTAGATAATTGCATAGTAGCATAAGTGTTTCTGATCTTATCATACTGATCTTCGACAGGTTGTGCAATAACATGTTCAAGTTCTTCTACACTATAATTTGCAACAACTTCTTTAATATGATCTGTGTATCCAGAATAGTCTTCCATGTTGTCCCAAGCATCTTTCAACTTTTTCCAACCAGCTTTGACTGCATCTACAATACCTTCGTCCATTTTTGATTCATAAACTGTATCTTCAAATGCTGCTCTTACATCTTCAATAGAAACTTTAGTATCAATAATATACTGAGCTACTTTTAAACGTGATTCTTGTTCGTCACTTTCACCAGTAGCACCATTGTAAACATATTCAGCATAGTTATCAAATACATACAGGTCATTCCAAGCACCAGCTTTGTCAATGATAGCAGTAATTTGGTTTATCATGTCTCCGTCATATGAATCAGAAACCATAACTTTATCAATTACTTTTTGAGCTGATTCAGATTTATCGCCAACATGTTCTAAATCATAGTGGAGAGAGGAGGCATCTAACATCCGTACTAACTCTTCTTTGATATCATATTGAGATGGATTGAATAGAACGTGAACATCAACTTGTCCTTCTTTGTAGTCAGACATGTCATCTACTTGAACGTCTTCATGTTTTGAAAGAAACAATTGAACCTTTTCAAGATCATCCATTTGCTTATCATCATCAATCATTGCTTTGATACCTAACCAATGAGACTCGTCAGCAGTTTCATTCATAGCACTTTCTTGTAAGCCAAATGTTTCAGTTTCGAAATAAATGTTCCCAGCTGTTAATAGATCAGTATAAATATCTTCAGCATCTTGTTCACCAAATAAAAAATTAGTATTTAAATTTCTAACGCCTTGTTCTTCAAATGTTTCGGTTTCATAATACGTATCGGATTTATTTAAAAAATCACACATCTCATCAAACAGTTTCATTTCCTTAGGGTCGTCTAGCACAAACCCAGCGTTTACGTTTCTTGATTCGTAAATATCATCCATATTATATCCTTTTATAAAGTCTTAACTTGTAATAGCGTTAAAGCTATTTATGTCATTATTGTTTGTAAGTGAGTTTAGTTTAGGATATCATTGAAATAAAATCGTGCTCTGTTATAACAGATATGTTTAACTTCTGTGCTTTCTGTATCTTAGATGGACCTACACCTGACGCTCCACAAACCAAATACTTTAGTTTACCCGACACACTTGCGATAGTTCCTCCGTTGTCAACAACCATTTGTTGAAGTTGTTTACGAGGTTGATCAGTCTTTCCTGTTATGCAAAACGTCTGACCATTTAAAGTATCACTTGACTGAACTGTTTCAATAACAACTTTCTTTTTCTCATTGTATCTTTCATCAAGAGTAATCATTTCCATGATGATACAATTATCTAGCCAAGAGGCACGAATGTTATCAATAGTAATCTTTCCAATACCACTTACATCATAAAGCACCATACAGTCATCTAGCTCAATAAACTTATTGAACTGTTCATATCCGAAACGATCAAATAGTTTGTCCAGAGTCTTTCTACCTGAACCTTTCCAAGTAAGACATTTAAGAATTTGTTCAGTAGGAGCTGTGAATACTTTTGTTAATATATCCTCTTCGAGTTGAACTTGTTTCTTGTATTTTGGATCAGCTTTAAATTTAAATAAGTCTTCATATGATGTAATATCAAATCTTATCAAACTCTTTGATGTAATTCCTTCGATACCCATCTTAATAATGAATGACTCAACTTGCTTGACTGATTTACCTTCACAATCTTCATTGACACAAATCAAATGTGTTCTATTTTTATCCCAAGTGACTTCATGTTCACATCCCGGACAAGCTATTTCATCAACCGCTAATGTGCCAGTACCTTCTACTTTAATAATACAAGGAATGATATCACCGCTCTTCTGAATAGTTACAATCGAACCACTTACAATTCCTTCTTTAAAAACATATGAAGCATTGTGAGCAGTTGCTCTACTAACAGTAGTACCTATCAACTGAACAGGATCAATGTTTACAATCGGAGTCAGCTTTCCAGTCTTACCAAGGTTCCAGTCCACTTCGGTGACATGTGACTTTGCAAAAGAGTTATTGACTTTGAATGCTCGAGCGTTATCAGGATAGTACTTGTCATTCTCTCCGATCCATGTATCACCGTGTACTACAAGACCATCAACCATATAATTAGATTGTTCGCAAACCTTTTCATACCAACGGGTTAGATCTTCTTTGGTAGTTTCTTTTGGAAGTGCAAAATATAAAGGCGGTTCAAAATTCCAGTTCTCTAATTGACGTAATTGTTCATGTCTAGTTAAATCACTATTGACTATTTCATAAGCAATAAAACTCACAAGGTTACATAATTCAGGAATAGTTTTCTTGTTTCCGATAATACCTACTGTGCTATTGCGCAGGTTTTTATGTTCACGAGATTGATCCATTATTTGAAGTTGTTCAAATGAACTATTAGTAAGAGTTAACTCTCCGCGAATGGTTCCAGTAAAGTCACTGTCTTCAATGTTTGGTATGATATGTTTACATTTTGCAGTTTGGTTCTCACCGAGTTCGCCATCGCCACGTGTAGCAGCAGAAACAAATTGACCATCAACAAACTTTGCAACTAAACTCATGCCATCTACTTTTGCTGATACGATAAGTTTATCATCTGATTGTTTACTCCACCACTTGTCAAATGAATCATCTTCTGCTTTAGTCTTCTTTAACGATCCACACATCTGATCGTGTTTGACCTTACCAGGAGCACTCATTAACTTTGAACGAACTTCTACTTCATCTAATTGTGAAGTGGCAATGAACGAATCGAGAATGTCATCAAAAGCATCATCAGATATTTGAGGGTCGCCACAACGATAAGCTGTATTGTATTGTACTATTTTTTCCCAGATGGATGATTGGTCAGTCATGAATCAGTGTTCCTTTTTAATTTATTATCTAGTAAAGTGCTTAAAATTTAATCGATCAAATCATATCGATCAGCAAGTTCTTCATCATAATCAGAAAGCTTTTTCCAATTAAGAATAATAACATCTTTGTTACGTTGCCAATTAAAAGGATGCTCAGCAATGATTTTATTATACTTCTTTAAAGGAGCTCTTAGAAACTCAGGCTCCTCATAACATATCCAATACATTATTGATCCTGCTTCGGAGCATATTGAATATGTTGAAGAAGTTTGAGTACTCCATCTTCTTTCATGTGAGCAGTCTGTGCAACTATTGCATCTGGGTCAGCATCTTTGATTGGATTTTCAAAAACAAAAGCGGTAGTAGTAACATCCAATATAACTTCTTGACGTTGCTCATTCTCATCGACCTGATAACATTTTGTTGGATTTGTTTGTGATTGTACAATTGTATACATTAATTATCCTCATTTTGTTTTTTGATAAAGTTAACAAAGTCGTCAATAACATCTTCTTTGCCTTCGTACCAAGAGTCTGTACTTTCGCAATACTGAGGAGTGTTAACCTCTTTATTGATTTTCATTTCTTCTATTCTGATTCTATCTACTAAATCATTATAAAGCTTTTCAAAATCTTTCATTTTTAATTCCTTGTTGATCTTTACTATATTAATATACTTCTTTAATGTGATAAGTCAACAAGAAATTCAAACAAATGTTAATCTTTTTTGGGAGGGAGGGTTGTAGTAGTACATTGACCTTTCAGAGATGTCTTCTCTGTGGCCAATGAATAATCTGGATTGATATAGTTGTATCCTAATTCGTTACCTTGAGGAGTACTCATTAGTTCTTTAGAATAGATATAGGAGCTGATGGATCAACAACTAACACTTTCTTTTTCTTCTTCTTATCAAGTATCTTATCAGCACTTGCTTCAGATATAACAGGCAGGTCTTCTTTGATCATTTGCTTTGGTTGTTCCATAATAATATCCTTTAGTTGTTTTAGTTATTTATATTTTAAATGATATGCAAACATATTCAATATAAAAAAAAATCCCAACCGGCTAAGGTTAGGATAAGAAAAAAAAGCAAAGTTTTAGGACAAACTCTATCCTCTGCTGATGGTGATTACTAACTGTCCACGCCGCTGTAAACGACTTCACCATCTTCGACCCAGTTGTTACCTGTTAGGGCATGCAACTGTACACTACGTAAACTGTTGACTTCTAGTGTCAAATATATCCTCAGAGCTACCAAGTCATATAATTCACTGATCTCTTTCTCATGCTAGGTACATGGTCCATCAATCCCCTTTCGGGACATCTAAGCTATTGCTAACTCAAACATTAGTCGCTTCGTCAATTCAGTCTGATACGTTTAAGACTTTCGTCTCTTACCTAGACATTTATCATTAGATAGCATGTCTTTGGTGTCGTTCTTTCGATAACGTAACCAATCCGTTAGTAACAATATCAGCGTTCCTACTTTGGCGAGTAGTCTCATAATATTGTCTTACTAATAGGTTTCGAGAACCGCCAAGCTCATCTATCCTATCCACCGTCTAAAAGGAAGCATGTACTCTAGGAGAAGACGATCTCCATATCCTTTCTTGGTCCTGACTATTCCCGAAGGTCAACCGCCCGACATTGCAAGTTGATTTATTCTCCCGTCAACAAAGGGAGATGGACAACTAGTGTCCGTTACTTTTTACTTATTATATATTCCTACTAATGTAAGCACTTTAAAGCCATTCTTTTACTTTTTCTCCGAATTTTATTTCAATCGTAGCTGTTTCAGTTAAATAATGATTAATGACGCTGCCATGACACTGAAACGTTTCAATCATACATAGGTCTCTGCCACCAGTGTGTTCACCAACTGATCTTATTTTATTATATAAAATATGAAGAGCTGTTAGTCTATTGCTCTGATCTTTAACTCTATATGGTTTTGAAGTTAGAAAGATTTGAGGAGTAGTACTGAGATTTCGATTATACTCAGGAAGTTCTTGCTTCATTCTCTTTTGACGTTTGCTCAATAATCTAATTTCATTCTTGATGAATCTTATTACTTTCTTCTTTAACTTGTCCATAAAATCTTTAACCATTGAATTAAAAAATGTAAAATGTATTCCCCAGTAGATTTTCACTACATCTCCATACTCCGCGCACGGTACGTTTCTATTCGATAAAGGATATCGCCTTTATCAGATTCCAGTATAAGCATCGTTCATTTAATTTCAGTTGTTACTTATGATCAGTAAGATAACAAACTACTTTCAAAAGTGTCGTCCTTGACAGTCTACAACATTCATGACTATGGCGTCTTGCTTCGGATAACTTGATAATATTATACCTATTGGTTACGTTATGGGAAAATTGTTATATTAATTTGCAAAATCTTTATTGTTCTGTTTAGCTTGTTTAAGTTCTTTTGATAACTCAGTCTTTGACATCACTCTTACAAATACTCCTGTTTGAGATAATGTTTCGAGAAGAATACCTTTTGTCGGATCGTAGTATCTAAAATTGTTTCTGTTTTGCTTTCTTTCTACTCTTACGAGTGCATGATGCATATTACTTCTATCAGGTTTGATAACTACTACTTCTGCAGGAACTCCTTGTTTCTCTAACGCTCGTTGATATATTGCACACTTGTTACTACAATCAAAAAAACCTAATCGATATGGAGCTCTGTACAAATCCCAGAATTTTTTATCACATGGAATTTGATTATCTTGATTTGAATTAGTCATTGCACCAGTTGAAAGAAACCCAATCAATAGATAAACAAATGTCATTTTTCTGAAAGTAATCATATTTAATTTTCCATTTGTTTTATTATCCAGCTATTAGATGAAAATTTAAAGCGGAAAGCATAGGGATCGAACCTAATACCACAAGTGTACCAACCGTTTAGCAAACGGTGACCAGCGCCAAGCCAGTATTACTTTCCAAAAAAGAATATAGTGATTGAGCAGGATTCGAACCTACATCTCGGCGCCCAAAAGGTGCGACTTCCCATTAGTCCATCAATCAGTCCCTTACACTTTTACATACACAACTTTCAATCGTACTCTAGATTACAAAAGCGTACGCGTATATTACTAATGTTAGTTTCTTTTACTATAAAATGTGGAGACTAGTGTCAGATTCGAACTGACGAGAGGATTTCTCCTAGCGGATTTGCAATCCGCCGCCTTCAACCACTCAGCCAACTAGTCAAAAAATTATTTCTATATTCTATTACTTCTTGCTCTACTAAATGTTTTAAATTATTGTTGTGCCAATACAAATGATGATTAGGACACATTGGTATTAAATTTTCAACTGAATTGTCATTGTGATCTTCATTAAAATGATGAACCGAAACTGCATTCTCTTCGTCACACACTACACATTTTCGTTCATGATGTTCAAAACAAATTCTCACATACGCTTGTTTTGAATCAATTTTAAAATTAGGATGATTCTTTCCACTTCTAAAGTGTTTATTTCTACAAGCTAATGAACATGTTGTTCGGTTTCTTCTATCAGTTCCTTTAATAATACGAACTTCAGTTTCAAACTCAGTATCACAAACTGGACAATTCTTTTTTACTTTCTGGTACACGCCTCTATTATTATGATTTGAATCAAAATGTTCAATTGATATATTATTATCTTTGATGATAGCTTTAATTTTAGATCTAGCATACGATCTATCATTTCCTATCAGTGAGTTACAAACATCCTTGTATGTGAATGATTCTTTTATTATTTTTTTTACTTTTTCGATGTCCATTATATATTCCTTTATGATTTATAAAGGTATTTATAATATAATGGGTAATAACATAGACGGTGAACTTATTTATTCACTATCTTGTTGGTCCCCTGACAAAAAGATAAAGGGTGATGGACGAGAGTCGAACTCGCATATAACTCGATTCACAGTCGAGCGCTTTACCATTAAGCTACCAAAACCATATTAAGTACACCGTTCAGGACTCGAACCTGAAACTTTCCTTTCGTAGAGGAAAATGATATCCATTTCACTAACGGCGCAGATTTAAATTGGCGTAGAAGAAGGATTCACACCTTCGTGTTGAAAGAGACAGGTTTACTACTCTGCTGTATCGTCAGTCCGAACTACCAGTCCTATTGTCCAACCTTTAAGTTTGATCCTATCCTGACATGATTAGTAGTTTAGTCTAACCTGTTTCAATCAACTTTCAAACACATAGCATTTACCAGAGAGATCTCTTATCTCACTAACTTAACTTAGTACTACATAAAAATTTTAATTACTTGTCACTTTCAATGTTTACAGGAATAGTTACATCATGAATACTATCTGAAAACCTAGACAACTTTCCAAAACTAACTAACATGACTAATTGCATCAATGGATGTGCTATCATATTATGCACTATCCAATTTTTATATAACCATTTCATGATTGTTCCTTGAACTATTATTAAATTTAATTGCTCTTTATTATCCTTTAGTATTATAATAAAGTTACAGGTCATCAAGGATTTGAACCTTGATCAACGGTTTTGGAGACCGTCATGTTACCATTACACTAATGACCTAACTGGTATGAAGAAGTTCTCGTGTACATCGATACTATTCTTTTTCACTGCATACCTCAGTTAGAATATCATGGCTTAAAGGCTCTAGTAATACTCTGGTAGAATGGCGGAGAGTAGAGGGATCGAACCCCTAGCCTTTTGAGTTGCCACCACCGGGTTCAAACCGGTTTGCAGACCATTCCGCGGTACTCTCCGTTTTATTATTGAACTTGATGATCAGCGACAGAACTTGCACACCAGCTATCAGGTTTTAATTTATAATCATAACCGAATCCTTTTACGAATCCACAAATTTCATTCTTGTACAACCCACTTTTGAATTTAGGATTTTGATTTACGTCCAAGTGAATTGTAATGTTTTGGGATATCATTTTAGATATCTTCTGTGCTACTTCTAGTGACATCCATGCTTCGTGAATCAAACGATCTCGTAATGACGGGAACAACTCTGTATAGTGCATTCTTTTTATTACATGGTTATCGTTTTTCTTTACTAGTGCGATGACTGTACTAAAAAGAACTTGTTTATTCTTTCTTTGAGAATCTGTTCCGATGAATACTTCTCTGCCATCACATGCATGTTGTTTTAAGAACTCGTCAATGTCGAGCTCTGTTCCTGATAGTGTAGTCCACATTTTCCTATTCCTTGTTTGTTTCTCCTTTGAGAATGTTATGTTAGTATCACTGCTAGGACTCGAACCTAGAACCTATGGTTTAGAAAACCACTACTCTATCCAATTGAGCTACAGCGACATGTTGTAAAAAAGTCCACCTGGTTGGTTTCGATCCAACTTCCCCGATTTAAAAGACCGGTGCTATCCCAATTCAGCTACAGGTGGGTGTTTGTAAAAAAGCCTCGTAGGTAGGTAACGATCCTACATCTCCGGTTCTTCAAACCAGCGCTAATCCATTTCAGCTACTACGAGAGTTGTTTAATCACAAGTCGCATGGTAGGCAGCTGTGCTTGCGCAGTGAACTGTTCATTGCATTAGACCTCTCTCGAAAGAGTTACGTCTTGTGATTAAAGTTGTAAAAATTATACCGCAGGAGAGACTCGAACTCTCAAACTCTGGTTTCTAAAACCAGTCCATATGCCAATTCTGGTACTGCGGCTTAAAGTACACGGAGAGGGACTCGAACCCACAATCTTCTGTATGTAAAACAGATGCCTTAGCCAATTTGGCTATCCGTGCTTATTGTAAAATATCTGTGAGGTAGGATTTGAACCTACAGCCTCCGACGTCCAAGGTCGGCCATCAACCAGATCGATATCCACACAGTTCTGAATTGTAAACTGATGCGATAGGATTTGAACCTATACCCTCCTTGCGCTAGGAGTGCTCTTCCCAATAAACTACACATCATTAGTAAAATGTATCGGTGTGAGAGGATTTGAACCTCCAGTCTTTTCGCCCCAAACGAAACGCCTTACCAGATTAGGCTACACACCGTTATAAAAATTGGAGCCTATGGGGAGTACCGAGATCCCGACCTGCTGGTTACAAATCAGCTGCTCTGCCACTGAGCTACATAGGCATTGTAAAGTGGAGCCGCCTGACAGAATCGAACTGACATTCCTGCATTACAAAAGCAGTTTCTTAAGCCATTAGAAGAAGGCGGCATTTAAAACTTGGTGGAGAATACCGGCCTCGAACCGGTGTCGGGTGGGTGCAAGCCACCTGTTTTATCCATCTAAACTAATTCCCCAAAAATCTTTACTATAGTGACTACCCTAACGACAGCCCTCTTGCACTTCTACCATTACCTTTATTTCGTCCGCCAAATGTTTCAGTCTGACTATGACAATTAGGACAAATTAATCTCAAGTTAGTTGGAAAGTTATTTCCTGCGTTCCCGTCGATGTGGTCTACTTGTAGTGTTAAAGGCTTGTTATTATATTCACTTATATTACATAGTGCACATTTATATCCTTGATCATGAGTTAAGCAACGTCTCAGGGTATTTCTAGTTTCTATCAATCCGTCTCTAAATCTACAAAGGGTAGTGTTCTCAAATTTATAGTTTGCTTGGCAAATATTATTACAGTATATTTTTTTACTATGTTTTATATCTGCTTTACAATACTTACAATTTGATAATCTACCTTTATATGATCGTAATGTATTTGTAACCGTTGCTCTACATGATTTACTACAGAACTTGTTTGTTCTTTGTTTAAATGTTAACATGCTGTTACAGCACTGACAATATTTTGGATGTTCACTATATATTTGTTTTGTTATCATTTCACATCTCCTTTCTATTATTTATAATATACAGGAGTCGAACTCACTAGCACAAGTTAAAAAAGTGCAACGTACCGGTCTCGAACCGATCTTATTTCTCGTTGGCAACGAGATGCCATACCAACTAGGCGAACGATGCATGTAAAATTTACTTCTATCTTCTATCACATGTTATAAAACAGATCAATGTTAAAATATGGCTACCCCGACTGGTTACGATCCAATCCTAACTCTTTCAAAGAGAGCTGTGCTACCAATACACTACAGGGCAGTCTAAAAAGTTGGCGGTATAGACGAGAGACGATCTCGCAACCTTCCGATAGACAATCGGATGCTCTGCCAATTGAGCTACTATACCAATTAAGTGCCGCCTCTGGGTAACGATCCCAGCGAGCATAATGCGCAGGTTTTACAGACCTGATCCCCTCCTTAGAGATATACAACGGCTTAAAATAACGGTTCATACGAGATTTGAACTCGTGTTCCGCCCGTGACAGGGGCGTGTCCTAACCAACTAGACGAATGAACCTTAAAAGTTTTATTTTTTTCTTGTTTTATAAGTGCTGGTTTGAGAATGACAATTAGGACATAACATTCTCAAATTAGAAATTTCATTATTCCTATGATCACCGTTAATATGATCAACATCCAAAGTAATATCATTTCCTAACCAGTTTGTCAAATGACAGCTAGAGCAAATATTCATATCTAATATTTTGAATTTCTTTACTGCTCTGCTAATACTACTCCTATCATACTCACTATTTTTACAAAAAATCAATTCTCTTGTCCATTCCTTTTTCCCTCTCCTATATGATTTTTTTAAATCAAAATGTTCTAAACTTAGATTATGTTCTTTGATCTTCAATTTCACATTTTTTATATTATTATTATGATAAGTTAAATTTAATTGTTTTAATACATCAGCCATACAAATTGAATTAGCAATAGCTGATTTTAAGTCATTAATGCTATATCTCATACTTCTACGACAAAGCAAAATTCCATTTTGCGTTAGCCTTTCTGAAAGGATTTCTCGCACTCCAGTGTCTTGACTTTCTATAACCTTTAAAATATTTGAGATTGATTTGTGTTTATAATACAAATCACAAAGTTCAACATCTGTCATTTTTCGTACAATTTCTCTTTTCGTCATAATGGCACCTCTTATTGTTACACCTGTCATTATTTATAACAACTATAGCACTAACTGTGCCCTAACAACTACATAAAATAAAGAGGAAATCAACAGACTTTCTTACTGAATTTTAATGGGAAGTGTAGGAATCGAACCTACGAATGTTTACAAAAGCTCATCAGCCTCATTCAACTTGATCGGCGCTAACCCTAATCAAGCGGTAAACTCTAAGTCACTTAGCCTCCATGACCTATTTGTGTGCCCGATGACGCTAATCATCATCATCTCATCTACTTCCCAGTAAATTGTTTGTAAAGTACTACAGGAGAGATTTGAACTCTCAGTCACCTGTTTATCAGACAGGCGGCTTAACCAATTTGCCTACCGTAGTAAAAGTGAGTGGGGTCGGTAGGAATCGAACCTACTTACAACTTTATCCAAGCATTAAGTAATAGCTTATTACTTTCACTATTTAGCCTAGTGATTAATTTTAAGGATATCTAAACAAGTTGCTCTTCCACTAAGCAACCCCATGTAAATTTTTAATAAATTGGTGCGACATGAGAGACTCGAACTCTCAACATCCACATTGGAAGTGTGGCACTCTAGCCAATTGAGTTAATGTCGCATTTAAAAGTACCGCCGTGATATTGATCTATGGTGTCGACCCCTTCGATCTTCAAACCCTTAGAGTGAGCTTATATTACTCAAGTGGAGGACACGGGACTCGAACCCACAATGCCGGCAGTTTGCCGGTGAAGTTAACCAATTACTTCCAATCCCCCGAGCAACATTATTCACACCGTTCGGGTTTGTTTTTATATCACGACTTGGCATCCCCATCCTCCCTTTCGGGACTCCGCTTCTGCCTGACTGATCTAGCTGGACTCGAACCAACATTTTACAAATTAACAGTTTGCTGCATTACCATTATGCTATAGACCAAGGTAAAAAACATTTACTTAACATTTAAATCTTTATCATTCGGCGTAGTTAGTTTAAAAACTACCTTTAGGATGTTCCCCGTCTGAAAATGTTTGGTGGATTCGCAGAGTTGATGATAAATATCCTTGTCGGTTCCGTTGTTAAGTAAATGTAAAGATGTATTTAATTTAGGGTACTGCTGTAACCATTACGCTACATTACGGTTCTAACTTAGATACAATGGCGGGTGCCGGACTCGAACCGACGTGCGAGGCTTATGAGACCCCTGAGTGACCACTACTCTAACCCGCTACAAAAAGTAAGCCTCTATATTTTTGTTATCTCGGAGGTTGACACTTACCCGTCCTCCGACTACTCATAATTTTTAAAATGGTGGATCGCTTATTTTTCATGATCGTCCACACCGTAACACTTTATAAACAAACTAGTATTTATTATAAAGCTTATACCTGCTTCACGAACCGCCTGACCATTATCCGAATTGTTTTAGTTTCGGCAACTACAGTTGTTAAAAAGCCCACCACTGGAATCGAACCAGTTCCTAGAGTCGGGTTTGTTCCTTTGCGAAGCGCTTCACTCGGGACCTCCATCTAATATAACCTCAGCAAGTGAGTGCTCTACCAATGAGCTAAATGAGCATGTTGTTTGTAAAATGGCGCTGGAACTAGGAGTGCATGCCTAGATTTACCATCCCTATCCTAAGGGACGTCCAACATTTAGTATTCCAGACGGGGCTCGAACCCGCAATCTTCTGCGTGAAAGGCAGACGAGATGACCAATTACTCCACTGGAACAAATATTAAGATCAACAAAGTTTACCAAGCTTATACTACGCCAAGTCTTTAATCGATCTTAAAGATTTGCTTTAAGGACTGGTTATCCTTAAAGACTTTTATCTTTACATTTTTTAATTCAATTTTCAAAGATCTTTCGGATTGGGCCCTAACGCCTGATCCTTTCTTACCTACTTTACTATACTCTCTATTGTGAGATAGTCAAGCTGTTTTTAAAACTTTCTTAGAGTTTTTTTAGAACTCTCTGACTTTCATTTGATGTTCCTCAGTTAGTATTATTTGTTTCTTACTTCTTTACTATACTCCGGAACAAAAAAAAGTCAAGCTCTCTTTGAAGAAAACTTGACTTTAAAATTTGATTTTGGATTTTGGATTTAATCTACAATTTTATATCAAGTCTCCTAGAGGTTTTTGCACGGGTTCATTAAAACTCGCATTCATGCCTCGATCAATCGTGCACACAGGTGCTGCAATTGTCCCCTGAAGGGCAATCGATCTATAGCTTGTATGTAGATTAGTAAACATGTGAAATTGTAAATCCTTTTAAATTGTTTGTGTCTTTCTTTTATTTATGTTATATACTCTGATAACTTAAAGCACTTTATACTAACTTTCTTATTTATTACGAAGATTTCTTTTTGAAGTACGAAGATGTTTTTGTATCCCGTTCTAATCCAACAAACTGCAATACTATATTTAATGCATCTTGAATTGATTGATTCTTATTCTTCGTGATAGCCTTTCCAATATCTTTAACAGATCCTTTTTGATCACAAAAGCCGATAACGAGTTTATCTTTATCTTTAATTTGTGCAATTGCTTCTTTGCATCCTCTTAGTCTTGCTATTGATCTATCTGTATCTGGATTATCATTTAACCATTCAACAGTAGGTTCTAGTTTTAAAAACTGTTCCTTCTCTCTATTCTTTTGTCTTTTAATATCGCTCTTTGTGTCCATACCGAACATGCCCATCAATTCGTCAACGTCATCATCATCATCATCTTCTAATGGGTTTGGAAAATCTTCATCTTCTTTGAACATGTCTTGAATATCTTGCTTCAGTATCTTATCAGCTACTTCATCTCTTAATGGGTGATCAAGTTCGTTGCGATCTTCTAAGTAGTCAATCTTCAATGCAAGCATTTCAACTACTTTAATAAAATAGTATTCAACTTTAAATAATACTGAACGGGCGTCAATGTTATTAACAAGTGCCTCGTCCCAGCCAAGATGTACATGATATCTTTTATGTTTACGATAATATGATTTCTTTAACTTCACAAATGCGTTGATTGTATTTGTATGAATCTGTTCACTATAATGCTTCACTATGTCATACGCAATGTCCATCATGTCATCAGCAACTACTGAAAGACTTTGTTTGACATCATCTTGGTGTATTCTTGTTTCGGCTTCATCAAGATCTCTCTCAACTGAAAGCATCCGAGCAAGTCTTTTAATGAACATGTTTCTTCTTGATTCAGATTCTAACCCATCACGCAATCTATTCTTTAAAAAGGGACTTAATTGTATTAACTCTTTCATCCAATCAGATGATATTATCTGTTGCTGAAGGTATTCGTAACTAGCTAGTTTTAATTCTTCAATCATCTCTTCTGGAAAAATATCAATACTCTCATTTGAACTATGTTGGTCAACAGTAGTAGCATCAATCCACCTTGTACTGTTATTGTCTACTGAAGAGTAAACGTCAAAGGGAAACCAGGCAACATACTTTGCTTTTAAATGCATGAGCACATCACCATCAGTCTCGGTGTTAATGTCTCCCTGTGACAATTTCTCAGCTGCAACGGTGATCTTCTCGTTTGATTGATTGGCAAGGAACACAGCGCCTTCGTTGTCTGTTGTATGTCTAAACCAATCATGCTTGCCATAATTAGGATACAACAACTTAGCGATCTTAGAATCTAATCGCAACTGTCCACGAAGGGCAAGTGCCCAATCAAACGTACTTCTTTTATTCTGTTCCGCTAGTTGTTGTTTCATATTAGGAAAGGTCACCAATGTATTGAAGATCTTCAAGTTTTCCACTTTCGATTGCATCAGATACCTTTTCGATATCCTTAAACCATTTAAGAACTTTTGAAATGATAACCTTCTTCTGCTTACCATCAACCTTTTCAAAGTCTGTGTAGCTTTTAGTGATACCAAGTCTTGATGATATATCAAATATCTTTTTCAAAGCTGCTTGTTTTTTATCATCAGCATTACCGGACGTAGCTTTTGCAAGCTTGGCAAAGCTTTCAATGAAACCTAACAATTCAGAATCGTATTTGAAATCAAAGAATTTCTTTTCGAAAGGGTTTGCTATTAATTCTTTATGATACATGCTCATGAAATATTCAGCTAGTGTATTGAACACTGGACTAAAAGCTGAAGCATAAGTATCGAGATCAGAAGCTTTCATGTCTTGAGGACCACTATTAGCTCTTGCATCATATCTAGCACTAGCTTTTGAATTCGGAACTTTTGCTCTGTCTGCACCAAAGTATTTTTGGGTACGTGTTAAGTAAGCTATGGCTCTTGCTCTAGTAAGAGCTTCATCAACTAATTTTACTTCACCAGTTTCTGGGTCATATCTTTTTACTTTATAATAATCTCCACCATTGCTCCAAATCATTACATGGTCTTGTGTTTTATTGTCAACACCAATAACCAAGCGACCACCTTCAGCGGACAAGAAAGATTTTACTTCTGCTTTGTTCTTTAAGTCGGTCCACTCGAGATCGTCCTTAATAACTGAACCACTCTTAGTATCAAATGATTTATGAATAGCTGAAACGGTTTTAGAATCTAAACCTAGTGAACTTAATCCTGATGCTTCCGTAACAATTGATTCATCTAAAAGAACTTCTAAGTCTTCAAATGATACTTCGACTGGTTCTGACCAACCCTTGCCTTCAGGTTTCTTATCAGCTTCTTTGTATTGGCCAGTAAGAGTATTGTAGCAAACATTTGTCATTCCATTGATACGTCTTGCTGAATCAGATTCAACGACACCACCTGTATCAATTGATTCATCTTTCTCAAGTCTATCTAGTAATGATGTTAGTTGTCTCGGACGAAGATCAAACTTATCACATAATTGTTCAAATGATAACTCATGTTTGAGATACTCATCATAAATAGATTGATCTGTTGCTTCGTCTTCTTGTAAGGAAGTAGATTCAAGTACACTTGCCTTTCCATCAGTGTAGTCCCCTTCAGGTACTTCAATGAGTGTCCATCTACTAGTAGTGTATTTGTTTAATACATCTACAGCATTTTTTATATCTTTACCAGCTAATGTTTGGATATGGAATTTGACTTTGATGCCACCGTTTTCAAGTTCGGTGCCTTTGAATTCTGGGAGAGTATTTAATATACGGTAATTCAATACACCGTCAAAAGAATGCCCAACACCAGACGTGCGACCATTTTTTACAGTGAACCCTCTACCAGTATTGTACATTGATTTTGTTTCAGGATTGTAAAAGTATGGTTGACGTCCATCACTTTTCAACATTTGTACTTTCTTACCAGGAGTGCCACCATCTTCTGATTCAAGATCGGATAGTTCAAACCATCTGCGATTAGGACCAAAAGTAACTAAGTATCTTCCATCGTCACCCATTCTATTAACACGACCCTTACGACCCTTGCTCTTAATGAAAACCTTATCACCTTTATTGAATTGTTCTGTTATTACATCTTCAGCAATTGGTTCATCGACATCGTCCATGTGCTTCTTACCTTCAAGAGCATCAAGGACTCCATCTACAACAGTGTCAGCAGTAAAGTTATAAGTTTGTAAAGGTGTTTCACCTGCTACATCTTCTATTTGTAATTTGTACGAACCATCTTCTTTCTCTACTAGGTAAATCATTTCGCCGTAGAAGAATGCCATCCACACTGCTTTCTCTCCTCCATAAGCTGTAGAGTTTTCAAACTTTAATTCTGTTAAAACTGTCTGTAGTTCATCAGTCATTATAATATCCCGTTGTGTTAAATTTAGCTATGTAGTTATTTATAGAATGTTACAATGAATCTACGTACAGTTCTAATAGAGATATTTGATTTTTATGAACTACCTTTGCTGCCTCTTCAATGTCAAAATATCTTCCGTCTTGATTCTCAGGTAGACCTTTTCTATATCCATCAGCAATGATATTTGAACTTATATATTTCTCAGTGCCATCGCCTTCGTAAATGAAAGCATTAATCTTCTTACCTTGCTTTACGTCTCCACTACCTTGAAGATAAACTAATCGATCAGGATGGTCAATAGTAAGTCCAGTTTCTTCTTCAAATTCTCTGATAGCAGCTTGCTTTATATCTTCACCTTGTTCCACTCCGCCCTTTGGGATTCCCCAACCGTCACTACCAGTGGGATTGATATAAAATATTTTATTCTCATGTCTAAGAATGATTCCTGCTGTTTGCCTTTGCATAATACTTTTCCTTTTCTAAAAACTAATGGGTAGGGACTCTCAAAACTACCTCGTGTTGTTTCATATACATTGGAACATCGACTGTCCCTTGATAGATCCTTTTTATTTATCATTAGCTTACATTGTTATCCGATACAAAGATGAAGCTACAAAGTTCACCATGAACATTATTACCAGTTGCAATTATAAAGTCATCAAAGTGATCAATGTTTTTATGAAGCTGCAATTTAAACTGGCCATCTTCACTTTTGATTTGTTTAGTTGTTGGTTTATTTAACCAACACAATAACATATTATCTTTTCCTTCCATCCAAAATATATTTCTCTCATCTCTGAGAATAGTTTGAACACCTAACGATAATTTCAAATCACTTAATTGTTTTAACACTTTATCTACAACACTAAAATTCATTACGGCATCTCCATCCAGTCGCCCATATTGCCACAACGCTTCATGTAATCTTGTCCACCATCAACAGCTACACTCTTACATGGACACCATTTAAAATCATGACGAGTCTTACTCTCAATTATAGTAAGACACTTCAAACATTTTATTCTGTTTCTTTCTGGTTTTGATTCTTGCATGATATATCTTCCTGTTGTTTTATTTGTTTTAAACTTTCTAAAAACTGTAGAAGGTTTGAGTTATGATTAATCACAGTATTGAATAATAAATCAAATTGTGGAGAGTTTAATTGTACATCATATTTTTCAGCTAATTGCTTCATTAGTTTAAATATGTCGCCATCATCTTGTTCGGTAAACGTCCAAAGCCAATCACCGTTGTCTAATTGTTCCTCAATCATGTTGTGTCCTTTGCATTAATTTTATTAAACCTATTGCAGCTGCCCATCCTTTTTCAGTTGGCTCTAACCTAGCGAATGGAGCTATATCATTTTGACTGAAATGTGGATCTAATTTATTATGGGATAGTATCTTTGCTAGATGATAATTATATACACAAATCTTATTACCTTCATAGTTATTACAGTCAGGATAAACAATTTTGATTACACACCAATCATAAAAACTTTGACTCTTAACTATTTTATAATTAGTTGCTACAGGGTTTCCTGATCTGTAAACATATTCAACATCATTGCTACTACAACTTCTACTAAAAGGAGATAGACCCATTATAGTTTCCTATTACTTTTTATTACATCAGGCATCGGCTCGCCATACATTTCATGCAAATATAATTTTTGCTTATATGTTGTTAAGTCCAACCCATACTTCTTACAATCAATTGCTTGTTGTAGTCCTTTCTCGCTACACGTATGACCATGATAGTGAGTATCATGATCATCCCAGTTTACAAAATCTCCACACTTGTCACATTTCATGATTAAGTAATCTTGTTTGCGTTGATGGTATCTTGGATATCTTTATGATTAAGATTAACCGTAATGCCATCACGCATCTTTGTCATCATGTCAGTTGTATAAGCAGTAAGAAGATCACTAGCTCGTTGTGCAGCTAATCTCCCAGCACTAGGACTTGGCATTGTCTTGAGATCTATTCTATGCTGTAGAACTATTTCGTTGATGCTTTCCATTATAATGTTCCTTTGTTAATGATGATCGTCAGTTACAATTTCTTGTTTATGATTTCTCATATTGTTTTTCTTAATGCTGTCAATCTCAGAAAGGATCTGTTCAACACTAACTGGTTTCCAATCCCAACAATCGACTCCTACATCAAGACGAAGCTTTGTGCCATCATGTTTAAGATTACCATGACAATGACCATGTAGCATGATCGTTCCTCTGTATTGTCCGTTCCATGATACCATAGGGTAGTGACTTAGAACAAACTTCTGAGTTCCAACTTTGATCTCTTTATAGTCACCGCTCCAAGCACACCCTTCACTATTTCTAAATGATTTATCATGGTTTCCAAAGATCCAATGAATGTGACCATTAAGTCTCCTGAATAGATTCTCCACCTGGGACTTTTTATTTACAAACGCGAAGTCCCCTAGCATGTAGATGTCGTCTTGAGGATCAACAAGTTCATTCCAATTACTAATCATTGCTTCATTCATTTCGTCTACATTTGCAAACGGACGATTACTAAATCTAATAATGTTCTTATGATTGAAATGTAGATCAGATGTAAACCATGTACGTTTCATTTTATACTTTCCTTTATTAGTTCAAGTGATATACAAACATTGCAATCACATCTAGTAACGTCAAGTGCCATTACTTTATTATAGAATGAAGATAGTTTACCAAACTCACTATTAACATCTTTGCACTTTGTACAAAGGCCGTTCTTGAATGACAAACCATTCTTTCCACATCCGTTACATTGTTCCATATTTGTCAGTCAATTGCTCTTGTTAGTGTTGGCGGAGTACTAAGCTTGAATGGTTTATCTGCTAACATGTAGTTACCAGCCCACTCTACGTATGTACCGTCTGTAGTAAAGAAGAAGATGCCATCACCATTAGTTCCGTATGAACCATCCTCTGCAGGACTAGGCAGTGTTACTGATCCACCATGCGTCCTTTTTAATTGTTCAGGGTTCGTGATCTGTGAATTTACAGAACTAACCTTTCCTTTGATAGAATAGAACGCCATGATCCTTCCATAGCTAACAAGATAGATATAACTTACTTTGTTTTCATTATTCCATAAATTGGTTCGCTTATTAATATTCTCACGTTCCAAACTCCATTGCAATGATACAGGAGGTTGTGCAGTCAGGAGTCGAGCTTGATTTTCTTCAGTTTGTTTCTGTTCCTTTTCCGATGTACCTTTTGGCTCACAAGCAGTGAATAGAGATAGCATGAGGATGGACATTAGTACTAGCATTAGTTTTTTCATATTGGGTATTCCTTTTGTTTGTTTTTGTTTGGGGTTAGTTAAGTTGGTGTGGTAAGTTGTTGTCTTTAAAGATGTTTCGATTCAACATCTTAGATCTGGCATTGTACTTGGATCGCATATCCTCCATTTGATATACAAGTCCGTCTGCGATTGACCTTAGCCTAGAGAACTCTTGTTTGTCTTCAAAGGTCCATTTGTCTCTATCACCTGCGTCTGTCTTAAATGTTTCAACACTTTTATTTGATATGTCGATCTTTTGTTTGATTGCACCATAGTCTTCATGTTGTTGCTTGAACCATTCGTATTGAAAGATTACATTGTCACCATCAAGAGTACGATCCATTATCTGAGTACCAGTTGTGCAAGCCCTGCCAACCACTAACAAAATTATCATCATACATACTACACCAAAACCTACGAACACATTCTTCATTTGTATTACCTTTATTATATTCATTTTTGTTTCCTTACTACATCTTTCGTTTACCTATACTAATATACACTGTTAACTAGATAAGTCAACCTCAAAGTCAAACTATTTGCAATAAAAATTATCCTATACATTTCCACATTGTTGCTATTATATTATCAACCTGTTTATGAACATCTTTCATAGTAGGCTCTTCTAGGGGCACACCACAAAAGTTTCCACTGTAAAAACTCCAGCCTTGATGATCCTCAGTGTAATACACAGACCCAAACCCTATAACCTTGTTAACCGTAAAGTAATATGAAGGCTCACAATCACATTCATCTTCACAATCACAATAATCTGTTAGGCATCTAACATTACTATCTTTGTATCTATGAGTGCTCATTATCTAGTTATCCTTATTGTGTTTACGAAGCAGCTTCGCCTTGTATGTGCTAGCTTTGTTATTGATACAACAATTGCACTTTCCACACGGCCGCCCTTTTTTACCCTCAGTACCTTCACAGTACCAACATAAGTGAGATAGAGTTGACTCGCGCATGTCATTAATAACATCAGCCTTAGTATTAAATATGAGAGGTAGCTTTAGTCCGTCTACCTTCTTACCATTTATAATAGCAAGATGCTTCCATATTTGTTTGGCACTATGTATCAGTTCACTATCATAATCATCCTTGAGCCAACTTATGTATACATCCTCATCCATCTTACTCATCATACTAGCTAGAGAGATCCATAAGCTAGGCTGACAGCCCTGACCATGTAGTTGATTGTGTAGGTCTATAGTTAGCTCTTGATGATCCCAATCACAAATGTCATAAATCTTTAACATACGTTTCTTTAATTTCTTCCTAGCCTTCTTCTCCATCTTTTGTTGACGATTGGAGATCTGATCAATATCAAACGCAATTGTTCTTACACTACCCGGAGTACTGTTTTGAAGAATGTTGATTAGAGTTAGAGTAGAATCGAGACCGCCCGTCCATAGTACTAACTTGTTTGTACTAGCTTCATTAGTTTTTATCATCTTTATATTAACCTTTGACATTACGTTTAATCTTAAAAAAATTTTACACACTGTTGTTGTTTAACCGTTATACAATGCACTATTGTCCTTGGGGAGATAGCATGGGTTATAGTGACTTGAATTTTAACCATTATTGATTTGTTGGTTATTTTAGTAGACTAGTCTTTGGTATAACCTTTATGTGTTGTTTGTTGTGTAATGCATGTATTATATTATCTTAGCAAGTTGCGTTATAGTTACATCATATCCACGAATTAGTACAGTTATTATACGATCGTTGTATACAACTATGTACATGGGTGTATTGATTTACCCTATCGTTGATCGAGAAGTTATTAGACCGTAGGACAAAAGCTGCTTAGCACATTGCCGTTGAATGAGCCGTTTTACGCAAAAATCGTAAAAACGCTATATACACGTATTTTAGCTATTGAGATAACGTCTCACGCAGATTGCGGTATACTAGCCGTTAGTACACGATTTAAGTAATCATAGATACAACAACTCGTTATACGTAGGAATGCGTAAGATATAGTTTTTGGTATAAACGTCGTTATGAATAGTTGTATTATTCAATAATAGCATTTGACCATATACTAATACAATTGGTAATACATTCTACTACGAATAAAGGTATCATAACGTATTCCATGCATTCATAAGTGATCATAACGTGTTATATCAATTACTAAGTGATCATATCGTGTTATATAAGGTAAACCGTCCCTTTACCTAGGGAAAAAAGTGTTATTTAGAAATTCATAGCGGTTTCTACGCGTTTCTAAGCGATCCTATCAGTTTCTATACCGGATATTGGGGTAAATTGCGTATATTATCAGTAAAACCATTGCTCTTCCCGGGGAATACTCCACCTGACACGTGTTTATTCGGTGATTAGGGTAATAAACTAGTTGATATTAGTCAATACTGGGTTAAATATTGCAAAATAGTCTGGATAATAGTATGTTAAGCGGGAATATTAGTAAAAACCGTCTCTCTTCCTGCAGAGACCTCGAACATACGCGTGTTTATTCGGCGATTGGGTCAATAAACGACATATAAATCAAGGAACATTGTATGATAGCTCTTATAACTGCTGCTTGGGACAAGATTTCGAGCGTAGTTGGTGATGAAACCACTATTACTCCGGATACTTACGAGTATCTTGGGGTAAAATTCACTAATGGAGAGACAAAACTGTTAGATATCGGTGATGACTTCGAGAAAAGGCACTTAGAAAGTATATTTCCCATCATTTCCGAGTATGGATACAGTTCTTTAACTGCAATTGGCCCTAATAATGGATTTTATATCATTCCAAAGGATAGTTCTTACAATTTAACCATTGCTTGGCGCTATGAAGGCACTACTTTGGGTCAAATAGGTTCATTTAATGAGCAAAGTGAAGTAATTGAGCGCAAGCACCCGATGTTTTTTGCTGATCACATCTGTAATAGTTGTTTGAAGCCTATTACTATATGTAAATGTGAACAATTAAGTCATCCGATCGATCATTTTGGTGGTCCAGGTACTGCTTGGGGTGGTCCAGGACCAATTGAAGTAATGAAAGGGTAAACTTTTATCAAAAACTGACTAAAAACAGTCAACTTTTGTGGTAGGGCACCCACCTCCCTTGGTATAACAATATCAGCTAGACCTTTTTCGATCGTTTTATGTCTCAACGCGCGACCAAAAAAAATAAATATTGTATATCGCGTAGTGCACAAGTGTAGTACACAATAATTTGGCAGTATTTTATAAGTGACCTTTGTAATACATCTTTAAAAGTATAACGAAATCGTTTTTGCTTAATAATTGGCAAACATTTAAAAGTATAACAAAATCGGCAAGACCTTTTTCGATCGATTTAGGTCTAACACGTGACCAAAAAAAATAAATATTGTATATCGTGGACTAGTATAGCGTAGTGCACAATATTTTGGCAGTATTTTCCGTAGACCTTTTTCGATCGATTTAGGTCTGTAGCATTATTTCAGCATTTTACCTAATAGTCGATTTCGTTAACGAGTTTTTTTGTTATAAAACAAAAAAAGACTTACCAAATGAATGATAAGTCTTTTTAAAATTTGATTATGTTTGTTTTATTTGTCTGGTGGAGTGACCTCTTCCCTTACAACTGAAATGTTTCGGTACTTAGATAGGAAAGGTATACGCCAGCCATAAACTTTGACCTTAAATGTCTTACCTTTGTCTAATTGTGATTGCATATCAGATGAATCAAACTTCCAACGTAGTAAAGTATCATTGTTTGCAAACACTTCGCCTTGTTCAGTAAAGATTAAGTACTTACTGTCCCCATTTGACATCACCACTTCTTGTTTCTTAACTGTAATAGTTAGTTCTTGTGTTGAGAAGTGAGGGCCAACAATCATAAATGCAATAATTGCTAAAACTAAAATCACTAACACGCCTTTTGTTCCATCTTTCATACTCATTTTCCTTTTTGTTTATTAGATCTTTGTTGCTCGAACTGTTCCTGAATCTCTTTTGTTCTCAAATTATACTCAACCATATCAACACAGATGCAAGGAGTCGAAGAACAATACATACAACACACTCCACAACTCGGACAGTCGTCATTATATGTGCTTGCCATTATAGATAGATACCTTGGTGAGCATAAATGCCAACCTTCTGAAGTCTTTGTCCGTCACAAATCTCTTTAAGCAATTGAACAATGTTTGTAAACTGTTTAAGACGATTAAACTTGTCAATCGTAATCGCTTTCGTGATAGTATCGATAGCTTCCTTAGAGGTCTGTTTACGAAGGTCTGACTTCATGAATACAATTTTAAAGATCTCTAGGCTGTCTGATGACTGAACTAACATATTACTTCTCCGGTTGATTAAATCTTATCTTACTAATATTAATATACACCCTCAAGTAGATAAGTCAACTTCATTTGACCAATATGTGTCGTAATAGTTCATGATAGATGTTTCTTCATTTCAAATGCTAGATAATGATTATCAAAATCTTCTTGTGTGGAAAGAACAAGCATCTGTTTAATTATTAGTTCTTGTAACCCGCTTCTGAATCTAAACAACTCGCATTTGTTGGTCGTATTCTCCCATCCGACACATATCAATTTAAATAATTCATTGTCCCAATTGCTAGTTGTAACATAAATGGCCATTGTTCCATTTGACCAATATGTTTTGTTAAAGTTCATCATTGATGTTTGCTCGGTTCTATTTTAAAAACCAAAATATAATCATCGCGTACCACGTTACATCAAGAAGCTTTCCAAATGTAGACTGAGCTACTGCGCGTCCGAACCAACCACACACTCTCATGTAAGAGTTTCTAACACCTAGTACGATACCATAACCAATTATTAATGATAGTAGAATTAGATTAATCATTTTTTATCTCCATTAATTGTTGCGTTGTTATTGTTCGGGAAACAAATTCACATTTAACACCAACTGCTCTCATTTGTTCGACAGTCATCTTATCATGTTTATAACGTTTGATTTCTTTATTGTTAGTCAGGTCGTAAATGTAGTATGATTTAAATGATAGCTTATTTGGAATTTTTAGACATTTAACTATTTTACCATCAATAAAGTATTCAATTTTTGATGTTGGAAATGGGGTAGCAAATCCATTAGGGGTTGAGTTGTTATCCATTTTTATTCACCCCAAGCACTTTTAATGTTTAGCATTCTAACAGCCATCTTTGCAAACTGACTATTGGCTCCGTCGTGCTTGTAACCAATACCTATAAGCAGAGCTACATCTTCTGTTTCTGCAATCATACTCAGTTCCTTTCCATCAACCACTGGCTTGAAGTAATTTATAACATCTAAAGATGGAATATTATTTGCACCTGTGTTCTGATATTGTTTAACTGTAATCATTTTTTGTACTCCTGGTTGTGTAAATGTTTACTCATCTGTTTTGTTAGTATGAATTGTTGAGCTGTTAGTTTATCAATTGTTCGCCAATGGCCTGGAATGTCATAGCTGACATGTTGCCATCCTAATATTGACAACCACTTATAATTAGTATCCCCTTTGCTTGCAAACAATACAAAGTTTTTGTCATCGGAATAGTTTGTCAAGAAGAACTTGTTCATTGTGTCAACACATAATTTCTCTTTGACATCATTCATTTTAACTACAACCCTTTTCGCCATTACACACTGTACACATGGTCTGCATGTTGCTAATGTTATTTGAACCACCATTACTCTTAGCCAGTATGTGATCTTTAGTCATGAGAACTTCATTACCATTTGAGTCCATACCGTACAGATTGATATGGTAACCTTTTTCAGTATAGTTTTTTTCAAGTGCTAAGAACTTACCTTTAGCTGAACACGCTACGCAATCAACTCCTTTTTCTTTAAAAGTTAATAACCGTAATGAAGACATGTTAATAGTTTCTCCATTAAGTTCAATATTTACTCTGTTTTTACTAGAAGTTTTGTTAGTAGCAAACTTTAAAATAGATAAATCTTCAAGTATGGAGTGACGGAAATACGTTGGTCTAGTTTTCTTTGTTGATTTCTTTTTCATTTTACATTGCTCTCAGTACAGAGGACACAGGGAGCTTGAATGATTTACCAGTGGCAACTTCAATAGCCATTACTGGATAACGTTTTGCTCTTGTGTTCCAACCACTGACCTTGAACTTCTTTGATTGTAAAGTTATGGTTGAATTAAGAAGAGACTTTTTGAGTCCGTGTCTTTCAGCATAGAAGTTCCAAGCCTCAACTTCTTTTGAATCAGCTACTGTACCATTTGCTTTGACGTCGAGGAACTCAACCTTCATTGAGAATTGTTCTTTATTATAAGAGGCGCGACCAGTTTTGAATTTAACACTATGTTTCTTTTCAATTTTCTTCATAGCAGCTTCCATGTCTTTGCGAATTGCATCAATCTTTGAAGTAGTAATCATATTTGTGTCTCTCTTTTAATTTATTTTCTTACCTATTCTAATATAAGCCCTTAACAGGATAAGTCAACAACAAAGTTAAACTAAATGCTTACTCATTTCAATATAAAGTAACACTTCGCTTGATGGGTCGTCAATATATTGAATAGCTTGACCATTTTGTTGCACGGACGCTAATTGAACTTCTCGAGAAGGGTCTTTTATATATTCAATAGCGTGTCCATTTTGTTGTACAGCAGCAATTTGGACTTCTCGAGAAGGGTCTGTAATACATATAATAGCGTATCCATTTTCCTGCATAGCCACGAGTTGAACTTTTTGAGAAGGCTCTTTAATATATTGAATAGTGTGTCCATCTTGTTGCACAGCAGCTAGTTGGATTTCGAAAGATGGATTGTCAATATATTGAATTGTGTATTCGTCTTGTTGTACAGCTGCTAGTTGAATATCTTCACTAGGATTTTTAATAAATCTAATATCATATCCATCTAGTTGCACTTTCTGTAAGTCGGTCATGATAAATGTTCACTCATTTTAATAAAAAGTAACACTTCTTTACATGGATTGTCAATATATTGAATAGTGTATACATTTTGTTGTACAGCAGCAAGTTGAATTTCAATTGATGGATTGTTTATGTAGGTTATAGCATTTCCATATTGTTGTACAGCAGCAAGTTGAATTTCAATTGATGGATTGTCAATGAATCGAATAACATACCCCTCTTGTTGTACAGCAGCAAGTTGAACTTCTCGAGAAGGGTCTTTAATATATTGAATAACATACCCCTCTTGTTGTACAGCAGCAAGTTGAACTTCTCGAGAAGGGTCTTTAATATATTGAATAGCATATCCACTTTGTTGTACTTTCTGTAAGTCGGTCATGATAAATGTTCACTCATTTTAATAAAAAGTAACACTTCTTGAGAAGGGTCTTTTATACATTCAATAGCATATTCACTGTGTTGTACAGCGGCTAGTTGAATTTCAATTGAGGGATTGTTAATAAATTCAATATTATATCCATCTTGTTGCACAGCAGCTAGTTGGACTTCTCGAGATGGATTGTCAATGTATTGAATAGCATATCCATCTTGTTGTACTTTTTGTAAATCAGTCATGATAAATGTTTACTCATTTTAATATAAAGTAAAACTTCGCTTGATGGATTGTTTATGTAGTTAATAGCATTTCCATATTGTTGTACAGCAGTTAGTTGGACTTCACGAGACGGATTGTTAATATATTCAATATTATATCCATCTTGTTGCACAGCAGATAGTTGAATTTCGATAGATGGATCTTTAATATATAAAATAGCATATCCATTTTGCTGTACTTTTTGTAAGTCAGTCATAATATATGCTCACTCATTTTACAATGTAGCTTTACAACTTCAGATGGATTGTCAATATAATTAATAGTGTATACATTTTGTTGTACAGCGGCAAGTTGAATTTCACCTGATGGATTGTCTATGTAGTTAATAGCATATCCTCCTTGTTGAACAGCAGCTATTTGAATCGCTTCGCTTGGATCTTTAATATATTGAATGGCATAACTATTTTGCTGAACTGCGGCTAGTTGAATCTCTTTACTAGGATTGTTAATATATTTAATAGCATATCCACTTTGTTGTGCAGCAGCTAATTGAATCTCTTCAGACGGATTGTTAATATATTCAATTGAGTTTCCATCTTGGTGTACAGCTGCTAGTTGAATTACTTCACTAGGATTTTTAATAAATTGAATTGCATATCCATGTTGTTGAACAGCTACCAGTTGAATTAATTCAGATGGATTATCAATGTCTTGAATTGCATAACCATCTTGTTGTACAGCAGCTAATTGAACTTCTTCACTTGGATCTTTAATATATTGAATTGTAATTCCCTTTTGTCGTACAGCAGCTAGTGGGACTTCGATAGACGGATCTTTAATATCTCGAATAGCATATCCATTTTGCTGTACTTTTTGTAAGTCGGTCATTGTGTCCTCTTTTATAATTCGACACTACTGTTTGCTACATGTTGCTTTATTCTTTTAGCTAGGCCTTTGCCACCAGCGTCTACTTCTTGTAAGATGTTTTGAACAAGTGATTCCATAAACATAGTTTGTTCTCTTTCTAACTCTAACTCTCTATACTTGCGCGTAGCTAATTCTTGTTGTGCCATTCTTTCATTGGCCATAAACGATATACACTCTTGTGTACTGATATAATCAATGTCTGTTTTGAATTCAAACTGTAACTCTTGTTGTAATAAAACTTTAGTTGCAAACTCGGTCATGTTAATATCTCCAGTGTTTAATTTAACTTTACTTCTTTCTAAATTTAGTAATTATTCTTACATGCAAGCATTGGATATTATATCCGCCTGCATAGATTGCTTCGACACTCATGACAAATTTGTCATTGACTAGAAACTCAAAGCAGAATTGAGACTCAACTGTCTTTACAAATGTATCAATTGCTTCGCCGTCTAGTTTCTTTAGAGCTTTTGCTTCAAGTCCCTTTGCACAATTGTACCACTTCTTGTTGAATACTTTTTCGACATGCTCAATCTGGTAATCTTCTCTACAAAAGATATAATCTTGGTCGGCACGAGCAACGTTTGCATATTTCCACTCAAGTGAACACTGACTAACCATTTGATCTCTTTTAGAACGAGGCACAGGACGACAACCAGTTATACCAAACTTATCAAGCTTCTCTGCATTCCAAAGCTCATCGAGTTGATTCATCTTAGCTCTTGCGTTTGCATAAAACTCAAGCTTCTTTTTCTTTTGAATTTCAAAGTGTGGCTTGATTGCTAGTTTGATTTGGTCAAGTGCTGTCATAATCATCTTCCTTTTACATTTTCTTTCTTACCTATATTAATATACACTCACAACTGCAATTAGTCAAGCTGTTTTATACAGTTTATACAAAAAAAGATCCAATTAAATTAATAATTGGATCTAGTATCTCCAGGTAAGAAGAAAATATGTTATCTAAATGTTAATCTGTCTACATGCCTTATCAAAATCTGCTTGCAATTGTTCTAGAGTAGGCCAATTTTCTCTGGCTAGATGTTTCCTCATATGTTGTTCAAGTATTTGTATTTCAAAAATCTTTTTTGATAGTTGTATATCTGTTATGTCTTGTTCATTTGATTGTAAAAAAGTTGATAAGTGAAAATATTCCCAATAGGAATGTTTTTCATTGTATCGTTCTACTTCCAAACTTTTTAAATCGCGTGTACGAATGTAAAGGATATCGTGTAAGTAGTTAGAGCTAATCCTCATAAAGTAAAACATAATTAGTCCAAGTGTTTTGACATCGCTTTGTTTAACTCATAATGTTCCATGTCTTCTTTTTGCTTATCAGTTAGAGAGTTGTTTACTTTTACACAATACAATTCAACTGAGTTTGGTCTCATGTTATCATTTAAGTGTCCCACCCCATCTCTATTTTTCATTAAGCAATAAGGAATTTCAAACAGAGCCATCTTTGGTTTGCCTTGTTGTGTATATTCATAACCAGTAAAGATTCCAATTCTCATTCCGTATCCTTTATCGCTACTCGGGATAGCAACAATGTCACCTTTTTCAATTGTATTTCCTAACATGTCTGTCATAAGTTTGCCTTTTAATTTAAATGTTCGTGTTTAGATATTGTCGCATTTTATTTAATGTTTGATAGTGTTCGCGCTTAACAAAATCATATTTTACATCGCCAAGACCATTGCCCTTTAAGAACAAATCAAATACTTCAGTGGACATTTTAGTTTGGTGATTGTGAGTGTCGTAGTCGAACAACTTTATTTCATTGTTCTTCTCATAGAACATATAGAATGATACAACACCGTTACATGTCTTCATTATTAAATCATTAGCTGGATATTTCATTATACTAAATGCTCGCTCATTGCTTTGTAAGTTATCATCTGTTCTTTAGTAACAAAATCATATTTGGTTCCTTGAAACCCTTCTAGGAATGATTTGAATAGATTCCTTGATGGTTGTGTACTTATTTCAGCGGTTCCATAATAGTATAACATTATCCAATCACATTTTGGACCTAGATCTTTAATATTATAAAAACTTATTTTAGATCCTTTGGTTTTCATTATAATATTTGTTCGGTCAATCATTTTAAACCATCTTTGTTAAATGCTTTCTCATTTTGGAATATGTATTTATTTGGTCTTCAGTAATGTAATCATACTTCTCTACTTTAGTACCTTTTAAGTTTGTTTGAAATTGATCAGCTGTTAGTTTGATTCTGCTCATTGGACCATTAGCAGCACGTATTTCAAACAGTTCGATGTCGGTAGTTTCTTTGGTCCACACTTGAAAGAATGAAACAATGTTTGTTTTGTAATGTGTTACCATTATGAAAGTTCTTTTGCCCATGTTAAACTTCCTTATCTAAATGTTCGTTCATTTTCTTTAATGTTTTCATTTGTGTTTCAGAAACGTATTCAAACTTTACTCCATTCAATCCTCTAAGCAATGCTTGGAACACATGTGGCGTTAGTTTAGTATGTTCGTCAGGTGGTCTTCCAAACTCATATAACAATACAGACTGATTTGGTTTACCAGCTAGTACAGAATAGAATCTTATTTTGTTACCTTCCGTTTCCATAATGATTTCAAGATCGTTCATTTGTGATCGTCTCTGAATACTAACTGATAGTTTACGAATTCGAATAACAATTTAGACTTTGCATATAGAATAGCACAAGGCATATCTTTCTTATCATGTGACTCAGCTGCTATCACAAGTCTTTCAAGAGCGGTTGTTAGTTCTTTGATTCGTTCGTCCTTTGTTTCCTTTGGACACGGTAGGTTTTCTTGAGCCATTATGTTGTTACCTTGTTAAATGCTCTTGCATCTTTTGATAAGTTGCTACCCACTCTTCAGTAACCCAGTCATACTTTATTCCTGGTTTACCTTTTAGGAAATTATCAAACATGTTTCTTGAGGGATGTAAATGTAATTGCGGAGATCCAAACATAAACATTTTTACTCTTCCCATTTTTGAATCGTAGTCTTCTATTGTAAAGAAGTCTATCTTTTCGTTTTGAGTTCTCTGTATAATGTTTGTTTGTTTCATTTCTAAAACTTTCCTTTTATTTGTTCGCCTTTGTAAGTAACATTATGGGGCGCCCAACAACATGAACGATTATTGATATAAGTTTTTACTCTAACCCATTCAAATGGAAAATCATTTTTTACTTCCTCAACTCTTCCTAAACCATCCGAACAAATAACTTCCATTCCTAATACAAGATCTTCGAGTTTCATATTTTACCTTTTTTGATCTTTTTGTAAACTACGTCTTTACCATCTTTTCGATTATCACTAGTACAATGAAAATCAGGATCTGTTAAACATGAACTTTCGTAATCACATCTTTCACAAATAGCACCTCCTAGTTCAGGGTAGCCATCACTGATTGCTTCAAAGCCATTAGGTGCTTCGTCTTTATCAATCATTGTTAGTTCCTCTTTTTACATTTTTTTGCCACTAACCAAATTTCATTATTTTAAAAACATTTCAACAATTGTACTTTTATAATAAATGTTTTTTCATTTTTTGTTCTAAAAAGTAAGAGTTTAATGCTGGGTTCCAAATGTGTTTGTGATTTGGACAATATTTTGGTAAGTATTTTCTACATGATAATACAAATGTTTTTGTATCAAACCACTTTTCGAAATGCTCACTACAGAACATTATCAGTAATTTACATTCGATTGATGACATTGTCATGTTTTGTGGGTCAAACCATTTATCAAAATGCTCATGACAGTTTTGTATTAGTAAAGGATAATGAGACCAATTAAATTTGTCCTTGTCAAACCATTGATCAAAATGCCAATTGTGTTTCTTTAACCACTCTCTAGTATATTGTATTTTCATTTTAATCCACAAAATATTTTTTCATTTTTTGTTCAAGAGTTTGTATTTGTACTTGTTTGTTCATTTCGCTTTGTGTAATCTCGATATCTTTTTTATGCATTCCGACAGCAACTAAAGGACTCCAAGATTTTTTTACCCATTCTTTTTGTTCCAAATTCCACTTGTAAATTGTATTTGGAGATTGTAACACAAACAAACTTATTTGTTTATTTGTATGAGTTCGTTTCCAATATTTAAATTCAATTGCTGTCATATTACTATCTACCATTCCATTTCATGCCATTCGGCCCCAGTAATTTTCCTAAGCTCATCATGAGTGGTTGAGTACTCCCACGCATTGTCGCCTCTTGTCTGACCATCTTCTGCTTTATTGTATCCGTCTTGAAAAGACTCAAGTACTAGGTTCATCAACGATATAGATTTCTTTCTTAGAAATGACTTTTCATTACTTTCATAATTTAGTTTGGCATTGAGATCTTCAATCGTTTTTGTTAGATCCTTTATGCAGTTTTGGTACTGTGCTTCCGTTTCGGAAAACTTCTGTAATTTACTCATTGTTTGTTTCTCTTTAACATTCCTGGCCACATGATCATATACAATACAGCAATTATTGTCCAAGCTATTATTCTTATATAAAGTTGTTCACCAGAGTTATGTTTTGGACGATAGGCAAACAATCTATCAAACAGTAAAACAATTAATCCTATTAACATGTACACTAGTACAATAATTGCTACAATAATTAAAATGCTCATTCACTTTCCTTGTTTAGATGCTTTGTCATTTTTGTTGGACGTCCATGTCATCGTATAGTCCAGGAACATTAAATGGAATGTCTTTTGTAAACGGAAGAGTTTCTCTTATTTTACTTTCTAACAATTTGAGTTCTTTTAGTGATACAAACTTATCAGCGGTTATGATTTCAAAAATGTCCATTAACTGCTCTCTACCTTTAAACGAGTCGCCACTTATAAAACTATCATACAATTTAAAAGCAGATGATTTATAGTTTGGTTCATTATTAAATTTAGATTCTTTATCCCCTAAATTGATAAGAGTAATTAGTAATACTACACTAACTATTGATATACAAACTTTTGCAATTGTCGAGTCTGAAAATTTCATTATTTAGTTTCCTTTAATTTTACGATCTCATGAGCAGCTTCCCAAATCTTTAAATAATTATCAATATCAGAGTATTCAGAAATGATTCCATGCTTCTGTAAAACAATAATTACTTGTTGTGCATCTTTTGTGTCTTGAGTCATTTTGTTAACCACTTTGCTTGTTTATAATTATTACATCTCTTTGCAACCTTTACCCAAGCCGTTAAGCAATCTTGCCAATCGAATGGTTCTACTTGACTGGTTGCATGACAGCTACAACATTCTAACATATATTTGTCTGGAAAGGTTCCCCAAGCTATTCGTTGTTTAACATACAGTTGATTGTGTCCTTTACAAAATGGACACGGATAGGGATTTTCATGATCCTCAGTTGTCCCTATCATTTCAAAATCTTTCATTTAAGTGGCTTATATAATATTTTGTTTGTTCGACATCTGCACTTATTAAGAACCTGAGTTGAATTATAAAATCCTCTATTCTTCCTTGAAGCAAAGGTTGTAGATCTTCAAACTTCTTTCCATCAAACTCTCCGTCTATTAGATGAAATTTGTTATCTATAAAAGCAGCGAAGACCATAACTAAATGAGCATTAAAAATACAATCTATAGTTTCTTTGTTATATTTTAAATGTACAGCTGGTAATTCTAAACCATAAATAGCTGCTTCTATTATTAAATTTGGATTACATTGTTTACGATTATCTTTTTTATAGTCGATATCTAGTTGATAAGTTCCACACTTTATCTTTTTTATTAAAGAATTAACCGAAGTAAAATCTTTAGATATTCTTATTCGTTCCATTTTGTTTCCTTGTTTTGTTTTGAAACGCGATCATTGAATAAATCAGCATCTTGATAAATCATTTCATTGATCAATACGATAGCCGCATTCAAATCTTCTATAGCAACCTTTGCTTGATAAAGAGCATTCTGCTTTCTATCTTTTAGCGCTCTGAGTACTTCAAGTTCGCTTTTATAGATAATTGTGTAATGACTATTTTTGTTTATCGTGTTTTTGATAGGTGGAAAATTTTTTTGATCTTTATCTGTTGAATTAACCATTTGAATAACAATTAAGTCTTTGATATGTTCAACGACTTTGAATTTGTCAATGATATCAGATGATCCTCTGAACATGTAGATAAACTCATCCATTACTTTTTTAGTCCTTCCATCAAAAAGATAATACGGTCTTTCTTTTCAATGATTTCATTTTGGATGGTGTACACTTCAAGTTCATCTCTGAGCTTAGCAGCAGATTTGTTTCTGTCAGCCTGCCACTCGAGTTGTTCCTTTTCGCCCATTAGATAAGCAGCACCAGGCCAAAGATTTTCATCTTGAAGCTGAGCGATTGTTTCTTCTACTAAAAATTTGATAGTCATGTTATACTTCCAATACTTTAAAAGTGTTTAATTCAATACCACGGCCGTTGACTTTTTCAACAACATCACTCATCCATTCATGATCGGCAAATTTTTTAAATTGATCTACCCAAACAAAGTAAGCTTCTTCGCTAGCTTTTTCTGCATTTCGAGCTCTGACAAACACTTCGACTTTCATAGTCTTTGCATCTCTTTTTCTCTTTGCAATTCTGTCGGTATCAGGAGCGATTTCATAAACTGCTTGTACTTTGAATGTGGCCATGATTTTTTCCTTATTAATTTATCTTTCTTACCTATTATAGTATAAGCCCTTAAACAAATAAGTCAACTTCAAAGTAACTTTATTTTGGTAGTTTTGATTCACATTGTAGACAACGGAAGCATCTTCCCTTTTGGCTCTCTATACAGAAACCTGGATTTGGTCTGAATTGTTCAAGAGGCTTTATCGTGTGACAAATGTAACAGTTCTTTTCGTCTGGTTTGTTCATGTTAAGTGTTTTCTCATCTTTCGTTCAAGCAACCGTTCGTTTAATAATCGTATACCGTTTTGCTCACTGCCAACTTCTGGATAGCTTAATTGAGTTCTACTATATTGTCCCCTACTCCATTTTCCATTTTTATAGAATTCTGTTTTGGGATTTGGAAATTGAGTATTAACTTTAAAAAGTGTTACTCCTGATAAGTGATAAGTGGTCATCTTAATGTCCTATCCAATAGTAGTCGCCACATGAAACTCTTTGTTGGTTTGTATCAGCAGCAACTTTATCTAACAACTCTTGAGAGGAATTTGAACTATGAAACAGCTCTCCGTTCTTCAACATAATGTGACGGTGTTTACTGAATATGCTACCAGTTTTTAATTCGTATTCATTTCCGCCTTTTGTGTACTTCCATAACATAATGATTACCTCGATTGTTGTTCGTTTATTAAACCTTCCCAATATGAAATCTGTTTATCTATTCCTCTCAGCTGACATCCAACATAATGATCTCCGTCAATACTAGCTTGAACGTTTGTGATGTTGCAATGTATGCAATGAGGGTAGTACACTGTGTCGTCCCAACAATTATCGTGTTTGATAATTAACTTGTTAAGCATGTTGTTTAATCTAGTTAATGTTGGGACGCAATTATCTTTCATTTTCAATTCCTTTAATCTAATACAAAGTATGCTACAACCATTGCAAGTATGTTACACCATGCTAACAATATACCAATGTAAATTAAATATTGCATTTTATCTTTTCACAGGGTCTTGGAATTTGTACACTAATGTGAAGTCAACATTTCCATAGAAGTCTCTCTTGAACTTCTTTTCAACTGTAAAATGATTATTGACTTTCTTTGCATCTGTTGACGAGTACACTGTGTCGTCACCTTTAACCTTCCATGATACATAGTCATTAGATCTCAAAACTTGTTCAATGGCTATTGGTTCATTTGGTTCTTTACTTTCATAAGTTATTTCACATGGAATAAACCAGAAGGCTACTACTTGTAACATTATTCCAATTACTATTAAAAAAGGATCAAAATCATTCTTTATCCCAAAAATAATTATCGTAATTCCTATTACACTAAATACTATCATTATCAATGCTATTACTACCATGTTTACTACCTCTTTGTTTTTATTAATTTAAAAAGAAAAGGCTTTCCACCTTTATGTCGGGTTTGCCCTCTGCGGTTCCGAGGTCGAACTATTAAGCTGATTACAGCACCATTACTGGTAAGGTAGCCACCGAACTATTAAACTGCAGTCTTGACCACAAGGGAATACGGGCCACAGTTCTCATACGTCATTTAATATCGTTTTAAGATTGAATCAAATACAAATTTTGGTAAAGGGATTCGATTTCGATTGTCATTGTAATATTGACCTTCACCTTTCTCTCCAGTACTTTCATACCAATCAACTCTATAAGATCCTTCATCAGTTTTTTCAATTACTTTAAAAATTGTTTCTGGAATAGTTTCATCAGTGCCAATCAAAGTCTCGTGAGGGTTTAACCAATAGGTACCTGGTTCCATTTGTGTCTTACCGTGAGGGAAGTCTTTCAAAATTAAGCTCCTTTTTTAAAGTAAACAGCATTGATTCTGGTTTCGGTTTCATGCCAAATGATTCCGTCAATAAAGTTCCATTGTTCAATCCAAACCTTCTCAGTTGGGTCATTAGCTAATTTGATAAGAGAATTGATCTTACGAGAAACAGCTTTGTCGCTGACTTCATCTTCTGTGATTTTATATCCACGATCTATGCTTTGCTGTTCAACTTCACTAGACTTGTATTTGTAATTTCCATTACATCCGCACATGCAACCTAGATTCCCACTATAAGAACTATGGATAGTAGATTTTAATTCGTTGATCATTTCCTGGCTTGCTTCAATTTTGACAGCTTCTTTCATTTTCAATTCCTTTTATTTTCTTACCTATTATACTATACGCCCTTAAATAGATAAGTCAACATGAAACGTAAATTAATCTTTGTAAAGTTTAGTAACAGAAGTGTCCGCATATACTATTTTTTGAGGACTCGTTACTCTGAGATCTTCGCCTAAAAGTTTGTACACTAATTGGTGGTTATGGCCACCACCCCAATTTTGCTCAGATTCTGTATCTACTGTAATACCATGTTTTAGTTGAAGATCTTTTAGTTCTTTCTTAAATGCATCTAGGCGGGTTTTATATTCGCCTCTTACTTGAGATAATATTTTCATTTTACAGACATCCAGTTATAACTGCTGTTTCATATGAACGATCAGACTTTTTGTGTTCTTGTGTTGGATTGTTCTTTCTTTCTTGTGCACACATTTCATAGATTGCATTTTCTTCGCGAATCTCTTGCTCGAGTTCTTCCTGTGTCAGCTCTATATCGAATTTCCACAACATCCACTGTTTATAAACTTTACTGCTAGCAGAAGGCATTGGCGATGCATAGAATTTTAAATTTAAGTATTGTCTTTTTAAGAATTTTATCATCATCTGTTTCCTTTTAATGTTTATCTTTTTTACCTGTTCTAATATACACCCTGAACTAGATAAGTCAACATCAAAAGGTAATTATTTATCCAAATGTTTTCTCATTTGTTTAAAAAGTTTCTGTTCCTCGTGCCAATCATCATACTTCTGTTTTGTCGAAAGACAAATATCTTTCTTTTTCATTGACTTCTTCACCCAGTCCTTTCCATAGTGTATAAATGTTCTCAGTTCTGTTTTAAAATAGAACTGATCTTTTTCAAACTTTTCACATTTACAAATCATGTAATTTTTACCACCCCACTTTACCCTGAAGTATTTACCTATCCATTTTTTATTCCCACCATACTTTTTCATCGATAATTGCTGAATAAATTTTGCATAAACTTTTGTTGATCTTCAGACCCTTCCCAACAAGCTTCACATCTCATATGCTTATTTTGAATCAATGCATCATTACATTTGATACAAATTTCCTTAGTGGGTTTTGCGGATTTAACTTTCATGGTGACATCACGATCGTCATCAAAGGTGCTACATGATGACCACGCGACAGTATTGATACTGCCTTTTTTAGCTAAGTCTTTTTTATCTCTACACACCACTCTTACTTTCTGAGTGAATGTAAACTCGACATCATATACTTTGTATTCATCTTTTTTACTCATTTTTAATTTCCTTTAATCTATTTTTCATGAAGTAGAGTATTTAATTTAAACTGCATCTAGTGCCTTCTTCATTTTCGGATCATCCCAACCTGGATTATCGTCTATGTATTTTACCATCACAAAATTAAGCTTCTTCTCATCGTGCTCTTCTTGTGTACATGACACATATTGCATTACAAAATCTTTCAATGAAAGTGTAATCATATTGTTGTTCATTCCTTGAAATGTAATACAAGTAGTGTTTTCATTTCCGTCGAAGTAGAAAGTTTTTACAACGTTTACGATTGAAATATATTGATACATCTTAGTTGAAAACCTTGTTTGATCTTCAATCGACTTCCAGTATTTTTGTGAAATATCCATGTTGTTCCTAGTTTAAATAATGAGCCATCTTTTTATCAAGTACAAACCTGTCAAATTGTTCCTTTGTTATTTCATAAAATGATTTATGTTTTACGAGTGACATGAACCACTTAACTCCCATTGACAGTGATAGCATATCAGGAGTCTGTATGAATACAGAAGTGCTAGTTATTTTATGAATAAAAATACAATCATGAAACGTGGTTGAATTAAAATACTTGTTTTTGTATTTTTTATTAAGGTGTTTTATTCGTAACGCTTTTGATTTTCTTTTTTGTGTTTTAGATTTCATTACAAGTGCTTTTTCATTTCTCGTTCTAATTTAAATTCTTGTATTTCTGTTTTACTTATTTTACAATCATGTGGGTGTTCTCCAAATCGATCAGACAAATTAGCATGCCCAGACCAGACCTGTCCTTTTGTAAACAACTCAATGCGTCCGTCTTCGAATTGTCGCATTAGAAACTTACTTTGTGGATTGTGAAATGTTCTGAAAAAGTAAATCATTTTGTTTTAAATTTTACTTTACATTTCTTTGCTTCGGGAATATATAGATCATCATCGGACAGTATACTCATGGTATCTAACTCTCCATCACACCATTCAATAGCTAAAAAGATATCATCTATCTTTTTATAAGTGTGAAAATATAGAGACGGTTTAGGATCATCTCGTTCGCCCATTGGCCATTCATATGTTTTGTTTACTTTAAGCACTTTTAAAATCCTCGTGTAGACCTGCTAATCCAATTTTAACAGAATGTAAATGGTTTTTGATTAGAGAGCAAACATAGCCAGTTTGATCAATAGGTTTTTTGGGAATCATTTCAGGTTGGTTTATACGTTTGGCCATCCATGTCATAACTTCATGAGTGCATTCGTTCATTACCTTAAACGCAATTTTGTCACTGACTTCCTGTTCGATCAATGCTAGTGCAACTTGCTTTCCGATTATATAAATAGGTGAACAGTCATTTGTATTAAAACCAGGTTTAAAATGATCAGCTAATGCCTTCTCGATTTTATTCTCTAACCGTTTGATTTTTTTCTTTTCCAACATTCTCTGATGATTTCTGATGTTCTCTTTTTTGGAACTCATATTAATCGTCCTGTTATTTTTTACCTATTCTAATATACACCCTTAACTAGATAAGTCAACTACAAATCAAATGTTTTTTCATCGTTTGTTCTAAAATGTGAGTGGTCACTTCTGCCTTTTTTACAATAGTGCATTGTTTAAGTATTGATTTGTCAGCTGACCATTTAATAACCCACTGCAAGGTTTGTTCGTTTAAGCTAAAGATATTTTTATGTTCTGTTCTTAAATATCGTATTTCATTCTCAACTACAAGGCTACCACTTGCGGTAGTACCATACAATCTTCTTTTGCGCTTATAATATTTCATGACAAGTGTTCCTTCATTTTACGATCTAATATATACTGATCATACTTGAGTTTTGAAATTTCCTTTATTTGATTATATTCCAAATTAGTATGAATAAATTCTGCTGAATCGCCATAGCTATTAGGTATAGTGAAAGGACTTTCAAAATAAAACGTGTTATTATTATAACCAGTACATTGATAACATGGGTCACCGTGATAATAAAACATCTGAAAGAATTTACCAATAAGTAGTTTACTTTTATTGTCAATTGTATCTTGATGAGATTTCATTTTGATAAAGGTCTTTGCTTGGTTGTAAAATTGTTTAGTTGTAGGCTTGTACAATTTTTCGAAATCTCGAACAGATTCTACAAACACAAATCCATTACAACATTTTAAAGTAACCCACTCGTGTAAAGCATTTTCATCATGGTCCCAATTAGTATCATATTGCTCTAATGTTACTGCGACACAAACATCGTGGTCATGAGAGGTCCAATATGATTTTAACAAATTATTATAGTTCATATTAAATGCTCACTCATCTTTTCTTCTAATTGCTGTTCAATAATTTGTTGCTTGGAATGATCGAATCTATTTTCATCATACCATTTGTCTATGTGCTGTAGACAGTGCCTCTGAAGGTAACCACCAAATTGCAACACTTTTGCACCTGGTCTTATATTCCATTTGTATGACAAGTATTCAGATGCTAGTTCACCGAACCTCAAACCATTCCAATCGAAAGTGTCACTATTAAACCATTTATCAAAATGATCACTGCAATGAATACACAACATACTCACTGAAGTTAATGGGAATGTTTGTTCAGAGTACCACTCGTCAAAGTGACGAGCATTAGCTGAGAACCATTCATTTGTGTATTCAATTTTCATTAGTTTAGATGTAGTTTCATCTTTTTAAATAATTCAATATTATCATAAGCATCGTCACTGGCTGTTTCAGCTTGTTCAAATGTTTTATTTAATTCAAGAGCAATCAAGTTGATGAGAAATTTATATCGCGTGTCCTTTACCAATCCGCAATATTTTAAATCAATTCCCAAATCATCTATCGGATTATCATTACAGCTTAAATTTGTTAAATTAATACTGACATCATTTAATTGTTTCGTAAAGTAAAATAATCCCTTGCATTCAAGTTGCTCTAAAATGGAATACCAATCACCAGATGAATAATTTTTACGATCGTTTTTTCGTTTGCTATCTCCTGTCAAGGCTCTTCTTGCTGGTGGAAGGGGACATGATAAATCCAATTTATCAGATATCAATTCTAAATTTTCATATTTTAACTTTTCTTGTATACTTGTTATGCATAATCCGAAAGTTGATTTTAATTCACATCCATTCTTGTCCAAACGTAACAATATATAATTCAAAGGCACACGAGGCGATTCATTAAATTTTATTCGATTTCCATATGTCCTAGTCGTGTGGTAATAACCATAACCTGACTTTACACGGTATTGTTTATAATATCCCACTACTTTAAAATCACAACCTTCATTAAAGTTTGTTCCCATGTATCCTTTTATAATTTTAAACTTTGAACCGATTGGAAACTGTGGATGATCTTTAGGATCGAAAGTTTTAATATGATCACTGACTAATTTTCTTGCAGTAGAGTTGTAATACATTTCTTGAAATTTCATTAGAAGTTATCCATTTATTAGTTGATTAATTATCATGGGCAAGTGACGGAGGACGTCATCTTCAGGAGTTGGAAAATGTTTTTTGTCTTTATCATCGCTTGAAGTTACTACTACACCAGCTCTCTTCATTAGCGTGCACTGAGAAAGATGTAGTTCGCAAACACTTCTCTCTAATGATTTACTACAACCAGTAGTCATGTCTCGAAGCGTGACAGATTTTTTAGATACTTTTATAATCTTATATTGATGAGTAACGTGATTGTGTTCCCATTCATCTCTTAATTTCAAAACCATTTCAATACTCCTTTTGTATTTCAGATAGTTAAATTAAATGTTTTGCCATCTTTTGTTCTAAATTTGTAATTAAAATTTGTTCTTTGGATTGTTTATATATCTCTGGATAGTACCAAGTATCGATATATTCAATACAATAATAAGATAGATAACTTGTATACTGCCAATCAAACGTTCCTAGTTCAAACCAATCGTGAAAATAATCTTTACAGTATACAGCCAATAACCAACTCTCTTTCCATTTAAAAGTGGTCTTATCGAACCACTTGTGGAACAATTGATGGTTTTGTTGGAACCAAATATTTGAATAATCAATATGCATTATATTAAATGTCTCTTCATCATCTCTTCAAGATGTAACTGCCGTAGTTGCTGTTTTGTTTCATCAAATATTTTTTTGTGGTACCAAGTGTCTAAATTGTCCATACAATACATTATCAGATATTCACTATATGACCAACTAAATGTTTTGCGATCAAACCAAATATCAAAATGCTCAGGACAACATCTTGCCAACATCCAACTACGACTCCACAAAAACGTGTCTTTGTTAAACCATATAGGTAAAGTGCTTCTATTTGCAGAAAACCATCTAGTTGTGTACTCGATTTCCATTTTTGATCTTTTCGCTTGTTTGATTTACACTATGTCTTGTTTCTTCTTGAGCTATTTGTTTATCGACATTTCCAATATACCAAATACCTTGATGTATTTTTGACCATACTGTTTTTCCATTTACTGATCTTTCAAATATTCCGGTCGTATCACTATTTGATAAATTAATAGCGTTCCATTTATATTTTCCGAATGAGATGAATAATGTTAAAGTGTTTGGCTCAACATATTCTATTTTATGAAATCGTTTTGATTTATGCCAAATAAAACTGAGAAAATTATACTGTTTAAATATCGGATTTTGAAATCCTATTCGTTCTATGTAACCACCTTTTAGAACTATACTCAAATAATTGAAAGGGTGATTGTGTAATAATTGTGTAGTGTCCTGTCCAATAAATCTATGTAGACGTATATGTATTTTCCAAAACTTTAATATTGTGAATCGTTTTAATAGATTTGGAATGGTTGTATATTTTTTAAAGAATATCATAATTGTTATTTAGTTAGATGTTTTGTCATAGATTTTTCTAAGTGCTCTATTTTCATTTGTTGTTTTGAAAAGTTTTTATACTTTGATTTATCATACCAAATATCGATATGTTGGATGCAAAATTCTGGAAGAGAGAATGAACAATCCCAATGAAACTTATCTTTGTCCCACCACTTGTCAAAATGATCACTACACTTTTCACTTAAATACCATGAGTTTTCCCAAATGAATTTATCAGCGTCCCACCAAAAGTTAAAATCTTTAGAACACCACCTTGCTAATGTTCCACTCTGTGTCCAATCAAATGTATCTGTATCAAACCATACCTTTATGTGCTGTCCACAATGAGTAGCAAATGCTGAACTAAATGAGTTCCAAAACACCTGCGTGTGATCAAACCAAATAGATATTTTATTATTGCAATGCTCGATTAAAAACATTATATAGTTCCAATCGAATGTTTTACTATCAAACCAATCGGATATTAAATGAGAGTGTTGCTTAAACCAAATTTCATTATATGTAATTTCCATCAACTAATCCATATGTTCGGTCATTTTAAAATAAAGGTTTTGTTCTTGTAATTCTATTTTTGTGGCCTTAAATTGTTGTTGATCAAACCAAATATCAATATGCTCGAAACAATGTACAACTAATTCCCATCTTGAAGTATAATTGAACTTATCAATATCAAACCATATCAAAAATTTATCAGAACAACATCTCGCTATTTGAAGAGATCCGTGTTGAAAATTATAAGTGTTTGGATCAAACCAAATGTCAAATTTTTCAGGGCAATGTTCAGCTAATAAATTGCTAAAATTAAAGTCGAACTTTTTTGGATTATACCAACTGTCAAAATACTGTGCGTTTTCATTGAACCATTTATATGAGTAGCAAACAGATTGCATCAGGGCCTCTGTGAATCGTTTTTGCCACGTGCTGAAGGCTGTTCGATTAAAGACTCCAATGTGTGATCATCTTCAATGTCTATACCTAAATAAGAGGCTCTTTTAACAGCATCTTCGATAGTGTCTTTTGCATATGTATTTCTATTATGAGCATATCTTCTAGCCATCCAAAGAGTGTCCCAAATAATGGATCTCAATTTACTATTTTCTTGCTCGAGTAGTTTATTTTTATTCATTAGCTATTCATGTGTTGTTTCATTTTTTGCATAAGAGGCATTTCCTCAAATTCAGAAAGAATAGTTTTACAATGTTGACCACTTAAAGCTGCTAGAACTTCAGCAATCATTTGCTCATTACCAGGTTCAATTTTTATCTGCATTGTGGTACATGCAGTGTCGTGAAAATAAGTGTCATTGCCTTTTGGTAAATCTAATGATTTTATAACAGATCTCCAGTAACCTGCACGAGCCTGTGCTTTATCTCTTTCGGACAGTTTATCTTCGAGTCTTTTCTGAATCTTTTTCTGTCTATCATAACAACTCTGTATCATTTTTGTGAGTTTGCCATCTAAAAAATCTAGCACGTCTTGTTGACAATAAGAGTCACCTTCAAATATTTTTGTGGATGATGCAGTCAATTCACTTTGATTATAATCACAGACTTTTAGTTTTAACTTAGTACCTGTCCACTTTGCATAATGACCATCTACTTGAGTAAGATCAACTCGCCAATCTCTTTTATCAGGAGTTTCGAAAATAAAATAATTATATCCTTTGCTGGTGACTTCGTACCCGTTTGGAAGCTGTGCTACCAGTTCATTAATACCAAACACGATAGAAGATCTTACAGAGTTCCAAACTTCCGGATCGTATGTTTTATTTTCCATGATACTATTTTTCCTTTTTGTCTTGAGATGTACGAATGCCTAACCACTGAAAAACTCTTGTTTCTAGCTCTTTAAATTTCTTTCGATCGTCTTTAATCCTTTGCTTCTTCTGATTCTTTTTAGATTTTTTCATTACATGCAGTCGTCCATATGAGCGTTAAGATTATTTTCAAGAGTTTTATTATCACAGTCAACTGCTGGATACAATTCACAGTTTTCCTCTCCACATTTTGACCAGCTCTTAACTAAAGATTCAGCTTGGTCGCAATTGCGATCGATGTACTGTTCGCAAACTTTCTTTGCATTTTGCTCAGTGGTTTCAATTTCTTCATTGAGCCATTCACAGCCGTTCATTGTAGAGTAATAAAATTTTAGTAACATTTTAAATCCTTCGTTTTTCTTACCTATTTTAATATACCCCCTTAACTAGATAAGTCAACTCCAAACAAAAAAAGATCCTATAAAATAGGATCTTTTTTTGATATTTGTAACTACTAAAGTCTGTTTTTTCTACTTAAAAGTTTCTTTAGTTTTGATGAACTATTGAACGTGTCCATTGCTTCAATGATTATATCCCTAAGATATTTGTAACTCTTATCATCTTCTGTGAAGAATCTCAATGCTATTGCAGTTGCTATTTCAATACGAGGATCGTCATGTGAGTATTTGTGATTTTTTGACCAAGGCATTCCTAAATGATCCTGCACGTCTAATAATATTTTTCCGTGCTTCTCAGCCTCTTGCATCATTCCCATTCCACAATTAGTACCCAACCACTGAATAACCGAAGCGATATCCTTACAAGTAGCTGAACTAATTTGGTCACGTTCTAGTAATTGAGGTAAGAAATCTTCATGCTTGTGATTCCAATCTCTCCAAACCTTATAAAACCAATGTTCATACCCGTTTGATTTTGTTCGTTCAAATGAGTGTCCTTTGTGATCAGGACGGATAGCAGCATTTAAATCCGTCAATGACTGTCTAATATTACAAATAGAACATAAATTCTCAGGTGTACAATCTGCAAGACCTCCGTCTTCATTATCACATTCAAGACCTTCAACTTGGTGCTCCAATCTCATTTTACAATCATTTAATAATTCTAATTGTGCGGTATCCATTTCATTTTTTCCTTGTGCGATTGTATACATTCCATCTTTGCAACCTCGTGCGATTTTTCAGCTCTGATGTTTTGATATGTTTGTTGATGTACTAATACTTTATTCTTTTCTAAAATCAAGTTTCGACAAATGCTTTTAGGAATCCACAAGCTAGGATTATTTGCAAATGAAAATAGATAATGAGTTTCTGTTTCACGTTCTATCGATTCAAAACTAATTGAACGATGATAATAATTTGGATCAGATCCCCATTGAAAAACTGATTTGCTTCCGTGATAACTTTCGCCCCAACTTGGACATCCCATTGATTCCCATTGATCAAATGCTTCTATGTAATGATCACCGTGCATTTGCTACCTTCCTTCCGTGAGTGAGGGTTATCATTTTATCATCAGTTTCATTATATTCAAACCACTCATCTTTCCATTTTCCTCTGAAGCTAATCGCCCAAGCAGTTTTTGTGCAATGTATTTTATGGACATTGTCACGAGGAGTGTACTTGACATTTCCCATCTTAAATTTCTTCAAGGATGATTGTTTTGTTTCAACATCCATAATCTGTTCTTGTACATTTCCTTTCAACCAAAACGTCAATGCATTGAAAGCATGAGAATGAAAATTTTCTCTGTCGTTCGGATTAAATTTTAGTAACACAATTGAAAACAACCATTTGATTTCAATCAACCAATATCCACTAACGCCTGAATTTGGTCCGCCATCCGATTTCTTTTTGAATATTAACATATCGGATTGTCCTTTCCGTAAGCAGTTCTCCACCTTGTAAGACCACGTTCCTTCAAAGCAGACATGCAATTATCACAAACATAAGTGTGGCCCTCTAATACAATATAACAATCAGTGAGATCTTGATCTCCTGCATTTACCAAAGCACTTATTTCAGCGTGATGAGATTGACCACAAACCTCTTTACATAAGTGATATCCTTCTCCAGTTTCCATCCCGACACGAGGACACTCAGTCACTTCGTCATTTGATATGGAATTACTTCCGGTAGAAATTTCCGTTCCATATCTAAAAATTGTTGCATGTACAACTTGTTTTAAACATTCCTGACTCATATCATCTCCAATTGCGTTTCGATATCTATCAGTAATTGTTGAAGATCTTTTCGTTCTTGTAAAATTACTTTTTCGTTATCTGTTGACATCATATTATTCAACATGCAAAGCTGATCCTCTACAACAGATTTACTTCTTGTTAATATACTTGCGATAGGATTGTATTTCACTTCAGTTGTTGAACTAAATCCTGTTAATATTTTTCCGCTAGTCATAACTGTTGTTGTATTACAAATATGTTTCGTATTACAAACTATTTTTGTTTCAGTTTTTGATCCATGAGAACATTGATGTTCTTCATCCCAACTTACAAAATTATCACATCCGTCACAATACATTCCAAAAATCTCCGTGTTGTTTTTCTTCGATCTCTATTGGATCCATGTCCTGAGTCAATACCGTGCACACAACTTTTCTTACACTATCATAAACTAATCTTAGCTTGTGACCATAATGATTATAATCAAAAATTGAAACTCTATTTGATTGTTTGTATACAAATGTTGCATGTCCCTTTTGAATAGCTGTTATCCACACTCTGAATGATTCACGGTTTGGTTCAAATCCAAATCTTTCAAGACATCTTTTTTTACAATGTAGTTTCTGACAGACACTTTTATCAGGTCGATTATTCTTTTTTCGCTTACTCATGAGTTATTCTCCAATATGTCAACTATTTGATCTAAAGTATTATCAATCACTGATTGCTTAATTATATCAGGATTTTGAATTTCTCTACAAACTATTCCACATGGATGACATCCGTTACGTTCGACCCACTTCTTAAAAGCTTTCTTTTCATCGGTGGCTGCCACGTGTCCTATCACTTTTACATCATAGTTCTGCGAGGTGACACTTTCCAAATACATAAAGAATTCAAAACATTTTAAAGTTTGCTCTGGCATATTTCAACTTCCTCCAATAAATAAAATAGTTTCATCATCACTTTTAAGATTTTCCACATCAAGCTCGAGGTGTAAATGACTTTCATCTAATTCCAATGATGCTGAGTTTACATAGATTTCATTACTATCCAACCTGATTGTTTCAGTTGCACCATATTCGCCATTAGTGAAACATTTTAAATCACCATGCTTTTCAAACTTTAATTGTAGATCAGAAATCAATTGAGATAACATCATAATGTATTCCTTATTACCTGATTATTGTTTTAATTTTTCCCGGTAACCGATAATCTAGGATAGTAAATACCGAAGATGTTAATTCAACTTTTGGTTCAGACTTTTTTGTAATCCATCTTTTTGTAGCAAAATAAGCTTCACGAGTAGTTTTTTTAAACCATATCCGTTTAGTAACAGTTTGTTTTTCAGTGTCTTCTTTGCGATAAAGTTCAGGATTATCTATTTCAAATGGATCATCATACAAGCCAAATCCTTGTTCCACTTCGCGTTTTCTTCCGACCAGACACAATACACCGTTTTCAAGAATTTGTATTTTAGGATCAAGGATAAGCGTGTCTCTGTTCGGTTTCCATGACGGAGAGTCATCCATCAATTCAATTTGGACATTGATACCTGATTGATTAACAATAGCATAATTTGCAGTGAGTTTCATATTTGATTCCTTTATTAACCTAAAAAAGCTGTTAATTCATTTAACTTTAATTGCTCTTGTGCTATAATATTTTCTATTTTTGCACGTGCGGTCTTTAGATAATTCTTTGATATTGGTTTTACAGAAGGTGACATTGAGTCTTTAAACTCGCCATCTCTAATATAAGCCTCTGCTGAAGCACCAGAAGCAAGTTTAAAAATACCAACCTCGTGCCCATTTTGATTAGTTTTAATTTGTCCAGTGAACTTGCAAGGTACCCAAGGGATGTTTTTAGAATTATATTTTACACGAGTCATGTAAACTTTATCTAAACTTACTTCTGATACTTTCAATGTATTTGACATGTTGTATTCCTTATTAACTTTACCTACTCTAATATACACTGTTAACCTAGTAAGTCAAGCTCAATCCAAATATTTTTTCATCTTTTCGTTGAGTTTATATTCTCTAAATCCATCGTGCCAAATATCAATGTCATGTACACAGTGCCTAAACAATAAGGTTCCGTCATTCCAATTAAATTTATCTTTATCAAACCAAGTTTTAATATGCTCTGGACAAAATTCAACCAAATAATCTGAATACCCATCCCATTCATATTTTTCAGGATCCCACCAAATTTCAAAATAATCAAAGCAATATTGAGCTAACAATTCACTCCACGACCAATCAAACGTGTCTGGATTAAACCACTGTTTTATGGTATCACAGTTATTATCAAACCAATCTGATTCGTATCTAATTACATCATTTTCATTGTAGTGGTACATGTTAATCTATGTGCCTGTTCATTTCTTTAAATAATTTATATTGCTCAAAATCAGGACCCCAAATGTGTTTTTTGTCCATGCAATTTCCACTTAGATAATGGTTCATTCCCCAATTAAAAAGTTCCGGATCGTACCACTTGTCAAAATGATCTGAACAATATCTAGCCAATTGTAATGAATTGTGTCTCCAATCAAACGAATTATGATCAAACCAAATATCAAATTTATGATTTCCAAATTTACACAACCAACCAATTTCGCCAACCCAAAACAGGTCAGGATCCCACCATTTGTCAAAATTCCTAATACAGAACCGTGCTAGTTTATCAGAATTACATTTCCACATAAAAGTTTCTTTATCAAACCATTTGTCAAAATGCTTAGCGTTCTTTTTAAACCACTCTGATGTGTACACAATTTCCATTGTTAATCCAAATATTGTGACATTTTATTAAACAGAACATACTGATCATATCCTTCTTTCCACACGTGTTTGTAATCACCACACTTTGACATCAATGTAGGATACTCGTCCCAATCGAATGTGTCCTTATCAAACCATTTTTCAATAAACGTTGGACAGTGAATCATTAAATCATATTGGTTGTTCCATTTTAAAACGTTGGTTTTGTTAAACCAAGTCTCAAAATACCTCGAGCAATACTTTATGAGATAGAACGAAGAGCTCCAATCAAATAGATCTTTGTCAAACCACAATTCAATATAACGAGGACACTGTTTTGCTATTATATGAGAACACTCCCATAAAAACGTTTCCTTATCAAACCATGTGTGTATTAAGTGTTCATTTTGCTTAAACCACAATTCTGTGTATTCAATTTTCATGCAAGTGCTCTTTCATTTTCTGATTTAACAAGTGTTGTTGATAACCAGCTTTCCAAATTTTAGAATGTTTAACGCTATGAATCTCTAATATTCTTTTATTGTTCCAGTTGAAGGTTAAAGGATCAAACCATGTTAACAAATGCTTACTGCAATATTTTGCTAGATAATATGAATCCCACTCCCAATCAATACGATCCTTATCAAACCATTTGTCAAAATGCTTGTGACAATATTCCTCTAAGTATTCAAGAGCTCCCCAATTAAATGTTTTGGGATCAAACCACTTATCAAAATGTTTGTCACAATACTTTGCAAATAGACCAGTGTGTTCAGTTACAACACACTCTGGTGTAAACCACTCGTCAAAGTGTTTTACATTTGCTTTGAACCATTTTTCTTTATACTGAATCTTCATTTAAGTGCTCTGACATCTTTTTGAATGTTAAATGTTCAGCCTTTGCTTCTTTCCATTTTGTTCTATTTTCACAATTGTGAGTTTTGTTATACACAGGACTGTCAAAATTAAACTTTTCTTTATCGAACCATTTGTCAAAGTGTCGTGAACAATATTTTACTAAGTGATAAGAAAATTTCCAATCAAACGTGTACTTGTCAAACCACTTGTCAAAATCTTTAGAACAGAATTTTGCTAAAAGGTTTGAATAATACATGTGGTGAAATTCTCTATCATACCATTTGTCAAAGTCACTGTTGCAATACTTTATCAATTTGTTTACATAGAACCATTCAAATGTTCCCTTATCAAACCACTTATCAAAGTGCTTGGCATTTTGCTTAAACCATTCTGATGTGTATTTAATTTCCCTTGTCATTTAAAACTTCTCAATGTACCATTCGCCATCTTTATCATTATCTAAAACGATATCTTCCAAGTGACTTTTTGAAATTTTTGCAATTCCGAATAAGTTGGGATAGCGAGTCCAAGGCCAAAGTTTTGCACCTCTGTAATATTCACCTTGACGGTTTCTAATACAATACAATTTATCTTTCGGAATTTTAATAGTGGTCTGTCGAATAAAGTAATTCATTTAGGCAACTCTCTGAACGTATTGTTTATAGGCAACTTGCCAAATGTGTTCTTTGTCTTTGCAAAACGTGTGCAACATTTTTGCATATTGCCAGTTAAAGGTATCTTTGTCAAACCACTTATCGAAATGTTCACTACAGTGTTCTGCTAAAAAATCACAGAAATAATAATCAAAAGTTTTTGCATCAAACCATTTATCAAAATGATCTGGACAGTATTGCACTAAGTAAAAGTAGAATATCTTCTCGAATTTATTTTTGTCAAACCACTCGTCAAATTGATCATTATACATTAGGAACCAATTACATGTGTACTGAACTTTCAATTTCTTCTTTGTCATTGCTTGCTCTTCTATTATGATTAACATGGTGTATCTGACTAATATTAATATACACTCTATATATTAAAAGTCAAGCTCATTTAACTAAAACATTATTAATAATAACCGTATGCTGCAATACGACCTTCGATTCCTCCGCCTACATTTGGAGCATTCATTGAATGTTTTTTCCATGAGAAGTTTATGTACAACACGTGACCATCTGCAAATCCCAGTGGAAACTTTGGCTGATTATCATCATGCCATCTGATTTGCTTCATTCCCCAAATCCTACCGTTGTTCAAACTCTTTTGATAGAACAATGCTTTGCTACTAGGATAAGCGAATCCGTCTATTAAAATTTTTCCACCTTGAACATTTGTGAATTTGTCAATGTTCATCGTAGTAGCATACTTTACAACATAGCTACTTCCATATAACCAGTAATTTGTTTTCTCCGTTCTGAATCCTCCTGCTGCCCAACTCTGTCCAATGTCAGATGGACACTTTGCCACTTTAGAGGTTCCTGTGAAATCATCCAAATATCTATTTAGTGGTCGATCTTCCGGTTTATGATTTCCCCAACTTTTATTTCCCTTTATCCCAGCATAATCATGATACCATTTATGGTAAATGACAAGTCCCGAGTTATCATCTGTGTACATTTGATAAGCGGCTGATAATTGCTTGTGGTTGTTTATGCACACTGCAACGTACGATTTCTTTCTTGCTTTGGCTAAAGCTGGCATTAGGATGGAAGCAAGTATACCAATGATGGCAATTGCTATTAATAATTCTATGAGAGTAAATCCTTTAGTTTTCATATCAGTTTTCCTGTTTATTTGCATCTTTACTTATCATTGAAAAGCGCAACAAAAACCACTCTCTGGATTTATTCCATCCAATTTTTAACATGTTGGTTTATTGTTAACCCGTTGATCTTCTTTATTTTCCTATCCCATCCTATCGATTTATAGTAATCGTATAAATTTATAGGAGGAATATCCAAAAATGTTCTGTAGTTCAACATAGGAAATTTTATTGCTTGCTCTTCTTCATGTTTCTTTTCATATTCCATCACACAGGCAATCAACGAATCATACGTTCTAAATGTTTTATGTTTCAAATATTGTTTATATCCACCACTTATCATTGTTCGATTGAAACAATTATAGGATATGCCTTGTTGATAAGAATCTATAGACACAGGACGGAGGGTGTCTCTGTTGCCAATTTCAACACTACAATACTCAATGAATGGATACATGTTATTTTTCCTTTTTAAAACAGTTTACACTGGCGTGAGTAGTGCTTGTGTGAACAACTTTGTATTCGAGACGAAATGCCTCAAACAGCGCTTTCTGAAGCTGAGCAGCTACCTTAATCCAAAATACAGGATTCTGTTCATCTTGCTTATTTTTAATCATAATATATTTTCCATTCAATCTTATGTCGATGACTGTGTCGCCCTGTAATTGAATAGTTTGTTTCACTTGATCCGCAACTCGCTGTACTCTTTCCACGTGTCCCATTATGATACCTCTTTGATTTTTATAAATAACTGTAATAATATATTAGGAGTGCTCATGTCACATCAAGTTTCAGTATCCACGTTTGCAGGTATGGTAATACCTTTTACTTTAGCAGCAGATGCAGCAGTAAAAAAAGAATTAAAAGTAGTCACAGACGTTGTAAATGAAACTAGCTACTATCAGGTAAATTCCATTGAAGGATGTAGCACTGTGGTGTTTGCAACAAATCACCCTACGTTACAAGCAGCCGTTGATTATTACAATAGTATCAATGATACCAATAGCTTAGAACTGTTTACTGCATTCAACTTATTGCCTTAAATAATCCTTTGACCATTTGAACGAGTGCAAACACTAACAGTGCGACATACACAGTTGCTATAATAGTACCCATTTTAAGTTCCTTCAAGGTGGGTTGACATTTTCTTGAATAATACATTTCGTTCAGGATCTAGCGCATCGTAGAAACACTCGTCTAAGAAATTGTTTAATTCAGATGTGGTATCTTCTATAAATTGATTTCTAGATTCTTCTATAATAATCGAAAACAGTTTGGTAATGTTTGATCTGTGATGAAATGATTGAATAACTCTTTTTTGTACAATAGATGTAATCTTTTTTATCTCCCTATTTGTCATGTCCATTAGAATCTCCCATGTGTGTTTCCATTTTTGCATGTAAAATTTCTATCTCTAATTTATACATTTTATCTCTTAATTGTTCTAATTCCTCTTGCATTTTTGCAACAGTTCTTCTATCAACATAATAATTATCATCATGTATTTGTGATGCAATAGCCCAAGCAGTATCAGCCCATGTACTTTGTTTTGAAGTTGATATATTTTTATTCATCCAAACACTGCACAGGCTTTGTCAACTGTGTTTGAGAAAGAGGAGCACCCATCATAGTCATATTCGGATCCGTCGATAGCATCACCTGCTTCATCAACTTCCAATATAAAATAACAGTCGCCACGTTTTTCAATAACACAGTTGACATCAAACAAGCCTAAATAAAATAATACAAAGTTGTCGGTAAAAACTTTTGATTGGGACCGCCAATCAACAACTACAGTAAACATTTCCATATTAATTTCCTTTTTTAAATCGGAGAGTTATAAAGTGGCATGATTGCCCAATGGGTAGGTTGGTTATAAAACCAGACCGTACATTCACTATCACTAACTTCTATATCTCCTACTCCAATAAATTCTCCAGAACTGTTGCTAAAGTAAGCCACTATCAATTCGCCGTTCATCATTACAAAATAATTTCCATCTGTTACAGGGAATGTAGATCTTACACTTTCTTCAAATTCGTTCCATTCTAAAGTCATATTATTTCTCCCTGTGCTTTGACATTGTCGATATTAAAAGTTGTTCGTTAAATTCCTGTGAGGATATCGAACTAAAAAATTCATGATCTATCTTAAATAAGTCTTCATATGTTTTGATGATTTTATGACTAAAGGACTGACATGATGTAACATAACCACTTCCAAATTCATCTGTAGCTTCAAACATTATATAATTTACACTGTGCTGACCCTTAAAATAATGTCTCGATATTATATCTTCCATCCGGGCCTCTGTTTAACTATATCTCGATATTTGATTGAAACTGCAAGTTGTTTTTCCCAATGCTCAAACTTATTATTGATTTCGAGTTTTCTTGTTGCAAATTCTAACGGTCCCATCTTCGTTCTTTTCAACAGCTCAGCAAGTGCATCCACTTCTGTGTCGTAAGCTAACTGAACAAAAAAGTCGAAAATTGAAGATGGGACTTTATATGCACTCATTGAATTATCTCCAAAGGATGACATAATCGCCAAAATATTTTTCAAATACTTGTAGGAGATTTTCATAATCTCCAGATTGCATTTCGTCTAATACTTTATTTGGATCGATATCAAGTTGCTTTGCGAGATCAGTTGCATATCCCATTAACGGAAATGCGTTTCCCTGAGGGCCGTTTAAATCAATTTCAAGCTTACCTGAACTAGGTCTTTCACTTATATCACGTATCATTTAAAATTCCTTTTTTTATTACCTATATTAATATACCCTCTTTAATGATAAAGTCAACACCATTTTCAAATAAAAAGGGATTTTAAAAAGGCATTGGAGGATGTTTTCAATAAATATCAATATACAAATAACTATATTGAGGAACCGTCACATGAAAATAAATCCGAAAAGACTGCAACTTATTGAGAAAAGACTGCCTATCATTAGAGAGAAGCAATCGAAGGGTGAACATCTCCGTCCAGGAGAATTGGCAATGTATAATAATTACAAATATCCTGAATCAAAAATAACTTATTTGAGCAGAGCCATTCCTGGACAGTCAAAGAGAATGCCAACTGATGTTAAAGATTTCATAACTCCAAATAACTTCTTAGTTGATAATGTTCTGAAGTCTTTAAAGATTGAAGCTTGCTCTTCATTAGATGAAAAAGTTGTAAAGATTCAGAAATGGGTAGTTGATAATATAAAATATACAAGCGATTCGGCTGCTCAGGGGTTTGTTGAATTTTGGCAATTCCCTTTTGAGACTCTTTCATTGAGAACAGGAGACTGTGAAGACGGAGCCATCCTTTTAGCTTCTTTAATGATCGGAGCAGGTGTGCCTCCATTCAGAGTACGAGTAGCTGGTGGTTTGGTAAAAACTCATGTTAAGACTGCGCCACAAGGTGGACACGGATGGTGTTGCTATTTAAGAGAGGAAGATGCAAAGTGGATTCCTATCGACTGGTGTTACTATCCAAGAACAACTAAAAATCTTACCAAAAGAAAAACTCTAAAAGAAGAAACAAATTATATTGAAAGTTGGTTCTCTTGGAATAATATGTTCAGTTGGGGAAAATCTAGCTTTGAACTAGACAAGAGAATTAAAAAATAATTATTCTGGCTTTAGATTGGATAATTTATTTTCAACTTTAAAGTCAGAAAACATTGATTTGAGTGCAGTGTACGTGTCCTTTAGTATTAATTGGTCATCGCAGTAATAAACGTCATGTTCTCTTAGCGTTCTCGATTCTTTTAAAATCTGTTCAAAGTGAATGCTGTAAAATGTTTCTCTAATTACAAATAATAAATTATATTGAAACTCAATATCTTTTGTGTTGTTATATTGATCAACACATTGTTGTAATAGAAGAAGTTTATTTGTTGGGTCGAGTTGGGTCATGTGAACATAAATATCTGACCTGGCATCCATTCTGACCTTGTAACTTTTATCAGCCAATTCTTTTAGTTCAACTCCTCGAGCAAGTGTAATGATCATTAAAAAGATCATTACTATCAGTACATGTATAGTTTTCATCTTACGTTAGTTCCGTATAGTTAGTTCCTATGCCGGTACTTATAAACATCTAGTTTACTAATTAACTTTTTAGTTGACGATCTTTTCCAAATATATTGTAATTTATCACTTGTTGCTAAATAAAGAAACCCATTAAAATCTTTAAAATTATCACATGGTACACAATAACCCATCAGTTCACAATGCGTAGTTTTTTGATTACATGTGTTGCAAAATAGTAAAAGATCGCTTTGATATTCAAAGACGGTTTGATCATATAATAATTTTAAAGTGTCGAATGTAGTATCTTGACGAGGAACGGATTGTACCAAACATAATATGTCTAGTTTATCACTAGTGCATGATCGTTGCCACAGTTCGCCTGACCTGTAATGCAAACAATCCGTACATATTTCGCTTTGTCTATCGAACACGCACTCTTCTTTACATCTTGGGCAGTAAGATCTCCAACTCATTTAATCACTCCTAGCCCAGTATCCACTGTAACCTAATATAAAACATCCTAACACAAACATGAAACCGGTTCCTATCATCCCTGTACCTGTATAGTTTCCAAACGCGACACTCACTACTACAACCATGTAAAACATGAGGCACCCTAAAATAAAGGATATGATAGCTGATAGAATGTATAATAGTAAATGATTCATATTGTTACCAAAACCTAGGTTCTTTGTGATTTATTCCACTCAGAACATTCTTTTTAAATTCTTCATCAGTATCAAGCTTTGAAATATAGTTCTTGATTTTTTTAAATGCCACGCACCTTTTATCAAACTTCTCATTATATTGATCAGTTTTTTTACATTCTTGTTTTACAAAAACTTTTAAATAATTTGGAGAATGATGAAGGATTAAACCACATTTAAATTCTCTGTACTCGTTCCATGTTCCATTAGTGTGCTGACTTTCTTTCTTCTCTGATTCGATTCTTGCACATTTACAGTAAGGGCACATTAATTCTGATATTTTCTCAATCATCGAATGATACCTTTATTTCAGTTTCAAATGAAACGGTTTTGATTTGTAAGATTTTAAAGTTATCTCTTGAAGATACTTTACTTTGTCTTCTCTTAATCTCTTCTATCAGATCTTCCTTTGAAAAGATTCTCATGCCTAAAAAATATTCAGTGCTTGCTGGATACCCGTGTCCAGGATGAGTTTTTGATCTTTCATCTGCTGGAATGTGAACGCTATTGTTTTGGACAATAGCATAAAATTCCCCATCTGGTAAGTCGTCTATTCGTTGAACGCTACTCATCGTAATGATCCTTTGTGGTTACAGGTTTTGTTTTATTGTGATACATACCTTGTCGTCTATTTCGAGTTATCACTCGGCTCTCTTCGCTACTATGATACTCGAGTACTTTGTCTCTATACCAACCGATCTTTGTAAAAGCGTCCATGTAATTTTGAATACAGAAGCCATCAAAGCTAATTGTTTGAACAAATTGATCATCTCTGTGTCCAAAACCAGCATCAGTTTCATCATCAATGATTAAATAATCTTTCACTTCAGGATGTAAAGCAAGGTACTCGCTGATTTCATTTCCTCTACTTCCACTAGATCTTCCAGTATGACCTACCACTTTAAAAGTGCAACCGTGTGAATCAAATATCTTTTGTAGTTGTTCAGTATTGTAACCTATTCTCCAACAACTAGAAATGATAACCTTTGCATTCAATTCCATGCACATGTGGTTCATTAACCCAACTGGACGGGGATCGAGTTCCATTCTAGGCTTGACTTCGTGTCGATAAACAAAACGTGTCCAACTGTCGGTATTTAAAACTCCGTCTATATCTAAAAATATGTATAGATCATCCATATTAAAATCCTAGTTCTTTTAGATGTTCACTACTTAGAAATTCAGAGAGCCACTCTGGGTATCTCCACTTTGGAACTCCATCTCGAGCAATACTATCATTTCTTCTACCACATCTACTACAAGTTGCTTGTGGCAATCTCGTGTGTCTTCCAACAGTAACATGACCTTCATTTTTACATGTTAAATGATCTTTTAATACGGATCTTTCAGTTTTACATAGAAGCGGGTTTACGATAAGATCGACTTTACGATACGTTACTTTATTACCTTCTGATTCGTTAATCATTTCTTAACTCCGTTTATTTGCGTAACCTTTCCATAAATGGTACGAGTCCAACCGTTATCCAAACCGTGATTATTGGAAATAAGATAACCTCTTTTGGGATCTTTCTTTGTAATTTTATGAGCGTCAATGATACGTCCCTTAACTTTACAAAAAACTATATCACCAATTTTATAATCTTTCTTTTTTTCAAATGTTAATAGAGATCCAGATTTTAAAATAGGCATCATTGAATTACCAAAGCATTTCATCTTGGTGATGTTGTTCTTTTCTAGCTCCATCATCGCACGTTCGTATTTCGGATTAAGCATCTGCTTCTCCTTCTATTGCAGTATCGTACATCTCTTTTGTGAATAGGGAAGCTACTCCGCCTGACATGCAACAAATTATTAATAATGATAATTCGCTTGCTAGTCCGCCTTGAACAAACGGATAATAAAAAGCATATATTCCTACAGCTGAAGTTAGCCCGGCAAATATCACGATTGTCATAAGTGTCCAGGTGACTAAGGATAATATCAGTATAAGTAGTTTTTTCATTCAGATGGCCAAATGTCATTCAACGTCATTGGAGGCATTTCAGCTACAGAAGCTTCATAGCGCTTCTTTGCATCTTCTTGTTTCTTTTCATGCCAAAGTTTCTGTTCATATATATTTTTTAAACGATCTAACTCTTTTAGATGTTTATTATTGAAATGATCTTCACGAGTAACTTTAAATATAAAGTCACATGTATCGCAATCAAATTGATTACCGTCCTCATCAATAGCACACCAAGTGTAAATGAAAGCTTTTTCTGACCAAGAGAATTTTGATCTACAAACTATTACTTCAAATTCTTCAGCTGTTGAGCTTTCATATGCAGTGATAGTGGTTTTTTCCATGATTGCATTTGAGTGCAATTCATTAATAATGTCTTCGTTTGTTACATAAAACTTGCCTTTGAAGAGCATTGTTTCGTATTGAAGACATTTCATTTCCTGTTGAAAATTTAAATCAACCGCTTTCATGACATGATCTTTTGCGGAAGGGGAAAGAGTGTCTAAAAACGTTCTACAAAATTTATTCATTTATTATCCTTATTGTCATTATTAACTTTACTATATTAATATACGTGTTATTTTATATAATTCAACAACAAATGATAAAAAAGAGCGCCTTTTTATGGGCGCTCTTTTTTTAGTTCATTAATTGAAACTTTCTGAAGAACTGTCTGTCGTCTCCATGAATTGGTTCCGTTGCAATAGCAGTCATTTGATTTCCAATATCTGGTTCAAAGAATGCTCTGAATTTAACTTGCAATTTTTCAGCAATTGTTTTTAACTTGTGTTCGCTTTTTACAGTAACAATAATAACTGATGGATGTTCCTGTCCAGGTTTGATAAATGCTCGCGAAGCTTCAATTGCAGCATGTGCAGACTGTACAGCTTTTTGGGCATTTGATAAATCATTCCTAATAAGAACGTACATGTATTTTGGGACCTATGTCATTTAAGCTACCTCTTCAACTTCTACAGTTTCCGAAATGACTTGATGAACTACTGCTTCAAGTTTTTTATAACTGTTACTAAATCCGTTCTTAAACTCGTTATCATTGTGAGTATGACTTGGTTTGTTACGAAACTCATTGTAAATGATATGAAGCAACGTAAGGTTTGTTGCAAAAGAATTTGGTCTTAGTGTATTTTCTAATCTCCAATCTCCGTCTCTCTGAGCTTGTTTAAACTCAGGTTTGCGAATCTTCTGTGCTTCAGTTAGTTTTATGATTTCACTTTTTAGGGTAGAAACTACTGCTTTGTATTGTGCTCTTGTGATATTCGTATTCATTTTCTTTCTCCGAAATATTATTTAATTAAGTGTTTGTTTTTATAAAATGGGTAATCCATTTTCACTTACGGAGAGTTGTTACGTATCTACATCATGATACAATTCCTTTTATTGTTGTTTTTACTTATATTAAAATCTAATACAAAGTGACACTACCTTGTACTTTTTTAATATTAAAATGCCCAGTGTGGGGATCGAACCCACGTCTCAAGGATTTAGAATCCAGCGCAATAACCGCTATACTAACTGAGCTTAAAATTAAATTAACCTACGTGAGTAAATAATAAAGATTTTGCTTCCATTCCAAAAGCATTTTTAAATCTTTCCTTGTATTCTTCAACTTTTGAAAAATCTAAATCCTTTGACATATTAAATCCAATATATGTATCATCATCTTCAGGACCAGATAAACAATTTTCAAACTGAACGTCAAATGCAAAATTATCTTTAAAATATTCATTATCGTCCCAAGCAGGAAGATCAGCGATTTCTCTTACAGTCAACCCAATATCCTGTACGGATCGACCAATCATTAGTACAGCTTCATACTCGTAACTCATTTCAAACTCCAATGTTTATTAGCTCTTTCTTACTAATATTAATATACATCCTTAACTAGACAAGTCAACCTCAAACACAAAGTATTTTACAAATAAATGTTAAAAAATATTATAGCAAAAGTATTAATACACACGTGCATAACATTATCAGTAATAATCATTAGCCAAACTGTTAACCAAGGTGGTTTCGAATCGTGATATCCTGTATTAGAACACTCTGACCACTTGTGTCTATACGATTTAGGAGCCATGAGATTCTTTAACCAACAAACATATCTCGCTAATCTATATCTGTCTATTAAAAAATGCGTTAATAATATTATTAAAAATCCTGGTACGGTTACTATAAACAAGAATGGTAATGAATATATTGTTGCATGGATGAAAGCTGGTAGAAATTTTGACGTTTTGTCACTTGCCATCCAATCTGATTGGGTAACATAGTCTCCGATAAAATGAAATAACAATCCAAAATATAATAATTGTTCAATCATTTTTGATCTTTCCTTTTATCAGCTTCTTTATGATCATCCCACCATTGAGCTAACTGTCTAGCTTTTGCAATACGACCATCGTACACGATTCTGTTCAATTGATCATCATCAAGCGACTCCAATTTCTTACATAACTTTGCCGTAAATTTATGAACTCGTTTACTATCACCGTATACATGTTCAGCTGCTTTTTTTATTTTAGGAGAGTAACTTTGATTCATACTTTCGAAAATATAAATTAATAGTTTAGCTACTTTCTTTGATTCCTGTTCCCACTTGTCTGGGTGCATATGATCACAATTACATGGCATATTATTCTCCTTTAGGTTGAATATGAATCTTCAGCAGAAGTAACAACTTCTCCGTCCAAGTAAGCGACTACGCGTGTGGTTACATAAGATCTGTCATATTCTTGTGTAGTGTCTACTTCGATGTTCAAAGTCAATTCATCTTTGATTACTTGTCGTACCATGTTATAAATTTCTTCACTTGTGAAGCTTTTTGGATATTCTTCAGTCATTTGTTAATTCCTGTTATATCTATCTTGTTCGATTTCATCACGGTATCTATCATGGGCATCATCAACTTGTCGAGGATCATAAACGATTGCTCCGTCTTCTTCTTCACAAGTTCCACATCTGTCACATTGATTACCGTTCACAATTTGTGTATTGCCGCAGTTTGGACACATGTCCATATATTATATTCCTTTGTTAAGTTAATTTTAAAGCTTCTGAATGAGCTTCTTCGAGAGAAAAGAATTGATCAACAAGATGTTCAGCTTCGCCTTCGTGCAGTGAAAACATTCCCATCTTATCCTCATAAATTATCCAACCATCATCAACATAAGGAGCTGATTGATATTCAATAAGTCCGTTGTTCTTATCAAACTTGTAGATAACTACACCATTAACAGTTACAGTTTTATAAGGTGACATATTACTTCTCAGTTGGTTTCAAAAGTTTAAACATTCTTTTCATGAAAGGAGTCAATTGGTTATTTCTAACTCTGACTTCAACCTTTTCATTGTTAAGAAGTTTTGTAATAAGAATTTGTTTATTGTTCCATTTGCAAATAGCACGATTAGTTTCTATGTTATATCCGATCATAGTATTATTACAATGACAAGGACTATAAATTTGATACGTAGTTTCTTGTTCCCAATCTAATTCTAATCTAGCTTTTGCGTTACAAATAGCACATGGAAGTATAGCAGGGTTTTTTACAATTTGCATAATGTTTCCTTTATTAACTCTTTACTATTAATATACTACCTTAAATTAAAAAGTCAACGACAAAGTTAGTTTTTTATTTCGATATCAATAATGCACATATAATAATGATTTGCATATCGTTCACCAATACCAATCCAGTTGAATTTATCCACTCGTTCAAACCCAGGAACTATTCCACCGTAAAATTTTTCACCAATAGGAGTATCAATATTTGCATATTTTACAGCGGCTTTTTCAGCTTTGTCAAAGGTTGACCAAAATTCTTCTTTGTATGGTCCTTCGTATTTGTTTCCCAATTCAATTTTAAACGCTTTCATCACAAATTCCTCACGTACCTTGCTTTAGAGATTTCCATTTTGATTCTGAGATTTCCATTAATGTACCGTCTTCAATTCGGTCCATTAAACTAACGATCTCTCCTCTCCAATCATCAACATTACCATAATTATAATGTGCACAGTACACATACTTGTGCTTGTCACTATAGTCTAATATTTCATTTACAAATTCTGTAATAGTTCTAAACTTGGTTCTCATTTCAAATGCATTTATTTCATACACGTCTTCAACAATGCCGTCTACTTTAAAAGAGGTTCTCGCATCTAGTGTTAATTTGCCATCAGCTTCTGTAAAACATTTACCAATAATTTTCATATCGTTAAACTTTTTGAGCTGTCCGATTGCTAACATATCTTGTTCGGATTCATATTTGCACGGATCTTCTTTCGGACCATCAGCAATTAACCCTAATGAGGCAAGTGAAATTTCACTAAAATCGGTTTCAATATATCTATCTTTAAAATGATTTGATTTAATAACGTATGTGGGAATAAATGAACTTTTACTAACGCTGTGTATACTAGCAACATACCACACTACCCCATAGTAGTCCATTAGTAATTTGCCTTTCATGCGAAAAAGAGGATCAAAATCTGCATCAGTCATTTAGTTATTCCTTTGGTTTGTACTGAGTTTTTCGTTGTGACTTCCAACATCTTTGAGGTTTGGATCTGAATACTCTTTTTCCTGATCCCCAGTACACAGGATCACCCCCATCAAAATCATATGGATTATAATAATTTAATACTATTCTGTATTCACGTGATGATGTTGTAGTCTGTAGTCGTAGTTTGTAGTTTCTCATGTTTGGTTCCTTTGTTTAAGTTACCTAACACTCTCCTACATAATATTTAAATCGTTTCATTATCTAGTTAGTTCCCAAAATGTACACTTTCCATCTGGATCTTCTCCAAGATGTACTTTATTTTTCCAATTGTCTTGTAATTTGAAATACACGTCGCCTTTGAATTCGCCTTTGACTTCAGTCCAAAGAATTCTATCCGCGTATGGTTCCCAAAGTTTATAAATTTCTGACCCGCCAATGATTACAAATTCTTCTGTTTCATTTTGAGCAGTCATTAAACTATCAATGTGATCAATATAGATCCAGCCATCTTCGTGTAGAACACCCGTAGAATCCACTTTCTTTTGTCTTGTTAGTACAAAATTGTTTCTATTAGGTAACGGCTTCTTGAGCGAGTCAGCAGTCTTTCTACCCATCAGTATGTTCTTACCGGTTGTGTACTTTTTGAAATGCTTAAAGTCCGATGAAATGTGCCAAGGCATCTTATCACCATCACCAATCAATCCATTTTCGTCACTAGCAAACATCATTGTAATCATATTGTAAATTCCTAAGGTTTAAATAAGTGATAAATATTGTCAACGTTTATTGAAAAATCCTGCTCAAATTTTCCCTGAGTGTAAATTTTCGAAATGCTCCGACCTCTAAATTGTTCAGGTAACATGACTACAACTGGACACACTGGTTTATATGTTACTGGACTGTTTTTAGAAGTGCCCAATAAAATAAATGGATCACAGTGAAGCTTCTGATATATTTTTATCTGTCGTCCTTTGTTAGTTATATGTCCCACTAATCCAACTTCAGCAAAACTATCATCAAAATTTGACATAGTAAATTGTTCTATTTGTTTTATATTCTGAGAATCAGCTATAATAAACTCACTTCCCATTTTGAAAGATTTATTCATTATGTTTCCAATATCACACAACTCAGAGGTTTGCTTTTCAGTAATCATTTGTACCATACGTTCAATTGTTTCAACATTTAATTCTGCTGACACATCAATGACTGCAATCTCAATCAGCTCTTGCTCCACATCTACACCATTAACAGTTTTCATATCTCCGTCTGATAGGTGATGAACGGTACTGTGTAATAACTTTGGTGGAATATCTGTTTGATCATTCGTTGCTTCTACATTTATTACTGAATGAGCTATTAAATTAGAAAAGGTTCTAAGAGTTGTTAGTATTGACAATGGTTTTATAAAAAACTTATCCATCTCGTGAGTAGTTTGAAGTACAGTTGTTGTGCTAGATCGTAGTTTGGTTCCATAAACTTTTGCAGCATCAAGAACTGGATCCCAAGACTGTTTTGGTTTTGTTTTTCGTTTCCAGAATTTGAGTTTATTTAAATTTAACATCTAAAACGTTCGTCATTACCAGATCCACCTGGTTTCAAATGAGGAAATGTAGAATGGCTGCCTGTAGCGTGAACAGCATGTAGTTGTTCTTTAGTAACATCCGTTTCGCTTTCTCTAAGAGGATCTATTTCATGTACAAATGCTAGATTTAAATGATTTTTAATCAATTTTAATTGTTTTTCTGAAACTGACGTACACTCTGACAACTCAAAGAATCCCTGTAGCCAAAAGCAAAAATCAATGCTGTTCATATTCATTTCCTATTTAAATTAGTGCGCCCAGAGGGACTCGAACCCACGACCTTCGCTTTATGAGAGCGCTGCTCTAACCAACTGAGCTATAGGCACTTTTTATATTGTCGTTATTTAGTTTTAAAAAGTAAACTGAACAATATTTACTTTGTTAGTTTTTCTTGATCTGTTTGATCGGGCACTTCAAATTTTCCATTGACACATCCAACAGAAATCAACATTAATAATACTATCAACCATTTTTTCATTTTTGTTTCCTTTTTATTAAATAACGACTTTGGAAGGTTTCGAAGCCTACATACAGTCTGTTCGGAGTTCATCCTACTAAGTCTCGCGTTGCCAATTAGCGTACAAAGTCAAAAATGGTGTCGGGAGAAGGGGTTGAACCTCACAATTCGCTTCGTCAAGAAAAGAACTTAATAAGAAAATACCTTCCATGGTGTATTAGCTTTTCGTTTCAGTCTATCTGAGAACTATTTTATAGCTAGGACTTTCCGACACAACCTTTGTCTCTTTTATACTAAAGTTGTACACTCTCTTTCGAAAGAGCATTAAAGGCGTCCTAACCCGACATAAAAAATACCCCCAGCAGGATTTGCACCTGCACGCCCGAAGGCAACGAATTTTAAGTTCGTCATGTCTGCTGTTCCATCATGGGGACGTAAAACCTCTGTATTTTTGTTTCCTCACAGGTTGAGATTGCAGTCCTGTGACTTGATTATCAAAACAAATGAACGAGGGATTTGCCCCGCTGACGTTCTGTCTGACCTACCGCTCTGGGAAGTTGTGGAATTGTACCACAAGTACAACTTACAATGTTTAGATAAATTCGTTAAATTGAAATGTACATGTACTGCTTTTTTTCTTGCAGTTGTTTCACCATAGAGGCATATGTTTTATATGCTTCTTCTCGTGTTGTAAAATTAAATATATTGATTTCACTAACACCTTTAAACCAAAATGTCAATTTCAAATCTTCAAACTGACACTGTCTAACATCAAACAAATCTATTACAACTTCGTTTTGCATCTTCGCTTCCTTCTTTATTTTTGATTTACTATACTATTAATATACACTCTAAAACTAATAAGTCAACATCAAATGTAAAAGAAAGATGGGAAACTTTCCCATCTTTCTTTAATCAAATTTATCATTTGATCGTAATTTAAACATACATGTTGTTCTTTATTGGAGCATTTCTAATCTTTAAAAATGTTCCGAACGTCAAAAGTTTAAAAAATGTGAAAATGTTACTGTTTACTTATTATAATTATCTGTGTATGTTGTGTACTTTACACAGTAAACACTAATTAATTGCAATTATTTTTCGTATCCGTTCGGATTTTTAGTTTGCCAATTCCAAGCGTCTGTGATCATATCGTTTATATTTCTTGTCGCTGTCCACCCCAACTCTTGTTTAATGAGATCAGCTGTGGCAATTACATTTGCAATGTCACCGTCTCTTCTCGGTGCAATCTCATATGCAATCTCCTTCTTTGAAATGTCACGAAAGGCTTGAATCATCTCCAATACTGAATATCCTGTCCCCGTGCCAACATTGTAAATTTTAGTTCCATTCATCTTTGCAACAGCGTCTACATGAGCTTGTGCTAAGTCCATCACGTGAATGTAATCTCGTACACCAGTGCCATCAGGAGTGTCATAATCATCTCCAAAAACCATTACCTTTGATCTTTTTCCACATGCTACTTGTTGAACAAACGGAAGCAAGTTTGCTGGATATTTCGGATCCTCTCCTATTTGTCCCGACACATGAGCGCCCACAGGATTAAAGTATCTAAGTAGGGTAACATTCTTATCATTTGCATTGGCCCAATCGCTTAATATCTCCTCTGTCATTAATTTGGTCCTACCGTAAGGATTGGTTGGTCCTAAAGCAGACAATTCGCTTACAGGTGCATTACTAGCCTTATAAACAGTAGCTGAAGAGCTAAAAATAATGTTCTTTACCTTCGAGACCTTCATTGACTCTATTAAGTTAAGTGTCCCTGTTATATTATTTTTATAATACATGTGAGGATGTTCGACTGATTCGTTTACAGACTTTAAAGCCGCAAAGTGAATTACCGTATCAATGTTCTTTTCCTTTCGACAAATGTCTGTGAGGTAATTTTGATTGAGAAGGTTTACTCGATGAAACTTTATCTTTTTATTTGTTATCTTTTCAACTCTTTTTAGAGATTCGATTGATGAATTTACAAAATCATCTATAGCGACCACTTCATATCCATTTTCTAACAATAATAGACACGTGTGTGATCCTATGTAACCACTTGCGCCTGTGACCAAAATCTTTTTCATACATTTCCTTAATTGATATGTTTTGTCATTTCAAAAGTTAAAGTTGCTTTTTCTGTCGGATTTGATATCAAACTATATGTTGTATTATCTTTTTCAATAGCAATAAGTTGAAGCTCTTCTACAGGGTCATCGATAAATCGTATACACGTTGGATATGTTTGAATAGTATGGATCAAAAAAACCATCGATAGAGGAGGAAAGTTTTTAAATACACTCCACGTTCTAATAATTTCAGGGTATTTCATTATACACCTTTTAACTATTTCTTCATCAGGATCTTGTATATATCTCATGAACCCGTTTTGATTCTGTCCATTTGTTCCTGATGTTGCAAAAAGTTTCTCCTCTTGTGTTTGATTCTGCATGTATTCCAAAGCACGTAAATTACTTTTCAATGCAGCTAAGCGTACAGCTGAACTCTGAGTTTCTATAAATCTTATACACATTCCATCACGTTTTACAGCAGCTATTTTCACTTGTTCACATGGATTATGAATATGTTTTATAGACTCTCCTTCTGACCGTACCGCCTTTAATTGTAATTTAAAGTCCGGTATTTTAAAACATTTAATTAATGTAGGGCACTCGGTCACAAGTGCACATTGTTGTTCTCTAGGATATTGTTCTATGTATGGAGAGTGCTCCTCGAACAGTTGTTGGTATTTTTTATCCAAGCCTCTCACGCTGACGGACTCCTTCCCCTACCATCCCATTCAGCATAACGTTTGGACATAGCAGCAGCCATCGAACGAGAATGACTGCTTTGAGCACTGACCTTACATTTTTCATACCAAATTTCAGATATTTCTTGATTTAAAACACGTTCAGCAGCAGAGGTTACAACTTGTTGTTGTTTCATCTTCTTCATAATGTTTGAAAATACTGCAAAATCAACCACAGATATTATTATATAATTACCTTTGCTAACATGAGTGTAAGGAATGATATCTTTATCAGTGATAAACTTTCCTTTGTTCTTTTCTGTGATGACTTGAACTTCTTTGCTTTCAAAATAATTTTCATTTCTTGACCGAGCAAACATGATACTCAATCTGTAATGAACATCATGGTTAGATTTTATAATAATATCACCAGGTTTTGCAACTCTATTATTAGGGAGAACAGCGTTAGCTAGGAACAGTCCCAATTCATGTTTAAGCTCTTTTCCGCTTGTGTCGATTGAATGCATTTCAGTTCGTAGAGCAGAAGTTAGTTCATTGAGATGAGTTTCACGTTCTTTAACTTGAGCATTTACAAATTCATCATCTTTGCCTTTGATTGATTTGATCCAATCGTGCAAATCTTTTGTTCTTTTTGGGCATGTGATTCCGTTAAAATACTTCATCTTATATTTCCTCGTTTCTTTTTCTACTCTATTATAATATACTCCTTTAACTGATAAAGTCAACTACAAACTTGATTTAATTTAAATAAAAAGACACGTTTTAACTGAAATAAAAACATAAATAAAGAAAAGCAACACTGATTTTATAAATTCGGAGACATAAACATGCCAACACCAAAAATCGATATTTTTCTAGGCAAAGTAGTAGAGGCTGGTTCAGCAGATAACACTACAATGAAAAGAATTTCTGATTCTACCTATTCTACTGTACAGGACATGCAGAACCAATTTCACTCTGCGGGAGTAGTTTCCGGAGGATTAATTACTGATGCTGGAACAGGAACTGTTTCGGTTTCTGCTGGAACAGGATTTATTAGATCGGTAAATTCTGTAGTAGCTGACATTCTGTTTACAGACTGGGCAATAGGAACAGGAGGAAATGTAACTCTTGTTAACACTGCTCTAAACTTTATTTATGTAGAATATAACGGAGGATCTCCTCAAGTAATTGCTACAGATGTAAAGAGAACAGATCTTCACACAAACATTCTTTTAGGCACAGTATATAGAGATGCACTTGAAGTTCACATTACAACTGAAAGTAGGATTCAAGTAGCTGACCATGCCGGTCTAATGACTCAGCGTTTAATTAGTACAAACCCTTTTGCAAGAGAATCTGGAGGAATAATAAGTTCTCCGAGTGGAAGAACTCTTGCAGTAACTGCAGGATCTTTCTGGTATGGGTTTATAAGATTTGCAACAACTTTGTTTGATAGCAGTGCTGCAGGAGTGTTTGATACATATTATCATGATGTATTTGATGCTACTGGATGGAGGCAAGATGCAAGTGAAACGGACATTAACAATACTCAATATGATAATGGAACTGCAAAGGCTACTTTAACAGATGGTAATTATGGAATACATTGGGTATATTTAGATGTGGACGGCGAGGTATATACAGTTTTAGGAACTGGTGATTATACATTAGAAGAAGCACAAAATGCACCACTTCTTTCAGAAGTACCGCCATTCTTTGAAGGACATAATACTCTTATCGGTAAGATGATAATACTTAAAAATGCTTCCACTCCTATACTTGTACAAAGTACATACGGTGAAGTTTTTGCAGGATCAACTCCGTCCAGTCATAGTAATTTATTAGGACTTGGCGACGACGACCACCCACAGTACTTACCTACTGACGGTTCTCGTAACATGGCAGGTAACTTCACTATTGAAGGGCAAGCTAGGTCAGACGAGCAGACAACGTTAGTTCCTGCAGGTGCTGTCCAAGCTATTGACTGGAACGGAGGTAACTCTGTTACTGTAGATCTAGGATCTGCTACAGGTGACGTTACACTTTCGTTTAGTAACCCAGAAAAGGGTGCCAGCTATCTTATTAAGTTCATCCAAGGTGCTACCTTTAGAGACGTCATTCTTCCTGCTACTGCTAAGATGCCGGGAGGCTCTGCGCCTAGTACTCTGGACATTACAGAGGTAGACGATGCAGAGGATATATTAACCTTGTATTACGACGGAACTAACTATCTAGCACAGTGGGCTTCAAACTTCGGGTGATATATGCTACATCAAGTTATTAAAGTAGAAAAGATAAGTGAGACGTTATAATGCTGCACCACATTTTTAATATACCCATACCCAGACCCTTCTGGACTCCTGCTGAAATAACCTCAGAAGCTTGGTTCGATGCAGATGACCCTCTAAGCATTACAGAGTCTGCTAATAGAATAAGTCAATGGAATGATAAGTCTGGTAATAATAGACACGCTACCCAACCAACCGGCAGTATACAGCCAGACTACGTAGCCTCTGATCCTGTATTTACAGGAAGAGCTACTGTGAAGGCAAGTACAGGAGGGGCTTATCTGGACACGGTTTCTAGTTTCTCGGTGAAGCGAGTATATCTAGTTGTATACTATGATGATACTTCCTTACTATTCGGTAATCATAATGCAATTTTCGCTGGCTCCGTTGGTAGCAATTCTAGACTAACAGGTAGAAGTAACGAGGATAAGGTATGGGATGGGCCTAGAGACAATAAAAACTTTGACAAAGACGGGATAACGCTAAGGAACGGAAGTAGGGTAGATAGTACCGCAGAAGCAAACGGATTGCCTATGCCGGGTGACATATTCAACATAACCGCCTTAGTTACTAAGACTCAAACTTTCCGCCTAATGGGTAATTCTGCAAGTTACACAACATGGCCAGGAGGCTTAGGTGAGATTATATTCACCGATGGGACTGAAGGCATTGAAACACAGCAGAAGATGGAAGGCTACCTCGCTTGGAAATGGGGACTAGTTACCAAACTTCCTATAGATCATCCTTACCGTTTCGATGGAACATTATTCGGACATGGAATTCTTTGGAATCCTGCCCTTCTTACTACTGAACTCTGGCTCGATGCAGCGTCCCAGGGTACCATCACTGAAGCAGCGGGAGCTGTGAGCCAGTGGGACGATAAATCCGGTAACGATAATCATGTCACTCAAAACACAGGCGCTGACCAACCATCATTGGTTTCGGGTGCTATAAATGGAATTAATGCAGTTAATTTTATAGACAGAAATGACTACATGGACGGTAGTATACCTCTTGATGCCAAGTGGGTCGTAGTGTTATTGCAATACAACGGCACTCCTACCTTTAGTCAAGCGTTAGGTAGTCAAACTTCTACTGGCGGAGAGAACTACACTATCCAGTATCGAGGAGATTTAGCTGCTGACAGATGGCAAAACTCTTATTATACTAACGGTAACTCCATTAGTAATGTTGGAGCCGATGTGAATGTAAACCCGACTATTGTTGTTCGTGATGGGATGAACTTGGTAGGCCTAGACCTACAGGTTGGTGGAGACCGTGGAATTAACGGTCGAGGATGGGATGGATACCTAGGTGAGGTTATCTACGGTAATCAGACTCTCGATACAGCCACAAGACAACTACTAGAAGGCTACCTCGCATGGAAGTGGGGCACAGTAGCTTCATTAGATGCAAGTCATCCTTATAAAACAGACGGAAGTCTCTTCGGATACTAATTAAAAAATAAAAGAAAAGGAATAAATCATGCAAGAATACTATGTTTTTTCAAGTGAAGCAGGCGCAACAGCCTGTTTAAACTATATCAACACAACACCTTGGTTCCCGCTAGCGGGAAAGGTTAACGGACAACCTGCACCAGAAGCTAACCAGAAGACTACTAAATGGGCAGACGCGCCTACTGAGCTGCTTTCTGGTGAATGGGCAGTACCTAGGATACCTGAATCAAGATTAGATTATCTAGAAGTACCGCAAGCAGACAGAGATAACTTCATAGCTGCTTTCGGTCAAGATATCCGTCAGCTGACTTCAGCAGACTTCCCAGTTATAGAAGAAGATATTTAAACTTATCTAAACTGTTATATTGTTTATTATTTATTTGTAAACAATATAACAGCCTTTTATCTTTCTCTTGTCAGCTTTTAATCTAGGGTCAGTATCAACAACTGTCTTTCCGTGTTTGTTTAAAAATAAAATATGACCGTTTACATAAACGATAAACCCTTTGACCTTTTCAGTTTGCATCTTTGCAATCAATGCAAGTCTCTCTCGAGCTTGTCCTATTCCTAGCCCATTAATTTTAGATTGGCGACTTCTCACTGTGTACTTTGTACGAGCAGCTCTTACAACATCACAAGTAGTGTGAAGATATGTTGTAACTTTTCCGACACCTAAATGTTTTGCAACAGCTAATGTGCATATGTTTTTATTTGGATTCTTTTTGTTATTACTAATTCTTTTCATTCTGTTTCTAAATACGTTCATCAGTCTTCCTATTGTAAATGTTTTCTCATTGATAATTGTAACTTGATTTCTGGAACATCGAACGGAGTAAAGAACTCTTTATCGGGTGTTCTAAGATCGTGTTCGTCTGCAATTTTAGATATGAACTTTAAATATACCATGTCATTTACACTCATCATGTCAGTACCTGCTGATTTAATATATCCATATCCTCCATTTGGATCTAACGAGGTGCAAAATCCTGTATACAGCACAGCTCTCCAAATTGGATTGTTACATTTGGACGCTACATCAACAAGATATAGTGAACACCTGTCCCAACCTCCTGGAGGATTTATAATGTGCTGTACTCGCTTAATCATTAGTCTACAAATTGGGACATTTTATGTTCAAGATTGATAGCAGCTACTTTATCATTTCCTAGAACTCTGTTAAGAATGAATGCGTACACTCTATCACGTTCCGCATTTGTAGCAAAAGCATCACCTTCGAGTTGTACTTCTTCTCCTAGAGTTTTCATTAACTGGATAGGATTTATAGATATGTTTGAAGATGCTAAATGAGAACTATGACGAGAAAGAACAATGCCATTATTATCAAACTTTTCTTTTTCTTCAACAATCTTTGCAGCAGCTTCTTGTGAAAGTTTGTCTCTAAGTGCACGTGCAGCATTGTCGAGCTTTCGTTTAGCTATTTGATTTTGAAGAGCTTCTGTATTATATTGACATTCGATCTTCTTTGCAATAGAACGTCTAACTCTAACATCAGTTCCATTTCTAAAACTTGCGCACGTTTGCGCACGTTTGACATTACTCGATACACTTGCTCTCATCTGCCATGGATTTTTCTTATTATTCGGAAAGTAATATAATTGAATAATTCTAGAAACACCTTCAGCAAACCTAATTTGATACTCTTTTGAGGTATAAGCTGTGGTATTATACACATGAGATATTCCATTTACATAGGCTTTTGATCCATCTTCGGGCATTGTTTCCGATTCACCACTCTTAAATTGTTCTCTCCATTCCTGGTTTGACAACAACTCGATATTGAATTCATGTTTGAATATGTCTTGTATGAAAGTAAATGCTTCGTTTGTTCCGTCATAAGGGACACTGTCGATTGCATTGACACGTGGTTCACGAGGTGCTCTAACTGCTTTGTTCTTCTTATTCATCAAAGGAGCGACTACCATGTCAAATAAAGCATCAGCAGTTACTGGTCGTTCAACAAACTGACCATGTTCAACATTAAGAATTTCACAATAATTTTTTGACTTCCAATCAACTGGAAAGTAGTTGGAACCATAACTAACACGATATGAAGCAATCACTTTTGCAAACGAATCGAAGTCGCTATCTTTGTTGATGTTAACAAAAATACTTCCCTTGTCTTTCTTTGCAGCAATCTTATTTCTGCGAAGAGCCATTCTAAATAGGTCAAATGATTTCATTATTTAATTCCCTTTATATATTCATAAGCAAAATCAATTGCTTCGTTCATGGATGTGAATGATTTGTCAGTGATCGGACGATCAAACTGATGAATAGAAACTGTGCCAGGTTTTTCACCCGCTACTAAATCGATTCCTGCTCTGTCGATGGTTGTACATTTCTGGGCTAGTGTCATATTCTGTCTCCGTATCTATTTTTATTTTCTTACCTATTATACTATACACCCTCTAATAGATAAGTCAACGTGAAAAATACAGTTTATGACACTTTTTTGAAGTTTTTTACTTCTTCTTGTTCAATAAAATCACCAATGGCTTTGCCTTTAAGCTCTTTGGGTACATCTTTGCCACCGACTGATAGTTCAAATGTGAATAGCTTATCAACAACGTGTTCTTTATTAATTAACTTTCCAAATATTTTGAATTGTTCACGAGTCAAAGTAGTTTTTTTCTGTCTCTTCTTTGCTTGTAATACATCATCTGAAACAAAAGATATCAATGACATGAGATGTGTTATGTTATTAACTTCTTTAGTAGAAAACTTGAGGATATTTAGTGTCCTGTGTACGACAGTGACCTCGTTCCTTTTTAACATGAAAGCTAATTGTATGATTGGATCGTTAAAGTCTGTGAAGGTTGTATTGATATCTAAACCTGGTAACATCAAAGGTAATAAGTTTAGATCTTTTGCTGTGTTGAGAAACCGCTTAGGACTTTTTGCAGACACTATGCCTTTAAGAAATTCATCACGTATGCGTTCAGGGGAAACTCCGTCCAGTGAAGGATCAACAGTCAAACAGTCAATAATTTCTTGATCTAGTTTTCCATCTAGTCGTCCTGCAAATCTGATAGTTCTCAGCTTTCTCAAAGCATCTTCTTCAAATCTTTCTTTTGCACTTCCAACAGTTCGTATAATAGACTGTTTAAGATCATCAATGCCACCAACCAAGTCAATGATTTCATTTGTGTCTATGTTGAAGAACAAAGCGTTGATTGTCAAGTCTCTTCTTTTTACATCTCCTTCAATGGTAGTAAATTTAACAGAGTCAGGTCTTCTACCTTTTCCAACATCTTCTCTGAAGGTTGCTATCTCATGACCATTAACAATGACCACTCCAAAAGCTTTTCCGACTTCAACAATTTTCAAGTTTCCACGTTGAGCAATAGCAATAACTTCATCAGGAGTTGCGTTAGTAGCAAGGTCAAAGTCTTTCGGTACAATGCCTAATAGATGGTCTCTGACAGCTCCCCCGACAACAAACAGTTGCATGTTCGATTGCTTGAACAAATGGTGTATATTAAGTATATCTTGTGGCAAATTCATATCATTCTCCGTGTTATATATTATACAATACTACCTTAACGGTATTATACAAGACCAACAAGGACAAAATTGACAAGTTTATTTAAAGATATGTTCCATAGCAAATTCTTTCTCTAGGTCACCAGTGTGTTTACAATGATCAATTTCATCAAAGTAATGATGAGCACCTTCAAAGAATGAGAACCCAAAAATGTCATCACGATTAAGCTTTCCTTTCATCTGTGACATCCAATAAAGGAATGCAATTCCAGTACTTGGTATTTCAATATGAGTCAATAATTGTTCAAACATTTCCATTGGAATGTGATCAGTGATGATGGAATACTTATCTACTAAATCACAATTGAATGCGTATCTAGCATTTCCATCATTACCCATTAGTTCTCTCGGTAGTGGACACAGTACACGATTTACTCCGCACAAAGGATCTCTTATATCATTATAGAAACTAGTGGCCCAAATTGTGGTTTTGAGTCCAGTATGTTTTTCAAATCCCTTCAGTTGGAAATTATTGAAACGAACGACATTATCATACGAATCAATCTTTGACCCATCTTCAGTATCCGTAATGTTTCCAGCATTTCCAACTACGCAGATAGTTTGTGCCATGTGTTTGTATCACCTTTATTGCTTGTAAATTATTTATACATTTAACCGTTATAACTAAATCACTAAGCTGGTAAACCTTCTATACGACAGTTATTAGTATCGCAGTGTAGGCATACATATAATCCAGCGTCAGTTACTTTAGGACGCCTATACCAGCCTTGTAATTGAGTGTTACAGTCATTGCATTTTAGTTTGTATTTGACTTCAGGAATAAATGTATTGTGATCATATTCAGCTAATGGACGAGCACCCAATTCAACGCACTTGGCTTTCCACTTTTTTCCATGTCCGTCACCCCATGTTAGGATATGAGCAATCTCATGAAGAATACAATTCTTCACTTCTGCTTCAGTATTAACCTTAACATATCCTCTTGATAATTTAATATAAGGAGACTTTCCACTAAATCCAGCTTCGCCGAATATTCTTTTTGTATTTGACCACTTAAAAAATCCATGACCAACATGTTCTACCATTAGATCACAAGCCATGTCTAAAGCATCTGCACATTTCATTTGTCCATTCCTGGTGTTATTTTTAGTTAAGTTGAATTTATTTTCTGATTTATTACGAATTTTTTAACCTAATAGGCGCAATTAATCACCAATTTTGAACATTGACATTGAGTATCCACAACTTGTGCACTTCACTGTGTGGTTATTACTTTCTGTAACATATATTCCATCTGAGCATTTGTCACAATCATCATCAACTACGTTGATCAAATTATGTTCTGTGTCAATTGAGAGTGAATCATCACCTTTAAACAGGTTAAAGAAGTTAGGATCACTTGCATCTGAAAACGACATCTTCAATTGATTACTTGTAAACCATTTTCCGTCAAGAGCAGTTGGCAACACAAATTGTTGACCCATTCCTGGTAGAATATAAGCTAGTGTCATATGAGGATGATAGTCGGGAAAGTTTGACGTGTGTTCTAATCCTTTCAAGCGGTTGTTCATGTTCGCCATGTCTTCACTTTCGATATCAAATTTTAAAACATCAAATTCATCGTTTTCAAATAACGACAGTCCAATAATTTTAAATCTAATGTCAGGATCCATTCCGTCAATCATTGAATAAACTTCATCAAAATCGTTACTGTGTAACCCGTACAATGCTGTGATGTGAGGCTCGTAATCTTTGCCTTCAGGATGGACCACTTCATCAGGAATCATATCCACTACGCCAATTATCTTCGATTTGAGATCATCTTCGGCGATACACATAACGCAAGAATAATCATATCCTTCTTCGTCCTTTTCATCAGTTAGATTACTACTGTGACATTTTAGACAAACTTGACCAATATCTACTTTAGGGGCACTACATCTACAAGTTGTGACTCCTTGACATTGCGGACAGGTATTTCGTTCGTGATGACATTCAATAGTTTGTTCTTCACTTCCCATGTCAGAATAAGCTGACATAATTTCTTCATTATCGTATTGCATAATTAATCCTCATTTTTATTCTCCGTGATATTGCCATAATACAGCATTACAATAAGCATGAACAGATCCGATAGTCATTCCTGTGTCATGTGAATGATGTAGGTGGACAGGGTGTTTAAGAAAGAAAGGTGGGAACAATGATTCGTTTATTTTCTTTCTTGTAATAAATTTTGGTGGCTCCTCATCTAATGAACTTTTACAGTGATAGCAGTTTCCATTCTGAAGTCTTGTATACTCTTCACGAACCAACTTTCGTTTCGAGTAATGAGTCTTTTCATAATTTACTGGTAAATTCATATTAAGTTCTTTTTTTATTATCTGATAGTGCTTGTTCTAATTGAATTGGATAGTATGTACTGTCACATTTTTCACATTGCAAATAGTAGTCTCCAAACAAAATCCGGTCATCTATTTTATACAACTGGCCTTCTTTACAATGAGGACATTTAGATTCGTGGATATCGGACATTACTTTACACTTTTTAGCTGTCGTGCTAATCTATAAAAAGCAAACCATCCGGTCAGGTAAAAGGGAGTGTCATATCCTTGAACATATACCGACACTGATCCTGCACGGAGTCTAACTTCTTTTATTTGAGATGCTGGCAAACAAGCTTTATGTTTAAACTTCTTGTTGCCACCATCTACTACATATTTAAAGGTTACGAATTTCATATTAGCTATTTCTTGCTTCACATTCTGAATCATTACAAACACAGACACCGATATCTTTGTCACATTTTCTACCAGGAGCAAATAATATCAACGTACCTATTACAAATAATAATAAAAAAATCATAATGTTATTCCTCTAGTTTATCAATAAAAAGTATTCCGTCCAAGTGGTCGATCTCATGTTGGACACATCTAGCTTCCAATCCTGAAAGCTTCAGAGATTTTACTTCGCCGTGACCATCAAAGAATCCCACTTCAATATGAGCAGTTCTCTTTACTTTGCCAACAACTCTTCCCACTGAAAGACATCCTTCAGAGTCAATGATCGTCTCATTAGATTCCCAGTTGAGAGTTGGATTAATCATTGGGACTACTCTTTTTCCAATTGTGACAATAGCAACTCTTTTGCTAACACCAATCTGAGGAGCAGCTAATCCAATCCCACGATCCTTTCTCATAAGAACGGTCATATCAATTATCAACTTACGAAGTGAACTGTCAAATACTTCAACTGGTTCAGCAATCTGACGAAGCTTTTTGTTGGTCTTGCTTAGGATTTTATATTTCATTATTTTGTCTCTACTATATCATATTCATGGAACTGCCAAGTACGAATAACACCACCAGCAACTTTCCAAACATCACGTGATACTTTACTGATGATAGTGAAACGTCCCCAACGTGGATTGTTACGGTTCTCAATTACTAGGCCTTCGCGAACGTTTTCATAAGTTAGTTCAATATTCATATGATATTCCTTTTTGTTTTCGTTTACCATACTATTAATATACACCCTTAAACAAAGAAGTCCACTCCAAAATGAACTTATTTTCACTTTATTTTGCAACTATTTCTTTTACTCGATCGTCAATGTTTTTATCAAAAAGATTAAATTCAATATAATCTCCTTCCATCCAGTTTTGCAATACAACAATTTCACAAAGTGTTTTAACTTTATCGAATTTAAAAGCACCACAGTCTTCGTCCTGTCTGTTAATATATGCTTGGTAAAGTGGATATGCTTGTAAGGCATACTTTGAAGCATAACTTCTTTTTCCAGACAGAGTGTAGTCACTAACATTACATCTACGATCACATATTTTAATAACAATTGATTCCATACTCTTTTCTTTAAACGATTCAAGGAACTGATACTTTTGTAGCTTTGACTCGTGTCCGGTTGTACGTGAACATTCAAGAACAATATCAGCAATTCGTTTGTTAAAAGCTGTTTCTAAAATTACATGCTTCTCTGAATATGAAAGATGAAGTAAGCAATCTTCAATATAGTCATGAAGGATAGCAGCGCACCAAACATCTTGGTCGTCAGTAAGCAAACAAACCTTTTTAAGAACTTCTGTCAGGTGAACAAAGTATGGAATCTTAAACGACTTCCTGTATTGTCCTTGGTGAGCTTCTAGTGCAAATGAAAATGCTTTATCAATCATGATAATGTTCCTTAATGTTTGTTGATTACACTATTACTATCCATAGTGAAACGCAAAATTCAACCTCTATACATAAAAAAAGATCCACATTTCTGTGGATCTTCAAGGTAGCGAATCCTTGTCTCGCTCAGCATTGCTGAGAAGTTGTTTCATATAAAGTTATTTATTATTTTTACTTGTCAATGTTACAAAGAAAGCTTGTCTTCCAGTCATTTCTTTTGTAGAAATAACATCAAAATATTTTTCAAGTTGTGTGATCCATTTTTCCATTGACCATAATGTCAAGTGAAGATTGTTTCCATCCTTATCCAAGTGCACACTTTCTCTTGTTGATATTGAAAAAAGAAACTGATCAGCATTTAATGTTGCCATGTGCTTCAAAGATCTCCAAACCTGTGTTTCTGGAATATGTTCAAGAACATCTAAGCAGGCAACAAGGTCCACTTTTGAAGGTGTTTTTAACGCCCCTAAGCTCGAATGAATGTATGTGCCATTGTCATTGCTATTTTTATTTAATTCGATTACAGATGCTGATACGTCCGCTCCTGTGTATGTAGTAAAGAACTTTGATAGTTCGCCTCTACCACATCCAACATCCAACACAGATGTGTCCTGAGAAATACCTGCCCACTTAATTGCAGCTATTGGATTTCCATGTGGATATCCATTATCATACAAATGAGAATACTTTTCGTCTTCTAATACTTCCCAATCTTTCATTTGAATCCTTTTTATTATTAAATGGAGGTGGGGAGAATCGAACTCCCGTCTTGATAAATACTACACAAAAACTTCTACATGTTTAGTCTATGTTTTATACTTTAAGAATCTCAAATGTCAAACATTGACAAACCTAAATGAGATAATGGTTAATTAAATTTCAGTCAAAGATATTATAGCCATCAATCTTATCCCTACCTGTGATTGATAAACGCCTCAAAATGTTATCACGATATACATTTCTTTTGACGGATTGCTTCTGTGAGCAATCAACTTTGCTGTTAGGCTGCAGTTATATTTTGAATAGATATTTTAACAGGCCAACTATTCATCCTGTACATGCGGTCTTAGTTCATATCTCCAATCGATGCCTGAGCACCCCCGAATATATTATACTCTTTATTTACATTTACTTTTAAAGCTTACCGATCTTGATAATAATTACTACTGACTGTTTTTTTGACAGTTACAGATGCACTTTTTACACTAGGTGGGTCATAGTCATCATCAGGATATGATTGTCCGTTGTTTGCATTGATTATATTAAAAGTTGCTGCCCCTTGCATATCAAAACCTTCACTAGTGAGGAATCTTTTGATAGCTGTTTGCAAATCTTTGGAACTCATTGTTACTTCTATAGTGGACTGTACATCCATTTTCAATACCTTTTTAAGTTAGTTGTTATATAATCTAAAATGGTTTGCTGTTTTTCAACTAATGTTTCATGCTTTTCTTATATTTTATTTCAACTACTCTCTCGAGCACTTGCTTTTCTGAATATATTTTATAATAACCTTTTTCGATATACTCGTTTATTAGTGTGAGATGTTCGTCAATATATGTATCAGGTGGTTCGTATGAATGTTTTTCCTCGTGAAAGAATAATTTACATCTCATTAAACAAGGAGAAAAGAACTCTCCTGAACAGTTGACATTATAAATAACACTATAAATTTTATAAATCCAGTGTGGACAATCCATGATTTCAATGTACTGTCCGACTAATTGCTCAGATTGTTTCTGAAGTGTTTCCATTATTTTACTTTTGTAGCTATGAACACTTTATTTCCTGGCACAGTAACCTTTATTTGAGCATTCGTGATAATGATGGCTAAATTTTTATTTCCAGAGCTCCAAAATACTTCAAGCTGGTTCTTTTTATTTAGTTTCCAAGTTCCCTTCTCAACAGCTTTAGTTTTGCGCCCAAAGTACGCAATGGTTCCGTCCGCAAAATATTCAAATTGATTTCCCGTCTTTGTATATTTCCATCGGCCAATGAATGGGTTTGTTACTACTTCCGGTACAACTTTTTTAGCGACAGGAGGTTTAATTTTTCCAGATAGTAACTCCTTTGTAATTTTATCTATAAAAGATTGTATCTTTATTGCATCATCAATTTTTCCTACCTTGGTATATTTTATCACCAAGATTTCCGCCTCTTTTAGCTGCTTTTTCCTTAGTGCTGTTACAGCTAAATAACGTTTATCACTAATTTTCTTTTTAGCTTTTGCAATAGAAGCTATTAATTCAGTAATTGACCTCGTAGCCTTTCTCTTTCCTAAAGGATTTCCCTTTGCGAGGTCCTTAATCAGAAGAACTTTTTTAAGATTTCCAGCATCAGAAGCTTTCTTTTCAAGAGCTTCCCAAGCATCTTCAATCTTAAAACCTAACCTAACAGAGTCAATTTTAAAATCATCTATCAATCTGGTTGTAGTAGATTCAAAATGAGCTATTTTGATGGCAGAATTATCAGTTGCAAAAACCGACACAGTCAGTAATAACATAACAATTAGTATATTTTTCATTTCATATTCCTTTTTTTTTGTTTAGTACCTATTATAATATACACCCTTAAACAAATAAGTTAAGCTCAAAGTGAAAAAATTAAATCTTTTTTGTCATTAAGAACATTTCTCGAGTGGGTTCGTGAACAGCTGGGTATGGACCTTCAATATCAAATAACAACGAGGCAGATGAAAGCATTTCTTGCTCAAAAGTATCGTGCAAACTTTTATTCATGTTCCTTTTTACTACGCCATCATCTTTAGTAGTGGGACCTTCCCAGAGTAATTTTCCATTCGTATTCATATTAGAAGATATCCAATTAAAGATCTGAGTGTGATCTCCGCACTGAGCATAAACGTGATGGTACATACTCATACACAACACAATATCAAACTTTTCCAAACTGGGCCATTCTTTACCTAAATTTGCTTGGATAAAACTACATTTATCAAACCCCATTAACGTTTCAGCTACTTCTGTATTCAACCAAATAATATCAACGTCTCCTACCCCTCTAACTTTTCTGTTTCTATCGAGACCGACCACCTTTGAGGCTCCGGAAAGAGCAGACGTAAATGACCAAAATCCAAAGTCACATCCCATGTCTAACACTTTCTTTTCATTAACCAATGACCAAAAGTCAAATGGCAAGTCAGAGAAACTCTTTAATTTTTTATCGAGACGTGGACATTTTGATTCCACTAAATCATTTTCAATTTTAAAGCGTTGATAGTCGGATCGATTTCTTATATCTTTGTTTTTTTCTGATAATTCTGTATGCATAACAGTTACTATGTTTCCATTTTCAAGGTTAAATGATTGTCTTAGTGGATGCCTAGATACAATCTCGATGAAATTTTTCTTATATCTATTCATATTCTTTTCCCATCTAATTGCCCAACACAACACATCGGTATTGTTTATTTGCAATCGCAAAGGATAAATTCTACAAGGCATCGGAGTCCACGAAGGAGCATCTGAAATACTTACATTCAAATGTGATCTATTCCAATCAAACGGAATGTCTAATCTTAAATTTAATGTTCCTGGAAAAGGTGTTTCATTTATATGTAATGAAATATCATTTATTCGTGAGTTTTCATTTCGAACAAATGCTTTTGAAGCACCACCAGCTCCTTTTTCTACTGTTCCAGTATAAAACATTCGCGATGTTCTCCTATTATAGGATACCTATTTAATAGAGCTTCCCATTTTGGTTCTTTGTGATGTCTAGTGGATTGATCATAACACTTTAAAGCATTCATTTTTATATCATACGCTTTGTCTGATAATACTAATTCTTCGCCTTTGCCGTATCCAAAATAAAGTTTTGGAATGCTCGGAACATTTTGAACTACCCACTTGTGAATAAATTTATGATGCTTGTGTCCATACTCTCCCGAAGCTGAATGAGTTACTATTAAATCATAAGTTGTTATGAAATCTAATATAGATAGAGGCATTTCGAGAGAACTAGAAGCCTTGACTTCTACAAAAGGAAGAGACATTGCATTTCTTATTCCAAGTTCTTTTGCTGCGCGAATGTAACACACTGACCGTATCTTGTCTTCTTTATCTGCCGGAACGGAACAAATGAGACTGTCCCAATTTATATTTGGGTACGTGGCTACTAATCCTCCTGCCCAACATGTTTCGTCATCTGGATGTGCACCAATAATAATAGCAGACTGTATATCTTTAGTTATAATTTTCATTTATCTTTTTGCAAATATAGTTAGGGTTTTCATTTCAGTTTCCTTTTTAAATAGTTTTGATTCAGATACCATTTTATGAGCAATGTTTCCTTTATTAGAACCCTTGAATAATAACAATTTTCCCTTAGAGTGTAACATGTCAAACATACATTTGATTAGTTGTTCGTCTGTAATTTGTCCAAATTCTGATATATTGTATGCTTTACAAAATCGTTTACTATACTCACATAAATGAAAACACGTTACAATGTCTAAATTATTAATAAATGGAGCTCTGTGCAAAGTATACATGTCTCCAAACAAAACTTTATATGAAAGAGCAAGTTTCGAATCCTCTAATATCATATCTATATAATTGTCATATTCCCCTTTAGATGCAGTTATTCCCAATACATTGTGGTCAGTCAAGCTCTTACCAACCAAGTGATGATCTCCTGTTCCAATGTGAAGTATGTTTAATCGTTCCTTTTTTAATGATGAAACATACTCACAAAAATGTTTATCACACGGCACCTTATCAGTGTATTTCCATTTTGTAGGATATGAATTAAATGTTACTGTGTTATGACATTTGAAAAAATCAGAAGATGTCATTATATTTTCTCTGATATGTTTCTTTCCTGCTGGTCCTGTCCAATGTACCATTCGTTTGGTTTCACTATCTTGTCTCATTTCTAATTGTCGTCTTAGCCACTGATAATCAACATCCAATTTTACGAGTGATGATTCTAAAGAACTGTCCTGATCAAGTAATTGTTTGAGAACTTCTTGATCTCCTCTCGTGTTTGAAACTTTACAAGCGTCTCTCCATTGAATTAACAAAGGTGAATTGGATTTTGACACAACTAAACCAGTAGCAAACCAATTACCCTTTCTGCCAGCATCAATAGTTACTCCTAATTTATGATCAGTAACGTGATCAAATACATCATCCATTGGTCTTACCAACTGACAATCTAAATCCATCCAACATGAAATATCATATGGACTATCTATTAATGCTTGTGGTTTTAGAAACCAAGCACACTTTGCTCCTTTTTCATATTCCAATACTACATCAACGTTGTTACTTACCCAATTATATACTTCATCAGATAATTGACCAAAACAGGCAAATACTAACTTTACTTCTGGGTGGAGTTTCCTATGCTGAAGAATAAACCACTTTGACATCCACTCTTGGTTTTTATCAGTGCCTGTTACAAACGCTTTTGTCATCATTGACTATCCATTAAAATTATAATTAAATTTAGTTATGTCAGTTTTAAAAATTTCACCGATGTGTTGTTCGGTGGATTGATTATAATAATGTTGATATGGTTTATGATTTCCTTTTCTAATATGAATTAGATGAGAAGTAATGTTTAATTTTCGTTTGATAATTTCAAAATCTTCCTCTATGTTCTCAAACTTTCCAATAAAATCCATGTTAATATCAGAATTAAAGAATGTAGACATTGATTTCGTTGCATCAATGGTAGAACTTTTGCCGCTATCACCTATTATAATATCAGAATAACAAAACTTTTCAAATGTTTCAGGCACGCTTCTTTGAATTCTTCTATCAGTAGCTCCTTTATTTCCACCATTTTTATAATAAAAATATATACTAACTAATCTATCCCAAGGGTTTCTAACAAAAGATGTTTTGAAATAATCCCTAGTTGTATCAGACACTTCATGTTTTAAATCAAAGTGTTGTACGTGAAGATTTGGATTGTGCGACCTTTCAATTATACCATTCCAAATACTAGTCCCGCCAGTTTTTGGAATATGAATAAATATACATTTTTTCTCATGGTTGATCATAATATTTCTACTTTAGAAAGTTGTTTTTAATATACTCAGTGCCTACTGGACCCGTCCAAAGTACGGTTCGTTTGTCATCACTATCTTTGTTTCGTTCAAGTAATACTCTCATCCACTGATATTCTTGTTTTAGTGTTGCAATATTCTCCCTAATGTCAGGACGATTGTTAAGCAAACTTTGGAAAGCATTTTGATCATCAGCCACATGTCGATTAGTTATCGTAAATTCGCTCCAATCTTTTAACGCACTTGGCTTCCCATTAATAGCAATCAATCCAGTGGAGAACCAATCATCTCCTGGACGGCCTGGATCTAAAGGTGCGCTCATTGAATCATCTTTCATTCCATCGAACACATCTTCAAACGATTTCTTTATTTCACAATTAAGATTCATCCAACAAGTTTGTTTGTATGGATTGTCCAACATAGCTTTTGCTTTGTTTCTCAAAGGCATTTTAGATGAGTTAGTATAATCAATAAAGAAATCTACATTTGAAGATACCCATTTTCTAATATCAGGACTCATGTTTCCAAAATCACAAACAGTTAACTTTGCTTTTGGATGGAACTTTCTATGTTGCCTTACCCACCACATGACTAAATGTTCATCAACTTTTGTGGCACCAGTTATGAATGACTTGTCTGTTTCATTATAAAATTCTTCAATGTTACTAAGCTGAATCTCATCATATACATCAACTAATCCCACAGGATTTACTATTTGAATATGAACATCTGGATAATTTTCCTCAACATAATGCTTTATAGTTTTCCAATTCTTAACTATAACTGACATCCAAGAGTGAGATCCTTTATCAACTTTTGCAGTATTAAAGGTGCCTTTATCATATGAACAATCATGTCCTACTAATATGATTCGTTTGATCCCACAGTACAAAGCAAACTGAAGAGCCTCGAATGAAATAGATCCTACATCATGCATACCCGTAGATATATCAGTTGTCAAAATCTTTGTCTTGTCTTTTGGATAAAAGGCTAACTTCTTAATGGAATAATACTTTGCGTTCTCAATACCTAGTGGCATATTTGGATATTTAGAAGTGTCGTATCGTTTACGAATGAATTTTTCCATTGCTGGTACATATTCATTGTATGTCTTGCGATCACTATTGTATCCTCTGCTCTTATAACCCGCATCGCCAATAAAATAATAATCTAATTTAACATCTTTATTATGAACAAACTCATTAGAACCTATTCGTATAATGTTTTTATTAACTTTTGAATCATCATATTGTTTTACAGTGGGACCACTGCCAAATAAAATAGCTGTTTCGCCACAATGTTTATTTTTAAAAGTGTTAAAGTCAGCAAACTCAGTATTTTCATATGCTTTGTCAAACTCTGACATGTCATCAAACACTATTTCACCACCAGAAATCTTAACTGTCAAGTCGTCTTTATAGAATCTCAACAGTTCTGCTTCACGCATAGACATCTTCTCACAATGACGAGCATTTTGCACTCCGCCCTTTGTACTAGTATGAAATTTATTACTCTTTACAGTAATCATTTCGCAACCATACGTGTCAAAGTATTTGTTTACATAGCTCTCGTCATTCCATCTTGGCTCGTAATTTATATTTTTATCAATGCTTTGCCATTCCATTAGCTCAGTACACATTTTTATTATGTGATCTTTTCTACCTCCGAATAAACAAGCGTGATAATAATTATATTGTTTTGTTTTATCTATTTCAATATATGCTTTTGATTTGGGATTTGTATCAAAAGAAAATTCGTAGTTTTTTAACCACTGATCGTTCATAAAATGCTCATTGCCAACACGGTCGCCAATACAAAACCAGGACTCGTCAAAGTTCTGCGACACGCTTGTATCTGCGTCCACATAGAATAGCCAATCAAGATCTTCATCAGATAGCTTTAACATGTGCTCGAATTTGGAATTAGTTGCATCTATCCATTTTTGATTGGAATATTCAATATGGGTAATGTCTACATCATCAGGAAACATTCTTTCAATACTAACATCTGACACAAAATAGAATTTGATTTTTGCTGAACCAGTATAAAATCTTTTGAATCTCTTTACGAAATTTATTCCCATAGTAGCATATTTATTAGTAGCTAGTATTATAATTCCAATTGTGTCGTCTTTTTTACAAAGGTTCATATTAATCTCCTGTTACCCTTCTGAACCTAAATCAAAACCACCGCCAAGTGGAAATGACATCTGTCCCTGATCGGTTTGATCCAACCATGCAACATGAAAGTCTTTGTTAAGATCAGCAATTCGTAAAATAGTCCCTTTCATTCCTCTTCTTTTTTCACCAGGTACTAAAGAGTTCAATTTAAGGTCATGTATACGGTTACTGGCTTTGATCCACAAATGACATCTAGGTGCAAGAAAAACATTGTTTTCTGCATCCTTCATAGTAAGAACATCTACCTGTCCATTTACATTTAATCTATAACGAATCTTTCCTTCGCAGTACTCATCAGTGACTTTCCACTCTTCAACAAAATATTTATACACGTGCTTTCCTTTTTATGTTTATATATAATCCCACTGCAGTAAATCTTTGTTACCACAAGTGCCAGGTTTCATCAAGAATAATTCCATCTAATCTCAGATGTCTAATGCCCTGATCTGATATATTTAAAATTATATTATCAGGATAACTATCATCATCCACAGAATAAAAGGTTACAGATAGGTCACTCTGCCATTGATCTAATGATTTTATAATACCTACTGAATCAAATGCAGGGACGCGATACTTTTCCATTTCCATCATAACCGTCCTACTTGCTTTTTAAATACAGACAATCCTTGTCTCTGAAACAATCCAAGTGTGATATAATTCCGAAGCCTTCTGATTGAGTCTTCTTCATGAGTTCATGTTTATTGATCTGAACATAATCGTTCATGTAATCGATCCACATAAAAACTCTACCTTTGTTCGCAACAGCATTTACTAATGAGTCGTATATCATTTTGGTGTTTTCCTATTTAATATTGTTAAAATAATTGGTTAAATCGTTGACGTTATAATAATGCATAGCATGTTTAGTTATTATTTCATTTGATGTTGACTGCCACGTATGTGTCTTCCTATCTAAACACTTCTTATAAATGTCAACATACAAGTCGCTAAAATTTAATGTTTGATCTATTTTAGGCAATTCGATATCGTGTTCGGTTGCAAATTGTCTAATCGAAAGATAACCTTCAAACTTTTGATTTGGGCAATTAAGTTCAACTTCAAAGTCGGTTCCGCAACCATTCCACATTGTGATTTGAAAGCCACATTTATATGATACGGGCCATGCATGAAACCCACTTTCAGGTTGTTCATCAGACTTTGTTGCATTACAATGAGGACATACTATCATTTCTTTTTATCCTTTCTGAATGAATATTTATCAAACCCTTTAGATTCAGCAACTACTTTATCACCACCGACTGGCATCTTTGGATCTGTTAGTGCAGTAAGTGTATTACCAATGAACATATCTATTTCTTGAAAAGTGGTATATGGATCCAAAATACTTGCGAAGCTAATATCCTTTAAACATGGATTAGTATTCAAGAAGAACGTACGGTGACTTTGATCAAATTTAAAATACGGAACATTGTATTCTATGAACAAATCTTGTACAAAACGATTACTTGCATACTCATCAAATGGTTTAGCGTCATCCTTTTCAACAGCTTTAAAATCAGGTCGCCAATGCCATCCGCCTTTTTTAACAACACAATACTCGTGTTTGTTTGAAGATGAAATTACTTTTAGTACTGATTTACCATAAGAAGGATCTTCGATAATATAGTAACGATACAACTTTCCGCAGAAAAATAAACATACTCGTTCTACGTCAACGCTGAGAATTTCTCTTTTGTTAAATTTAGTTGACATTAATGACCAAGTAGTATATACTTCTCGTGGAAAGTCAGGCAACATGTCTTTGTAGACATATATGTTAACACGGTGAGAAGTATAATCATACATCTTCTGTTTCGGCAAATCTTTGATTTCGACTCGTTCGTTTTTACGAACAAATCTAAAATCATCTTTGTCGTAGTATTGGGCCGCCACTCCGTCGTAATAATCTTTAAATTTTGAATGTATAATCATATCAAAACTCCTTTTTTGTTTAACTACCTTATTACTATACTACGTTAAATTTAAAAGTCAACTACTAAATGCAGAAATCGGCTCAGAAAACATTACTGGAAAATGTTTCTTAATGGTCGCACAAAGATCGAATACATCGGAAAATGTTTTCATTTCAAAGTCTTCTCCATTATCATTTTGATCATAGGTACAAATCCAAATATCAGTCTTTGAATCAACATGTGCTGTGATAAGAAGAGTTTCATCACCTACTTGTTTGAAATAATCTCCGTGACTGTCCTTCTCAAAGGCTTGCTTTGATATTAAATCGAACAGTGATACAACATTTTTATTACAGGCTTTCATAGTATTCCTTTTTGAGGTTTGAATCTTTATTTAATTGTTCAACAGTTTCAAAATCAAAGTCTCCAAATGGAACTCGACCAAACTCTTGTACAAACGTTATTATGTCCATCATAGAATAACCGTCAATCCATGATTCACTAACATCACTATGAGTGACTTCCGAATCTCTGATACATGCTGAATACACTTCCCAAAATATTGACGAGGTGTCTAGTTCTTTTTGGAACAATTCTTTGGTACGAACTTCCATTTAAATCAACTCCAGTTTTGGTTTCATAGTATTATCACTGATAATCACATAAAATAAAAAAGAATCTAATAAAATTAGATTCTTTTTTAGTTATTTGTTGACGTTTTTGTATTGAGTATTTCGATAACGCTTCCATGTCTTTGTGTTATCTCCTCGCTGATGACCATCACACGAGCAGCAAAAACAGAATCTCCATCTAGGGCATTTCATTCCATACTCTCCTGAGATGCGATATTTATCTGTGGCACGTTCGTGTTTAAGTAATGTCTCATACTTATCATACTCTTCGTAGTCTATCATAATGTAACTCCTTTGTTTATAGTTACCTCATGATGTACCTCCTATTAATTTATATTATCGTCTCGTTTTAAATAATTTACTAACTTCTCGTGATGACAGCTTCGTCCAATTTTTGGTAATGTTATCAAATTCCTTATCAGCATGTAAGATATGTTCGCTCTTATCTCCAATATTTAAATCACTATGTGGAACAATAACTCTTCCAGTTGTACGAATATATCCAGGTCCCCAATCAGGTGCAAGTTCAACTGTACTGACTTTGAAAACAGGTCCGTCTGAAAATCGTTTCCCAACTCTCCATTGATTTTGCTCTACGGTTTGTTGAGCAAGTAGATTAAAATACGTTTCTTTAAGAGTGTCTTTTACATCTTCAAAATGTTTTGTGATTTTACTGAAGTGGTGGAAGTTATTAGTTACTAGATCCAAGTGGTTCTTTACATCTGTGAGTTGTTCCATGATATAATCTCCGAGAGGTTAAAGGTTATAATGATTGTTCATCACGTCTTTGGTATCCTTTCACCTGTTCTCGTTGTTTCAATCTCCTTAAAAAGAAGATTAATTCTCTAGGATCAAGTGCTCGTGATTCCAATAAAGGATATTCATCAACGCTTATAATATATTTACTATCTTCTAGTCCAAAATACTCGTGGTCAGAGCAAGCAGATGCTAAAACAAACAAAGTGCCGGTAAAGAAATCAATAACAAACTTCTCAATATCATTGTCATCATACCTGCTAAATAAAAAATCAATTGCGGGAGGATGAATACTTTTTATATCAGTCAATAATTGAAGAGCTAGTTGCTCAGCGGCCTCTGATTCCATCATATTTCCCTTTTGAATATCTTTTAATTTCTAAAAGTCCGCCTTTTAAAATATCTCTCAATCTAATTTGTTCAGTTTTAAACTCTTCGTCAACAAGCTTTGCTAATATCAAAGTCTTGTAAATCAAACTAACATCATCCGGAAAGGCCCAATAGAATCCATGTGGATCAATTCTCGTTATTGTGTCTTCTTGTTGCTGTACCAAATGATCTTTTATCTTATTATAAAAGTACATTCCATCATCTTCTACTGGCTCGAGAGTGACCTTAGCAAACTTTGACACCCTTTGCCAATCAACTTTCTCTTCAAGATCGACATACATATCATTTTGAGTTTGCTCATATTGTGTCCTTTGCTTCACAGCTCCTAAAAAGGTAGGAGAAGTGAATCGCTTTTCATTACAGACAGCAATGAAAGTTTTAGACTCCACACATAACATTACATTAGGTATGGCATCTGAGGACATGTCTATAATTTTTGTGTTCAAGCGTGTGATTCCTAGAGAGCATTTACTTTTTTGTAAATGAGATTGAGTTCCTCAGCTTGGTGTACAGCATCAGCCATTGCATTATGGAGTTCTTTGTTCTTTGGCATGTCACGTTCAATAGGAAGTTTGAATACAGTTCTAAATTCTCTGAGCATCCAAAATTGCCAAGGTAGTTTAATGTCATAACTTTCATAAGCATTCTCTAATAAATTAAAATCAAAAGATCCTTTACTCCAAAACTCATCAATCCTTTTACCTTTAATGAATTTCTTTAATCCACGAAGTCCTTCTTCGAGATCTTCATCTCCGATAATATCATACAAACTTACTTCTTGTCTGAACCAAAAGGCTAATGTAGAAGCAGTTGCGGAACGGTTTTCTTGACTGCCAACATTCATTCTTGATTCAAAAGTTTCCATCATTCCATTTTCATCGAATATGACAGCTCCGATTTGAATGATTACAGCGTCATTTGCCGTGCCTAATGTTTCTATATCAATCATGCATCGTTTTACTGGCTTATCTTCTTCAGACATAGTTTAAATCCTTTTTAGTTGTTATGTTATTATCACAATAACAACTAAAAAGTTTATTCAGATTGGAATTTAAAGGGAATTAATCAATGACACTACATCTTCTGTGGGAATAATGAATGCTACTCCGTCACCGTTTACTTTATATGAACATATCCCTACTACTTGACCGAGTACATTGAATACAGGGCCTCCACTATTACCAGGATTGATAGGAGTATCAACTTGAATTACTTTTGTTGGCCAAGGTGAAACTCTATTCAACGTTTTGTTGATATCTTGGTGAACAGCTGACACAATTCCTGATGTTATACTGAAAGGTGAGCCGTACGGGTGTCCTATTGCAAATACTCTTGACCCGACATTTGGATACTTTACAACGTACTTGCATTGCTTAAAATGTCTAAGTGGACTTACGATAGGAATGATGATTGCTAAATCAGTCGCAACGTTTCTCTTCAATACCTTGCATTCATATTTGACATCACTGCCTTTGAATTCAATGAATATTTTTTGAGACCACATCGGATGAACTGACACTACATGGTTAGCAGTAATAATATGATACTTGTCATTCCAGAAAATTCCAGTACCTGTAGATTGAGAAACTAAGTTTCCTAAATAATTTACATTGTAAATTTTAACAATGCGTTTGCATTGTTCTTGGTACATTTCATTAACGACAGTGTCTTGCGCTAACATTAATTTTTGATTTTTGGACAGATGTTGACATCCAAACACGAATAATAAAACTATTAAACAACTGGCTATTCTTTTCATAAATATCTCCTTCAGAGTTATTTATAGATATAGCCAGTGCAAGTTTAATTTTCGATCTTAATCCCAGTGTACGCCTAGTCTATTTCCCTTTTTGTCGTACTGTCTAATTATGATCTTGGAGTATCCTAAATATTCAAGATAATTTGTCATGGTATAAATTTGATGTTCATCAAATACACAATCGAACCCAACTGTTGTCGAGCCATGATACTTATCACCTTCGCGTATCATGCTGATAATTTTGTCTTGAAGTAAACTTAGAACGAAGCATGCATCTTCGTTGAGTTGAGTCTTGAGATTTTTACATTGAAGCTGTCTAGCTTCGGCTGCGGTAATCATAATGATCTCCTAAAAGTTATTTAGTTATCCAAATTATAAGTATTATTACAACAATACTTATTGCAGAAATAAATTGTAGCATAGTCATTGATTTATATTTTCGTTGTTTATTTGGATCAAAATGAAGTTCTTCATATTGATGCACAACCCAATTCCAATAAGGTTCAGTTGACTTAGATTCAATCCACTTGTCAATTGTAAATTTCTGATCTTGCGATCCTCTATCCTTTACCCAGTAATTCAGGTACTGTAGATCGTCAGTAAGTATTTTATTTTTACGTGACATAAGTATGTTTTCGAACACGGTTCGTATACAATAACTCCTTGTTTCAGTTAAATAAAACGTATACTATTTCAACAATATACATTTCCCAACTGCCGTTTTAAATAGCAGTTATGATAATTATTTATCACTTTTTCACAATTTAATTATCACGATCGTGGTTTGAACGATAGCTATGCACAGTCTGGTTGTCTTCCTTTATTGTGGTTTGCGGTTTGAAGTCGCTCAAAGTATGTACATTTTCATTGACCATTTTAGTAAAAAATAAAACTGACCAAGCAATAAATTGTGCAAAATTCATCGTTCCTGAAAATACCATATCAAGTGAAAACATACTAATTGTTAGACCAACCATTCCTATCATTGTCGATAATATCATTGTCCATGAAAAAGCTGTTGTGTCTTTTGTTCTGAATGACTTTCTAATCTGAACCAATAGTCCAATCAGGAACATAAAACTCACTCCACCTATTACCATATCTTGCCAAACCATAAATTCAATCCTTGTTTATTATCATACTGTATTTTCGTAAGGATCGTATCAAATGTAAACGAAAAAAGACAATCTCATCAAGAGATTGTCTTTTATAAATTTTGGGGTTGTTAGTCTATTAGTAGATCGAGCCCTTCTTCTTTAATAATTTTAGCTTCAACTTTCTTAGGTGGCTTCATTTTTGTACTTGGAAGTATGCGATAATACACAGCAAGCATTAGAGAACATAGCGCAGTAGAATAAACCTTTCCGTTTATTGCATCTAATCCATGACCTGCTGATTCTCTAGCAGAAGGCGATTCCCAATGTCCATCTTTGAATTGATTCTTAAGAAGCATCGGTTTCATCTTTTTGTCCCACTTTTTCCAAAGCTTCCCATCTTCAAAGAACATTACTTGTGTGGCATAATACCATTCGTATAACATAAAAGAGTTTCCCTTCCATGCAATCTTTTCAATTGACTTAGTACTAATGTATGAATATGCTCTGTCGAATTTGTTATCTTTATTACCTAACAAACTCTTACACAATGCTCCAACAGCTGTCATTGAAGATTTTGGACCTTTTCCTGTACTGTATGCAAACCCACCATCATATTCTCCAATGTTACTATAAAGGAGATCAACACCCTTTAAACTCTTATCTAATGCATTTACCAATCCTGGATGCTCTATGCCGGCCATATAAGCTGCTTTAAGTGCTTGAATGTTCCATCCTCCGAATGATAAATCATTTCGATCAGAGTGCTTGTAATCGTAGTCAAATCCGCCGTTAGGAGATTGTCCTTTTACAATTTTATCAACTGCTATATTTAAAGCATCTTCAATCGCATATATTCCTGTAAGTGCATAAGCATCTGCTAGTGCGTAAGTACAAATTGCATATCCGTAACTATGTGAGCTTTTTGCTGAACCGTCTTTGATTGCTTTAATCATCCACTGAATACCTAACTTCATGTTCTTACCATATCTTTTTGAGGAAGGGGTTTCACCGTCCGCTAATAATGCTAACATGGCGAGACCTGTCAGGCCTCCGTGTTGAGATGTACCCCAACTTCCATCAGGATTCTGATGATCGATTAACCATTTCAGAGCAACTTTCTGAGGAGTGATAGTATCATTTGCGCCATTGCTTTTTCTACCTTTGTTCTTTCCGCCGTCAGATCTTCCACCTGTCATTGGTGTCGCAAATGCTGAATCAGAAATCTTTACATCTGATATGTCATCAAATGGTATATCATCATCAATTGTAGGAGTATCGATATCTGAATCTTCAGGAGTGGCTACTTCATTTGTTTCTGTAATAATATCAGGAATGGAGGTAGCTAGATCATTTATAGTTGACACTTCAGGATCTTTCGGTTCTGGAATTTCCTCAGGAATGAGTTCTTCGAGTTCCACTATTTCAATATCTTGTAATGTGATTTCTATTTCAGCAATTGGTTCTGAAACAGTATCAATCAAAAATATGCATAACAAAACTATTAGAATGAAATGAAACATTGTAGAGATGGCTGGACCTATTACAGCTTCCTTCAATCTCTTCTTTCTATAATCCTCCTGGATCTGTTCAATTTCAAGTTCATAGTCGAATTCCTCATCATATTCTTCTTCGTAGTACTCACTCATTTTGGTTTCCTTTTTTAGTTTACATCTTATTATCCTTACTTATATTTATTTTGTAGACAGTTTGACTGTTTTTACTGTTTTTACTGTTTTTAATGAATAGATATAAAAAAAAAGAGAACTAAGCAATCGACGGGGAGGATTAGCTTAGTTCTCTATAATTTTGTCAGTTACGATTCTGACGCCGTGTTATCGTAACGGCCGCTCTTGAAAAGATTAGAAAGGTCTTTTCTCAATCATCTTCACGCCTGTGTTATAATTTAAACTCACTTCAGGTCTTTCGAGGTGTAACAGTTGGAACAGATTAGCAGCATATTCAAATCTCACCCGAAGGTCACACAATTCGATTTGACTTCACTACTGTTCCGATGCTCCCTTTTAGGTATTCATGTGTTGTTATTTAATGTTACTTTTCCATTTGGAAATACTATGAATATTTTACGTTTCTTTTTTCTAGCATATCGAATTGTCGACCAAGTTCCTGATCGAATTTGTTCTTCTTCTGAATTTGGAAACGCAATCATTATCTGTGAATCGTCTACAATGTCCTTATTCCTGTCCAAATAAGATTTGGTAGGTAGAATTGTAGTGCCATTACAGAATGCACGATTTGATTTGTTTGTAGGGGGATGAATGACAGATTGTAAACCTAGTTCATCTAGGACATTATGAAAAGCTAAATCAGCTCCTACACAATCTCCATGATGACCTTCAGTGACTTTTAATTCAACTAAAATGTGTCTCAAAACTTTTTCAGCCACAGTAGACATTGAATATCTATTTCCTGTCATTCCAATTTTCATACTTTATTTTTTCCTATTATTATAAATGAGATCACTCATCCATAAGGTCCAATTACAAGCATGAAAAGGTTTCTTGTATCTCCAGTGTTCTTTTTTATCAGACTTTCTGGATTTGGACTTGGTTTGTTTTTTAATTCTATATTGAGTTTTACGATAAATTTTCCAAGATCTTCTTGAGTTGTGAGCTTCTGGTCCATCGTCCCATGGATCATTTGTCTCCAACCACTTTGCTATCTTGAACTCTTTATTTGATTGTGCAGTTGCACAGCTCCATTTTCCGTAACGGTTTTTGGAATCATTTTCATCTTCGTAATAATCTAACTCTTCTTGTGTCATATGATACTCCTTGTTGATTCATGTTTAAATACACGATCGAGTGTCATATTCCTTATATAATATTTTCATTTCGCTACCTTTAAATTTTAATTAGTCGTACTCTTCAGCAAAATCTTCAAGCTTGTCAATCATTTCCCACATCGCTCCTGCTTGAGCATGGAAGTCATCAGAAGATACAGTGTAGTTTTCACCTTTATCAGCTTCTATGTAATCTCTCCACTTCTCAAGAAGCTCAGCTTCTTCTCTAAACTTCACAAGCATTTCACGAATGTCAAATTGACTTTGGCCAGGCTCATCATTACTTTCAGTTACAACTTCTTCTGAAACTTCTTCGACAGACTCGTCCATGTCAGGCAAGCACTCAGAGAATCTATGAGTATCAGCTATGAAAGTATGTATTTTTTGTAAGCTTTCATCAAGATCATCGCCGTCTGTTTTTTCATCAAACCCTTCTCCAGGTAGAATTGAAAGATCCTTAGAGCCCTTATCAAAACTAATACCTTCAATTGTAATTGGGAGTTCAAGATCCATGTCATCAATAGCATCAAATAAAAACTCAGCTAATTCTTCGCCCTTATCATCTGAAATTTTATCATTCAGTTCAAATCCAAATTTTGTAGCTTTACTCTCAGATAGTTTGTCATGCATGGAGTTATAAGCTTCCATAATCTGTTGTTTTTCATCTTGCATTGTATTATATTCCTATTATTAAATTATAAAAGTATTTATGGTTAAACGGTAGTGAAACTAGAATAAAAAGTTTTTCATTGTGACAAATGTCATCACTTCTGACACAGTTGCATCATCAGTATCATAGTCTTGACCCATTAATTGATTGAGAACATTTCCTTTTGCAATCTTTTCAGCTATCTTACTAGTGGTTACAATTTCAACAATATCAAACTTTGCTGGATTCGCGCGCTTGCTGAGAGGTGCTTTGCTGTATTGGATCTGTTTATCGAGTTGAACCAAAGTCATTAATAATTCATCTGAAAACAAATCAACATGGTCCCAAACAAATCCTTTAAAACGAGTCGGACGACAGTAACCTTTTACCAAATATTCGTTGAGTTTTTCTCTTGTAATCATAACCGAATCTCCTAATTTCTTTTCTTACCTACTTTAATATACACCCTTAAATAGATAAGTCAAGGACAAAATGAAACTATTTCTTAGGAGATTGTATGTGATTAATCAATATGTGAAAAGGTAATCTTATCGCTCTGTATTGTTTATCTTTTAACCTAGCAGTCATTTCTTCGCCTGCTCCTGGATTCATAGTATGAATCACTATTTGTTCTATGGTAGATAAATTAGATTCAATCCAACGTACGACTTCCATTCCAGTATCTTTACGATCAGAACTTACCATGACTTCTCCACCCAAATCATGATCTAGAAACAAGCTACCGACATCATTTGTTGATAACAAGTCAATTATTTCTTGAGCAGTTTCCACACACACAGCATGTGGAATCTTTTCTAAAAAGGCTTTTGTTCGTTTTGGGTCATCATCTAAGAATAAAACATCAATCATTTTAATTGATTCCTTGTTTTTTGAGTTGTATTTGTTGACTATAAGAAACATAATTAGCATTATGAATCATTACGATCGCGTGTTGAAGTGCTGCTTTTGCTGTTGGATGTTCTTCCGTGAACACAATACAATCCTGGTTAGTATCCAAATATTTTGCAGCCCAAAGCATCTCACAGAACCAGGTACCGTCTTTAATAGACTGACCTAAAGAAGTAACAATCCATTCTTCTGGAGTGTTAATAAATTCGATTCTATTTTGTGGTCTGAATAATTTCAAGATCCATTTGAACATTTATATCTTTGCTCCATCCATTGACCCTTTCATCTTCTCAAGTTTCTTAACCAGGTCTTCAGTTCCAGTATAATCAGAGTAAGTGAAAGCAGGACAAAGCTTAGCTTTATATCCTGGACACCATCTACAATATTGATTCTTTTTTGGTTGAGGATCGTTACAAGCTTCAATTTCAAACTTAGCATCTATTAACATCTTTTCTACCTCATCAGCTTCATCAAAGAAGTTACACTTTTGAATAAGATTGTGTTTTGCTTGCCAGAATTCAACATCAATTGATTTAAGATGTGGGAACATTCTTTTGATAGCTAAAGTATAAATCTTTCCCTGAAGGTTTTCATCTAGTTCTTTTTTAGAAAACTTAACCTTTTGAGTCTTAATATCTATTACTGTTGCGTGAGATCCAATGATATCTAGTCTGTCAATGTACCCGAATATTCTCGTTTCACAATCGTTTAGTAACATATCCACAACTACCTCTGCACCATGAAATCTATCAATAGTGTCCCAATACCCCATCTTCTTTAAACTCTCACACATTTCAATTACTTTCCTGATCAAAGTCTTTCGTGAAAGATCATATTTTTTACAGGCATTAGCAATCAAATGAGAATATTTTGGGAAGCAATTTTGGTTATACATGTCCTCGTAAATTTGGTGAACAACAGAACCAACCATTGCACCATCATTTGTTTCTCGTGGAAGCTTCACTACATAATTATAATGATGTTTTAATTCACATTCAGTAAATGTTTTTAATCTACTTGCAGACAAATGTTTTAATTTTGGGATTTCTAGTTTAACAGCTTCGATTGACATAAAGGATCCTTAGTTCGATTTACTTTTATTATCCTTTTTAAACTGTATAAGTTAAGAAGGATTACTGGGAGAATGATTGGATCTTTGTAGCGAATTTTAAAGGTCGGTGATCAGGTAATGAAGGAATTGAATATTTAATCTCAATATCATATTGGTTCTGATCTTCTTTAGGAGTAACAGTAAGGTCATCAACTTCAATTCTTGGTTCAAACGTAGCGATACCGCTTTCAATCTCACGGCCGATTTGGTTAGCCGTGATACGATTGATAGGTTCATAAAGATACTGATGAATGTTTAACCCGTAGTCAGGTCTCCTAATTCTCATATTCTTGAACCAAGTAAAAAGATTTACCAACGATTGCTCGATAGAGAACTCATCACGCTTTCCTTTCGGATCGTCAATGTCGTCCATGTTTAAATCTTTAAACTTAAATTCAGATGAGGTTTGGAGTAATGATCCAAGATCTCTGACTACGTTACTCAAAATTAATCTCCGTTTTCTTTACTAGGTTGCTTTTCATATTCATCAAGCAAAGCTAACAGTTCTTCAAAAACTTCTTGTGGATCGTCAGCATATTCTTTATTCAATCCAAATTGAATAGCTTTTCTCATGTTTCCAAGAGCTGTTGTGTCAGCATGTTCATTTAGTTCACCTCTTGATTTATGTACATTTGTGTAATTGGATTTGAAATAACGGTCCCATTTATGTATGGTGCGACTATCCCACGTGTCTTTAAGTTGCTCTAATTCATCATCATTATGAGTAGCGTCTATAATTTTTGCCCAGTACCACTCCTCCAGCATATCCTTACTCTTAGGGAAACTAGCAATAGCATTTTCTTTACTATCGTCCATTCCTTCGCCCATTTCTTCATATGTGGCACCAGCATTAAGAACATCTTCGTCCCAATCTTCACGAATAACAGACTCATAACCTTTTGCTTTGATGTTAGCTTTGTATTCATCATAAAAAGTGTTGATCATTTGCTGCGTTTCATCATTGTATAAAAGGTCAACTGTGTACGGAAAGATTTCATTGAAGTGTTCAAGAGAAATAATTTTTGTTTCTTTATCTGTTTGCCACTCAGTTCTTTCAGTTTTAGGAGCACCTCTGCTAAATAATCTCTTAGCATAAGTTGAGAATACATTTTTAATTTGATCTTCTGAGAAATACTTTCCTAGAGCTTGCATTAATCCAGTGAAAGAATATATCATTTTGATATCATCACCTTCAGGAGCTGCTCCGAACATAATTTCAAACAATCCAGCCATGTCTTTAGAGTAATTAGAATCCTTAGAAGGTACTTCCATGAATACTTTCTTACCATCAACTGTTAATTGACCGTCATCATCACCAAACTTTGCATCTTTGTTTCTCTTATTGCCAGTAACAATAGCTTTCATTTCATCAGATGTTACAGGAACAAACTTTTGACGTAGTCCTTTGAAAGAAAGACTATGAAGACCAATAGTGTCTTTAACTGTTTTGCCTTTCTTCACTGACCCTTTGTCAGTAACGATTGCAACGTTCTTATTCTGAGAGATGTTCTCTGCCATAGCAAATAAAAGGATCTTGTGGAAGGCACCTTTAATACCCTTAGACACGTCATTCCAATCGGAGTTGTGTATAAATTTGGAAAATTCTGTTGGTTTATCATCTTCCCATTCTACAAATTCAAAGTCAACTTGTACGTTGATCTTTGTATCATCAGAAAGATTCATTTCAAATAAAGTGTTGTATTGATCACCAGCGTTGTTTTTTGACACGCCAAGATATTTCACATTCTCTGTAATCCATTCGCCTTCAATAGACTTTAGAAATGTTTCCATGTTTTCATATTCAGATTCAGGTACAGTGAGATCGACATCTCCTACGCGCTGTTTGTGTTGAACATATTCTTCATCGGATATTTCACCGTTGAAGAATGATTCAGTACTTCCAGTGAATGCAGAACCATCCTTTAAGATACTAGTGTCCTTCCAAAGCGGATGACCAAATTGCTCTTTATATTGAAGGTTTAATTGTTCAAATAATTCTACAAGAGTTGTCTTAACTTCACTGCGACTTATTTTGGTAAGGTCCATTTTCTCAGCACGTGTTCCGTCTCCGAGCTCAACGTTTCCACCTTCTGATATTAATACTAAATTGCCGCCCATGATAATCGATTCCTTTAAATTAGTGTTTACTTTATTTATTAATTTAATACCAACTATGTTATCATCTAGCTTTTTTTAATCTAACAGCAACCGCAACAATAGCAGTGAGATCATTCTTGACCACGTACTTTTGCAATTGTGTTTTCGCTTGATTGGATGTGATATCAAGTCGAGAATTAGCAATCAATTGAATTACTAAGTCTGTTAACTTTGATATATCATTAGCATAGTAAGCATCATATACTTCTCTTAACTCATCATCTTTGATATCGTTCATTTGATATCTCCTTATTTTACAGCATGTGCAAGTTTTACTAGCACGTCAGTGTAAAGTAATGGACAGTAATTGTTCCTGTCAATAGCAACATTATAATGGTTATCAGCCACTTCAGGTCCTATTGAATGTATGTGTCCATGAATAACATATTTGCACTCGCTGTCGTTATAAGCTTCATACATGTCAATTAACTTTCCAACATCTTCAGCTTTTTTTATTTGTTTCATTTGCTTTTCAAGTTCTTCATCAGTCTCATAAAGTGGATAGTGACAAAGAAATGTTTCTCCGCAAACGAAAAAAGGCTTCACGTCTCTAAATCCAAAATCATTTTTAAATTCATCATCTGACATGTGGTCGTGATTGCCTCTGATAAGAATTTTATTTCCGTTTAATCTTTCCACAATCATTTTTAAATAGTTTTTGTTACTATGATTAGCAATAACAAAATCACCAACAACAAACACTACATCATTTTCAGTAATGTTGCGGTTCCAATTGTGTATCATCTGTGCGTCAATATCTAATGGGCGATCGCAATACTTGATAAGATTGAGGTGGCCAAAGTGATTATCAGATGTGACGAATACTTTTTTCATTTTAAACTTCCTAATATGTTATCAACTACTATTTGAACAAACCTAGTTGATCCGTCTTTCACAGACGAGGGAATGTGAATAACACTTTCCTTTTTAAAGTTATTGTTTACTCTAAGTGTTCGCTTGTTTCCGTCTCTGGAAACCACAAGAGTGCTTTTTTCAGTTAAATAAATTTTAGTGACATAGTCGTTGACAACTTCACATGAAACTGTGACATTAGTTGGTTGTCCTTTTACGTGCACACATATTTCAACATCAATCATTTATTACGTTTTCTCCCAGTTCGAGACTGTTTTCTTTTTGCCTTTAATTGTTTACGAGTAGGCTTTTTCTTTTTAGTGGCATTCTTTTTTCTTTCAGCTTCAGAAACCATTTTTTTCAATTGCTGTTGAAACTGCTTCATTACCGCTTGTTGGTATTCTTCGTCACTCATTGACGGAAAAGGACTTTTATCAGGAAGTTCACCACTTGTAGTTGCCTGAGTAATTATATCAGTTACTGTTTGCCCATCAGTATTTTCTACATTATCTTCTGTCATCCGTTGTATCCTTTCTATTATATATAATTGTTTTGTGGTTTAATTGCAGTTTTTCTGCGCTTGAAGTTGATTCATTGCTATAACACATGAGGTAAATTCGATTTCATGATCTAAAACTAGTCCACAATTACGTAGTGAATCAGCAATTGTAACCATGACATCAATGTCTCCTGTTGAAGCATATTGATTGAACATCAAACCTAAAAGCTTTTGATAGTTCCTATTGAAAGATCCCTCATTCTTTATTACAAACTTTCTAACCTTCAGAGGATCATCAACATTAGCTATTACATAGTCAACAATCTCGTTCCATTCGCTTGTATTATCCAATGTAATCGGTTTTAACACGTCTGTCACTGTCCAAGCTTCTAACATCTTTATCATGTGTCTGATGTCAGGAAAGCTTGTTTTAACTATTCGTTCAATAAATTGTTTAAGTACATCCATCTCGAATGTTATATTCTCTTTCTTGAGAATTTCGATTATTCTAGTTACGATATCATTAACTGAATACTTTACTTCTAGCTCAAGACATCTTGAACGAATAGGAGCAATCACTTTGTGAATATAGTTACATGTTAGAATAAATCGAGTATCATCACTAGCATCTTCAATCGGATTTCGTAATGCCATTTGAGCACCACCTTCACCGCTTTTACACATATCAAATTCATCTAGTATAACAACTTTGATACCACCAATCGATTCCATTTGACAGAAGTCGTTTACTCTCGACCTAATCATATCGACACCACTGTCTACAGAACACGGAATGTACAGAACGTCTGCATCATGTTCATTTTCAAGATGTTTGCTTATCAATTTTGCGAGACTTGTCTTACCAATACCAGCATGACCAGATAAAAGAAGATTGCTGATAGTGCCTTTGTCTAACCAACTCTGAATCATATCACGAGTTTGGCCATCAATTATTAAATCATTCAGAGTCTGTGGACGATATTTCTCCACGAGTAATTGTCTATCGGACATAAAATACCTTTGTTTTTAAACTGCTTTAGATATTATCAGAGAAGAGGAGGGAAAGTTAAAACAGTTTCGGGGAAAACATACTGTTCTAAAGCAATGTCGAGCCACAATGACCCGACATTGTTTAATTGTTTAGCTGACGATACTCTTTTTTAATTTCTTTAGAGCACCTGATTCAATAATTTTTACCATTGGGATTGATAGTTTAAGCTCGCCTGCTAATACTTTGAAGGTTGCTTTGTCGTGAGCAAGGAATCGATTTGTGATAACAAACTTCTCTCTTTCATTTAAAAGATCACTCTTCATGAGTTTTGCAATATGAGAGTTGCTATCGTTCTGTTCAGCTTCATGGTCCATTGTTTTTTGGACCCCATCTCCTACCCAACAAGTTACTGTGTCATTGTTGTAGTCATTTGTACCAAGAAGAGAAGTAAAGTTTACAAGCTTGTTCTTCTTAGTTACATATTTCAACATATACATGCGAATGTAATAAAAAGCATACGATAGAAATTTAGTTTCCTTTTCTTTCTTTGCTGCATCTCGTCTCCAATATGCATCAATCAATCCTGAAATTCCTTCCTGGACAAGTTCCTCAAACTCACCATGCTTTTTATACTTGTGAGCCATTTTATAAATGAAATTCATGTTGTCAGTTATTGCTTTTTCAAGAGGTAGGTTTGGATCTTCAATCAGGTTTTCTCTATCAGCAAACATTGTGGATTTATTTTCGGATTTCTTCATTTTTGTAGTACCTTTTTTCTTTTTTTTAAGTGCAATCGAGTTTATTTATATTAATTTATTCATTAAAAACCGGGCACAATGCCCGATTTTCGATAAAAGTTGTTGTTATTTTCCGCTTGTTTCAAACAGATCCTGTAGGTATTCCATTCCGAACATTGTGCGCATTAACACAAGGTTGTTTGTGGCATTCATCATGTCTTTGATGAAAGCAAATTCCGCATCACGAGGAATGAAATCCAAGTAGACCATTAGAGATTTGATCTCATCTTCTGAGAAAGGAC